GCCTTTCTCAATTTCTGTGATGAGCATAAGAAGATTAGTCTCTTCGCTTGCGCCAATAAACTCGTCTTTAATCTTAACTAAATCACCGACTTTCATTCTTCACTCTTTTCCTCATATGAGCCGCATGCTCTATCCGCTGAGCTACCCCGGCATATTTATAGTTTCCTGATTTTGGTAGCATTGGAGGGCTCGAACCTGCTGAGCTAAGAGCCCTAAAAATTATACTCCTGATACTAATTCCATGTCTCGTTGGGGATAGGTTAAATAATCATACCCAGGCTTATAATCAAGCCACTGAATTCTCATATAGTCACCGGCATCGACAACCATACCAGTTTTACCAGCATAACCACAGCGCTGTGCTCGTTTGTTTTGTTTGCCGCGAACGAGACACCCGACGGGATACTTTGGAGTTGGAGGCTTAAAACTGCGAATTAATTGTGCACAATTATCAAGATGATAACCAGCAAAATAATCTGTATGAGGATCACTTATATCATTTTGTCGGCGAGTATGCCAGTTACAAGCTTCCTGCTCTCCCTCAATAGGACCATAAGTACCGTCTTCTCTGTCGCCATAAGCTTGCTGTGCCAGAAATGAGCCGACTGAGTTTCCGTATTGAAAATAGTGACGGCTTCTATCATCCGTAGGACGTATTACTTTGACACCAAGAGCTTTCTCGATTTTTTTGATTGCTTTTTCTAGTTTCATTTTTTTCCTCTCCCAGAAGACATGTACATTACACCATATTATGAGAGAGAAGTCAAGTAAAAAATGCACTTTTTTTATTTATTCTTCAATTTCAAATTGCGAACGATTAACAAATTTACATTCAGCGCACCTAAACACTGGTTGAGGAATAAGCATTTGTTGACCGGTAGGAGATAATATAGCGGATAATCTTTTAACAGCCATTACCGAATCAAAGAAGGGACAACTACATCTTTCACAAAGATAGTCTTCTGCCTGCGACATGTCGGGCATATGTGGATTATTTGGATCAAACATGTTCTTTATAATATTTTATAATGTACAAAGTGTAAAGAATTTAGTTTTCTTTCCCAGACTTTTCATTAATCTGAGCCACTTCTCGATCATATTCTAAATGGTGTTTAACGGCTCCAAGATAATCGGCAGCTTTTGTAATCTTTGCTTGTACCCAAGAAGGAAGCTGATCATGATCGCTGAGTATGCTCATAAGCTCTTCAGAATATTTATTCATTTTATAAAGCTGGGACTTTGCCATTTTCCCTTCGTGGTCATCATATGCTGGCTCAATGGTGTGCGTTTCTGCGTCATGACCCTCTGGAGGAGGACCCGGCATAGGCATCGGTTCAGGTGATAAATCTCCGCACCCTTCACCGAGAGTACTGGGCATTGCCTGCTTTACCGGAGCGGCTAACATATCACCAAAGGTTGTTTCCAGTGCAGAATTTAATGCTTGTTGTGCAGCATTAAGTTCTTCCGCTGTTTGATCGTCGACGGTGGAAGGGTCGAACTGATTTAACACATCAGCCATTTTGTTCATTTGATCTACTAAATTATCAGTTATATTTTTACTAATAAGCCGACCCTCTCGGAAGTATCCCATTGTTTCTTCGGCGACGATTTTGGCTAATTCTTGTTTAGTTATTTTCATTTTCTCTCATTGATCCTCTATGAGCATCTTTCAATTTAATACGAACGTTATCTAGTGCTTTAAGAATTACTGGCAATTCAGAAGATTTTTCTAGAGGATATCCTGCGTTAAACTGGTTTTGTAGATGATTCATTATTTCACTTTCCCAAGTCTTTTGAAGATCCATAGCTTCTTCATCTTAGATTGTTCAAAGTCTGGATGTCTCTTGGTTGGCCAATTCTCGTCAGATTCTTCAACGGTCTGCCTTTCATTTAAATCATTTGCAAGAATCCCATCTTCTAGTTCTTCTAATACCGTTCGAAGAGATTCTATCACATAAGTTTCTCCGTATTTTGTGAGAAGCTTTAAAACAAATTCTCTAATAAGTTTATATTCGTGGTGTATATCACCGAACGGGAGGCGTCCCTCACTCACGCCCGCGCCTTGCATCATCACTAAAATTTTATCCAACTGATCAGCGTATCTTGTTGTATTTGGGTCAGAGGACATCTTTGCTAGCAATAGCCCAAGCATGTATTTTGCTTTATCTAATCCTTCATACTCGTCTCCCCCGGCAAGATCGCGGTCGGTGAGGGCTTCTTTTTCAACAGCAGCGATTTCTTCTAAAATAATTTTTTCCAATTGTGACTTGGTGATTTTCATTAATAAAGTGACTCCTCTAATCTTTTTAAATGTGCTTCTAGGCTTATAATAGTATCCAAAACAGCTTCCAACAGTTTAGGATTAGGAAGTGCCTTTCCATAACGAGCTTCGTAGCTCTGCATCTCATCATATAAACTGTCCAGCATTTTTGGATATTCTGAAGAAGCACCTGCTGGAAAATCTGTCTTAGTGGTGTTCGGTCCTTGTCCCTCAGGCAAATCCAAATGCCCGGTGCGTTTGGCAATACCATAAAACTCGTCAAAGATTGCTTGAAGCTCCTCACTGATGCTTTTCAAATAACCAGCGAATTCGTCAGCAGGGCGATGTGAAGGGGAATCTTTCATAATGCCAGCCACCTCTGCGAGCGCTGCGATAATCTCTTGTAGTGCTTTAAGTGGAGCGGTGCGCGGTTCGTGTCCTGTTGCCGGTCCAAGTTCGTGGACAGCGGCATATTCTTCTAAAATAATTTTTTTCAATTGTGACTTTGTGATTTTCATTTGTCTCTTGTCCCTCTCTCAAGTGGTCCCTTAAGAGAACCAAGCTTTTCTACATCTTCCTTCACAAGACCATTTAAATTGATGATATCGTTCTCCACGTCCTTAAGTATCTTTTCTACTGGCTGCGTATCAAACCCTCCATTTTTAAGGTGCATAGATAACATCTGCAAATCCTTGTGTGCTTGATTGAGGCTTTCGTCAGCAGACGCAAATACTTCTTCGGGTGATCGCGCAGCGCCGATGTCAGAGTGGGCTAGTTCTTCTTGAATAATTTTTAAAAGTTGTTCTCTTGTGATTTTCATTTTAAGTTTCCTCCATGATTTGTTTCTTTGTGATTGACGTCAGGCTCTGTCGCGGTTGATTTCGTTTCGAGTAGATTATGCATCTCTTCCCAAAGTTCTTGTCCGAGATCCAAAGCCCTTTGGAAGCGTTGTTCGGCGGCAGGGTTTTCAATATAACCCATAGCCCCTTCTACTGTGTTTAGAATGAGTTCAAGCTTCGTAATCATTCGGCTTGTATTGTTACCTTCGGTCACGGATTTATCGCGTGTTACTGCTTCGTATTCTTCTTTAATAATTTGTTTAAGTTGAGTCTTTGTGATTGTTGACATATTGAGTTCCTTTACACTGGCAATCGCTTGAATAAATAGTATGCTATTCTTTATTTAGACTCACCAATTCAAGCGCATCGATCGATTCATATTGTATTTTACCATTAACATATAACACTTCTACAAAAGCTGGAGTGTAAAACGTATGTATTTTTACCACAAGCCCAATTGGTTGACGTCCTTCGAACACATCTGATTGCCAATATCGCCATTTAACTAAATCGCCTACCTTTATATTTAAATTAGATTTATGTTCATCGACCATTAAAATTAAATATTAATATCTTCGGCAAGATTTTTTATGTTTCGAAGGGACATCACAATTATCGGGAGCGCTTAATTTGTAACAAATATAAACTAAACACACAGTGGAAATAAATTCAAGCATCGTCTTTTCCTCTCTCATCATATAAGATTAAATTTCTTTCAGGAGCCCACCACTTTCCCGGTCCCCTGCCATCGACCCTTTCTCTGTGGGTCCATAAACAATAACAACACATCTCTTCCCGATTGTTAGTTAATGGTATATCGTGGTGAGGTAAAACCCGGTTCCAAGTACCATATGGTTGTATATCTCTCATCTCTTTTTTAATAACCAACCCGATTTTACAACCTGGGTTGCCTCTTTGGTATTTAAATATTACGATATCTCCAATTTTTATACCCATAAATATAGCCTTTATTCTTGTGGTAATTATATTGGAGTGTGGATAAAAGAGCAAAAACGCAAAATGGCACTGTGCAGGCGCACAGTGCCATAAAAGACAAGGCTAGATAATTTAAGATTTTATTTTATTGATGTGATATTATGCCTCGGCTGCTTTCGCATATAGTTTTAAAGTTTTATCGTACTCATAAGTCTGTACACGTTTTTTAAGGATGCCACCTCTTGGACCTAATATCCATTCGACAATCCAATACCCAGTCCTTCCCTGCTCTCTTTCTATTAACACACCAATATGTCCGGTAGCTGGTTGCTGTACCATATCACCAATCGTAAAGGATTGCCATGGGTTTAGATTGAAGATGTCCACAGACGTAACTATATCGGATAACAATATTCTTCCAACAGTCCCCAAGAACAAGCCAAATCATCATAGGTCCATACTTCTAAACATTCACTATATGGAAAATATCCTGAGAAGACCCATTCGCAATATTCATAGCCATCGATGTCGTTATAACACACGAGGGGTTCATCATAATATGGTAAAGTGTAATAATAAGCATCGTAATTACAAGCCAGCGGAGTGACGGTTACAGAAGCAGCATTATGATGATTGTGATGCGGGCGATGTTTATGGTGATCAACTAATCCGATCTCACAACCGAACAATAAAGAGAACATCATAAAGAATAGTATTAAACTAGTTTTTTTCATTTTTATTTTCCTTCTTGTGGATTTCGAAATGCGACTCCATTATTTTTTTGCATAGCGCGCATTTGTAATTTTTTTCTCTTGACAAAAGAAAGTCCTCCACACTCACATATTGATTTGCTGCATTCTGCAAGTCGCGTTCTGATATTGCGTTGCATATGCACAAATACATGTTATTTCTCCTTTCGCTTTCTTTTTTCTTTCTTTTTATCTTTCCAATATTCTGCGCTCTGTACCCGCAGTCGATCGTCGGGTGGTAATTTTGTGACTCCCTTTTTTTCAATAAAGTCTTTCATCATTTGTAGTTCTTCTTCTCTTGAAATCATTTTTTCTCCTTTTATGATTACAAACAACACATTAATACTGTCAACACATATATCATTACAAAGAGTATGCCAGCATTAAAAATTTCTATTAATAAATCTTTATCTATCTTATTAAACAAATTATTTCCCCTGTTCTGAAGGACTAAGTACTTTTATTCGCAATTGCATATCTGAACTAACCGACTGGCGAATCTTTTGACCATTTGGCATAGTGTTGTTCTGAAGCCACACCACTGTGCAAAGTCGACCGCTTTTTTCGGTAACAATGCCGATCGCGCCTTCTGGCGCCCAACCGGGGGAACTACCCCCCCAAGAAATTGCTTGCACCATATCACCGACGTTCACTTAACACCTCTAAATATTTTGGACTAAGCCAACAGTAACTGTTATCAATAAATTGTACTGCCACGCCATGTTTGCCGCCACGAACCACAATACCAATTCCTAAATCACCATCGTCGCCCAATTGGGCGCGTACTAAATCTCCGACTTGTATCATTTCTTCTTCTCAAAAAATGAAGGAGCCATAATAATCAACCCTGCAATTAAAACTGTCGCGACAAACTCGATAAACATCACAGCGCCAGTCGACACTTGTGATGATGTTGCGATATTATAAAACACCCACATTTATGCAATTAACTCCACACCGTTGCACTCACCACCAAACGTGCGAGGCGTACCATTTAGAGGAGGATATACGTGACAAGCCAGCGGTTCATCAACTTCTGCGCCAGCCCATACTTTACGTTCTACTCGAATTTCATATCGAATACAACCTTCGACTTTTTTAAATCCTTCAACAACACCTTCAATATAACAATCGCGTTGCTGTTGAAAGTCGAAACTACGAACCTTATTGCCAATTTGAATCATTCTACAAACTCCGTTTCTCAATACTACATCCAGAATATATCATACGATACAGATGAAGTCAAGTTTTTTTTGTCTTTCATCATTACGCAACAATTGTCGCACAAAAAAATATTTTTGTCAAGTAAAAGAAAGCTTTCCGAAAAATTTTTTATCTTCGATTAGGTTTGAATCTCTTTAAACACTTCTTTTCGCAGTCTAGCCAAGAGCTACCGGTGATTACTTTGTGTTTATGTGCATCATCACATCTCTCGATACACTCATTGAAATTAGTAGGACTGCCTATCGATATGGCAATAGACAATAATAAGACAATGCTAAAAAACAATATGCCAAGCAAATAGCGGTAGGAAGCGGTAAACTTCTCGGGTGGATCTATGTTTGAGTCGAGACTCATAAATTTAAATATCCACAAGACCAGCACCAAACTCATCCATGCCAACTTTGTGTTCTTTTTGTAATTTGTCAACTTCGGCTTTCACGTGGGTTAACGCGGCATGATAACCAGCAGCACTTTGAGTGTCTTTTCCATAAGCTTCCGCGAGGGCAGAAAGAATATTATTAATTTGTTTATAAACGGCTTGTTCCATATTCACGTCTTCTTCAGTGGTATCTAGGTGGTCAGAACTTAGTAAGAATAAATAAAGCGCAGCCCAAGCCCGATCACTATCTTTTTGTGTTTCGGGCAACTCTAGATAGCTAGTATCAATTTGCTTATACCATCTTACCTTATTCTCTTCAGTTAAATTATCTAGCATGTATCTTGCCCAGTTACACCATTGTCGATGAGCCAAGGCAGCGACAGCTTCAAGTTTCTCGTAATCCGACATGTCTAGTTGCGATCCTCCCACAAACGCCAGCCTTCGCCAGAGAGGCTTGTAGAGGGCTTAGAATGCCCCCTGTGAGCCTTTTTATGACTAACATATGCCTCGGTACCATTTGCAAGGCAAACGACGTACTGAGAGCCTCTGACGTGCTCTTTTACCAAAGCGCCGCAAAGCGGACCTTTCTGCGTAATTAATTTACCGACTAGAGCTTCACGCTCACGTTTGAACTGCAAACGCTGTTCCGCTGTTAGTTGCTGCTTTCTTTTTGATCGTCGCATCTTGCTCTCCATTGTTATTTCTTCGTATACTTTAAATAATTCGTAATTGCCCCAAGAGGGGTCTGGGATTAATACGTCGTCATCAAGTTCGTTCATTGGCTAGCCCCTGTATGCGGGCAAGAAGCAAAGCCAGATCTGGTACTGTTACTCCGGGGATTACATCAGATGTAATACTAGTACTGTAAGACAATACAGGTTCTTCATTCTTATATCTAAGCACTGCTAGCTCGGGCGTATATGACGTCATAGAAGAACAAGACAAACTGGCACCCCAATCATTGGGAAAGCGCCATACCAAGTGCTCGCGATACTTCCGCGCATTGTACTCTTCACCATATAGATTATCGTCCGCTCTTCTCTGAATAATAATATATTCCTTATAAAGCTCTCTATGATTTTTTAAATATTTCATCTCGCCTTATCCTGCTACACTTGCAATATACACTAATTGTCGTCTGTTGTCAAGTTATTTCTTAATCTTTCGCAAAACATCTTTGCTCTTTCTATCTTTCCCTCTAGCAAAAGACGTTCGGCATGCCTACGATAATGCCCCTGTAGTGAATATAGCTTCCCTGAAATGACTAGCTCTTGAAAAAAAATAATCTCTTCGCCCTCTGTCATCTCGCCATTTTCGTATTTAATAATGTTTTCAATAAACTCTTTTTTATTTTCTGTCATTTTGCCTCACTCACAACCCTTAACCATGACTCTGGCATATAACTCTCTGCCGGTTCACCATAATCCCAACACGATGGTATGCGAAACCACTTAATCTTTGCGATGGTTGCGTCTGGCACTTTTTTATATTGCCATGTCTGGATGTGCTCCTCGATCGCTTCTTGTCTCGTATACGTTTTAAGCACCAGTCCTAGCCCCGGTACTTTCCTCCGATAGCATTTTACTAGCGCGCCTACTTTTACTTCTTTTTTTTTGGGCATAATTTTTAGTTCTTCAAATCTCAATTTTTCTCGGCGATATCGAAAATGACCCTAGCCCCCAAAATACCCCCTCCTAGGGGGGTGGGACATAGATTCCGGTAGGAGAGGGGTAGGGTAGGTGGTACCGGTACCCCCCTATCATATATACCCCTAGCTGTCAAGCTAGTCTCCATCATAGTCATCATCGTCGGAGTACTCCTTATCTATTATCCTCTCTGCCTCGTGGCTAATAATAGAGAAGCCTGGTGGTATACCTTTACTCCAATGCCAAGAGTCAGCGGTGGGCATAATGATTGGTAACCCTTCTTCCCATCCTATAGCTATTAGTCCTAAGTAATAGTCCCCTAGGATATCAAGTAAGATCTGATGCAGCCACTCATCCGCAGAGTTATCGTCTAGCATCTTCTCTAGCCTGAATGCAGTTAGGTCTATTACCCTAGCGTTATGTCCTTCTTCTGGCATACCTCTATAAATATCTTTCTGCATCACTTATTGTCTTTAAGTTTATTATTTTTATAACCCTCGACCTAAGTTTCGATTCCGATAACACGCTCGCTAGTTTTAAAGTATGGGTTCTTAGCGTAATACTCAGTAGTCATCCACATTCGTTGACACTTGCTAGCCTTAGGCTTTGGAGCGCACATATCAGTTAGGACGATATGACCATCAAAGTTATTCTTATTAACGTAGTCTGTTGGAGCCTCGAAGCAAGTACCACCACAAGCAACACGTTCCCACTTTCGCTTCTCGCCCTTCTTCCATGTGAAGATCTTAGTCTCAGCAACTTCAGTATCAAAAGGAATCACTGTAAACTCAGCAAGAGCAGCCAGCTTGTTCAACTCAGCGAAGAACGCTTGAAGCATCTGGTCATTAACACTACCCGATTGGTCAATGCTGATAGCAATCTTAGCCTGACGGGTCTGCTTGCGACCGGGATGAATGTAAGGGTAACGCTTGTTGATCCGCTTGATAGTGGAGCGACGGTTAGCCTTCTGGCTTGTCTTGATGAAGTAACGGAGAACGTTACGCCAGTCAACCTTAGTGGTCAACAGACGGTCAGTGATGTCTCGGCGACAGTCACTGCCAACGCTTCCCCAGCTACCAGCTTTGGCAGCTTCCGCTGCTGCCTTCTTTACTGTTTCTTTAAGACGCTCTTTAGCAATCTCTCGTGCAGTCTCAGGAGTGTCTCCCCACATCGAGTGGTCATCAAGGGTCTGAGGCTTACCTTTACCGGAACCTTTTTTATTTTCTTCACCCTCGCCCTGTTCTCCGTTAGCAGGACCTTCTCCTTCTTCTCCCTCGTCACCCTCCTGACCTTCACCGTCATCCGGATCACCACCCTCTTCAGCTTGCTTTTTTAATTCTTCGTAGTACCACTCAGCAGACCGACCAGCAGGAAGATCTTCGAATGGCGCAACGCCAGGGATCAACGCGCCTTCGGGCAATTCATTAATCAGGTGGGAGTTAATAGCGAGGTCAGTTGCGAAGTTCCAACACTTGCCGTACTTCGCGAAGTCAGCGCGAACCTCTTCTGGCATACGACCTGTAACGTGCTCGAAGAGCAAGTGATAGAACTCATGCTTGAGAATCCCAGTCAACTCCGTATCAGTAAGAGGTGCTAGGAACTCAGGGTTATACATCATTTCAAAACGAGCGGTGTCAGGGTTGACACGAACACAAGCAGTTGGAATAGGACCAACCTTCTTATCTACTGTTCTAGAGAGCGCTGCAAAGAAAGGCTCGTTCATTAAAAGACGAGCAACATGCTTATTCAGATCAAATGTCATTAGTACCTCTCAACTGACTACATGATGATTATGACATATATCGCGGGGGAAGTCAAGAAGAAAACACGTCATTTCAGTGTTTTTTTATCTTCCTGACTCCCCCCCACTTAGGTGAATTAACTATTGTCGGCAGTGTCACCGGTCAGCAGTTCAACCAAGAAAGTCGAAACTGCGACTCCATTTACTTCACTCTGGTGGAGCGATAGTGTATTCTGGATATCGCCCTCACCCATCACGGTCCACAGCTTCATTGCTACTTCACTCGGGAGAGTTACGAAGTAGGCTGCGACGTTCGCAATCTGCTCAGCGGGAAGCTCAGTCTCAAAGACCTTTTCTGCTTCCAACTTCTCAACGAGGGCTGTATGCTCGTTGATGCCGAAATCGTTGGTCGCTTCGATTTTGCCTTGCTTCAGAATCATTTCGACAGTTACCTGCTTCTCGTAGGTCTTGACGAAATCAGTGAAAGCAACGGCAGCTTCGAAACCAACGAAAGCAGTCGCGAGGTGATAAATGGTTTCAGTGTTCTCCTTAATAGTTTCACCCAAAAGAGTACCTCCCATGAGGCACTCGTTCAAACGGTCCCAAGAACGACGACTGGGGTAAACCTTATTAGGCTCAAACTCCCCAACGTGCTCAAGATGACCACGGTTCTGATTAATGAAGTCCCAAACGACACCATCAACCTTCCCGTTTGCCCAGTTAAGCCAGTCTTCAACAGTAGGCTCAACATCAAAGACAGTCCAACGGTCGAGTTCCGCTGGGTCCATCTCACCAACCTGATACTGCGCGCCATGCTCACCACCGTTGACGGCAGCGAAGACGAGAGTCTCAGGATGAAGTACATGACCGTTTAGCTTTCGCGAGTCGGTCAACTCGAAGATTCCTTGACGTACTTCCATAGTAGCACGGTCGACCTCATCCAAGAAGAGGACAACGGCATGCTCACACGCCTCTTTAAACCAGTCAGGAGGATTAAAGGTAGTACAATTACCATCAGTACTGGGCAGACCAACAAGGTCGCCCTCGGTCATTTGAGAAGCTCGGCGCTCCACAATAGGCAGACCGAGTGCCTCAGCAGTTTGATAAACAACACAAGATTTACCAACACCGTGACGTCCGCGAAGAAGAATAGGTTTCTTTACAGCCGCGACAAGCGGGGCAACCTGATTAAAAGTTTTAAAATCAACAGCCATTATCTCTTTTCTCTCCCTTTAATAAGTATCTCTCTCGATCACCTTACATACACATAGTATCAGAGGTTTAAACAAAAGTCAAGTATAAAATGCATTTATTTTTACTTTTATTCATTATATTTGTTCTCGTACCAATTATCCGACTGGGAATTACCAAAGATTTCCTTCTTGATCCACTTGGCGTCCCCACCTTTTAACCACTCTTCGTGATTGGGGATAGTCCGGAGAAGGCAGTGCTTGGTAGGAGACAACACCTTCATTGGAGTACCGTAGTAATATCCAGATTCATCTGCTGCTATCTCGTTGATCAACTCGGTCGACAATCCAACGTGGTTAGTTTGCTGCGGATTCTGAATCCCGCAAACGATCAAGCAGGCATGGGGTGTCCCGACGTGTGTCTCGTGGTTAAGACCCTTCACCATTACCATGTTGCCTACGGTGTCGATGCGCCAGCCAGCGCCGTGATGCTCAATGAGAGCGCCAACACCGACCCCAACCTCAAGCAATTTAGCAGCTAACTTGCGACGGAAAGAGGAGTTCTTTACCTTCCAATTGGCAACCTTTGTTTTAAGCTCCTCGCACGTGGCGCGGTTGTGACCCTTGAGGTTACAGAAGGTGCATCGGCGAACCTTAGCTCCCTGCTTCTTCTCAAAGTAACGCTTCGCTCTCCAGTCATCCGGGTCGTTCGCGAGCCGCTGAGCCATTAGCTCTTTAAGCTCCGGACAGCCCCGACGGTTGTGACCGGTCTTCCAACAGTGTTTACAAGTGACAGTACCAGACCAAGACATATTAGACACCTCTTATAAAAGCAAAGGGTTTAGGATGGCTGATCACCATCACTACATGGCCATTAGAACATAAATCGACCCTGCTGTCAAGCAAATAACGCAAATAAAATAAAAAAGATTGCGCTTGACAAGGACAACGCGAACCCCCTAAATACTAGTATATTTTCGCACTGTTCTCAACCCACCTTATTTAAGCTGCCCAATTACACTTTCTATATAACTATTTTAACACACTTACGGTGTTCCCACTCTACCCCACTTATTACCACTTATACACCACTCGTTCCCACTAGGGTTTATTTAGCTTTCATTAGTACTGTTACTACTGGGGAAACTGTATCCATTCCTACTATAGTTGATTCACCAGGGGTTGATAGTTTCTTTATTAAAGTTTTATTTTTATTGTTCTCGCTCATTATTCACCTCGTTCAATAGAGCGTATTCTCCAAACAGTTCCTTGGCTTTTTTATTATATGCTAGGGCTGCTTCTTCTGCTGTTGCAAAGTAGCCCAGCTTGATATTCCTCTTATTGGGATAGGTTGTGTCGGGATCGCTAATATATGCCACCCAAGGTTTCTTGAGCTTCTTCAGATACTCGTACTCGTATATCTTCGTCTTGCCGGTCTTCTTGCTGGTATACGCTTGCTTGTACTTATGTATATACGGACGAACCTCATACACACCCTTATAGCCAGACTTGCTGTCCTTCCGAACCCTTTTGTTTTGAGAGTTCTGTGCCACAGTCACGAGCCTTAAATTATCTTTTCTGTTATCCAGCCCATTATGGTTTATGTGGTCAACAACCTTTCCCTTTTGAGGTTTCCCCATTATAGCGTGGTGGAATAGAAGAACGGTATTTCGCCTTTGTCTTCTTTCTTTTCCTTGCCAAGTAGAATAATACCATCCCCCGTCTGGGTGAGGGATATTGGCAGTCGCATAAGGGCAGCAATTGTTCGTCATAATACACCACCTATGCTCCTTGACCTTATCCCAGTCTTCTGTGTCTATAATGATTGTGTGCTTACCGGGGAAGCGTTTACTCTTACTCTCCACAAAGATGTATGTTGTTCCATCATCGTTGTGTTGATATTTATTTTTATTGTTCTCGCTCATGTTTAATTGACGCACTCGCCTGTTGGGAATGTAAACGGTTCAGCCTCTTTGTAGCAACCAGTATCAGGATCAGGTCGTGGCACCAATTGCCCCGGTGGGCAATAATATTTTGTTTGAGGTAAACACTCTAGATATAAGTCTACCTTCTCTATGCACTCCGGAGTATCCTTAAGTATTGCTCCAACAAATTCACACAATTCTATTACATCATCCATTGACACCGATGAATCACAGTCCTCTGGTTCTTTCATTTTATAAGCCTCGCACACTTGTTGCCAGCGAATAGCTATATTGCCGGGTGTCTTGAAGCCCATACACGCTCCTTGAAAAGTGGTTATCATCTCTTTACACCCTGGTCCAGTTGGTTCCAAACAAGGATTGGCGGGGTCAGGATTGCAGTCAGTCATCATTTTAAGCATACTGTCTCTGCATTTACTCTTAAGGCTCATGTAAGTCCCATAAGTTTCATAAACACAGACATCGACACTTGGATAGAATGGACATTCTTTTGTTTGCTCGCAGAAGTCTTGAAAAATAGTATCTACACTGGTACCATCTTCATCTGTAACCTCCGCATATGCATCTTTAACCATTCCAATCAATTCGGTTGCGACGTCATTAGGCACCTGTTGTGTCACTGTGTGGGCGTCACTTGTGGTTGTTGACGATTCAGCGCGCAATGGGGTGTCATTTCCACAGCCCCACATAACGATTCCATAAACAATTAAGCTAATATATTTTCTCATATGAATTCTTTTTATTTTCTCCTATAAGTTCTATATTCTATTTCAACATAACTTGAAACGAAAGTCAAGTCTTTTTATAACTTTTTTAAAATTAATATTAGCACCCACAGCCACCGCGATGATCACCTCCTTGTAACCAAACTACATCTGGTGACCAATGTCGCAGGATTTGCGGGATTGCGCTTTGTCACACAAACTTTTTCTTGTGATTTAACCGGCTGCAATGTTTTTACACCAACGGTTGGCATGCGTGTATAACATCCACCGCAGAAAAGCATTCCTATAAATAATATAATTAATTTTTTCATTCTTGTCCTCCTTCGTTTTTCTTTTTTTATAGTCCTCGCAACAACTTCTTATCAACTGTCACTGATACTCTCCTTTAAAAGTTTTTTAATCCTCGGTCCAAAGTCCTCTCCCATGTATGCGCCTCTCCCCTTGTTGGCAAAGCGTGTGGTGAGAACAATATTATCTTTATGGTATCCTCGCTCATTATCTATCCTGTCCACGCTAGGGGCGAACGGGGAATGAGAGACAAACAAGTCCTCCAAGCTCATTGGGATATTCAACCAGAAACAGTTTCCGTCCTGTTGGTGGAAAATTTCTTTTAAGTCCTCGATTGTGATTGTTACCTCGTGGCGCTTTGTGCTCTGGTTCCCCTTGCGTAGTCTACCACTGAGCTTAGGATTATTCTCTGTCCTCATCCCTGCTGCTCCTGAGATGGATGACATATTCACGTTCCTCCATAACCTCTTCCAAAACTTCTCTGTTGCATCTTTTTTATTTTTCATTCTTCCTCCGAATTTGTTGCTAAAATGAGATATTTTGTATATGACGGTATCGTACCAATTGACGCGCCCCACCAAACATCTGCCACTTCTTCCTCTATATCTGTTTGTATGTATATTCCCACTATTATTCCTAATGACTCTTCATTAAGCCCACTGTGACTTAGTGGATATCCCATATACCCATAATCAAGCCGTACTAAGTCACCGACCTTCACTTATTACCTCAAAGGTTACAGAGTCTTGGTTGCAAGCAATCTTTTTCCCACCTTTATCCATAAGAATGATATATCCTCGATCAATCCCGACATAATGCCCAATCAATACCAGACCGTCTGACCACGTGGCTTTAATTTTATCACCTTGCTTCACTTACCACCATCCAAAGACTCTTAAGAGAGGATTTCTTTCTGTAAGGGTCATTGCACCATATAATCTTTATTGCCTCATTTGGATGCCCTTTTGCACTGTGACACTCTGGCACCATCTCAACAACCATTGCAAGTGTTGAATAAGCGACGTCGTGCTCGTCGGGATAATGTGGTGCTATTAGATCACCCACCTTCACTTCTTGTCACCCCACCATATGATAAGACAAGCAACAATTGCTGCCATACAAATTAAGCCTATCATTTTTTTGCCTCGCTAAGCAGTTCTAATTGATCTTTGGTCAGAATTGCGTAAGATTGATGCCAGCTAGCCGCTGGTATGCTCACGTTATATAAAGCTTTCCACCTAGTGGACAACCTTACATCGATAATCACACCGATCGGCTTGCTGTCATAAATCTTTATTCTTACTAAATCACCGATCTTCATCTTCTTCATTGTTCACAGGTCGATGATTGTTCTCTACAACCTTATCAACCAAGCCATATTCAACCGCCTGTTCCGCTTCCATAATATAGTCACGGTCAGTGTCCAGTTTAATTTTCTTAATTGGTTGCCCAGTCGCCTTGGACATAATTTCATTCAAGCGCTTTTTCATTCGCAATATCTCATTGGCTTGAATTTCAATGTCACTAGCTTGCCCTTGAGCACCACCCAAAGGTTGGTGAATCAGCACGCGGGCATTTGGTAATATTACCCTTTTGCCTTTAGCACCCGAGCACAACAAGAGCGCGCCCATCGATGCTGCCTGCCCGATGCACACCGTTGCAACATCCGGGCGCACGAAATTCATCGTATCCAAAATAGCCAGCCCAGCCGTCACAGAGCCACCGGGCGAATTAATATAAAATAAAATATCCTTTTCCGGATCACTTTCCTCCAAGAAAAGCATCTGTGCGATGATTGAGTTCGCAACGTTGTTATCAACCGGCGTACCCAAGAAAACAATCCGGTCTTTTAAAAGTCTTGAATAGATATCGTAACTTCTTTCGCCGTCTTTTGTCTTCTCAATCACCGTGGGTGGGTAGTATGACATATGTATTATGCTCCTTTCATTCTATAATGATTATTAAAACACGTTTTAACGCTTTTGTTCAACATTTTTCTGTTCCTTTACCATAGTTATATTATGGATACCTTCTTAACGGCAGTGATTGCGATTGGGCTCTTTGCTTTTGGCTTCTCTCTTGGTGTAATCATAACAATTCTCATCGAAGGAACGAAACAACGTGCAAACTATGCCTTACGCAAAGTTAAAGACATCGAAGAGGTGCTGCCTGAAGTACAAGCAGCCATCACAAGCGAAATTGAATTACAAAGCAAGAAGATCGAGACGATGTTGATACCACGCATGCACCAAGTATACGTTAACTCCGACTGCGATCTCGAAATCACCCAAGAAATACCCGTCGTAAAAGATTAAGTAATCGCTTAGGTATGCTTATAATTATTCCCGCGAGCCACAGCGCGGCTCCCTTGTGCTCTTCGTATGTCTCTCTATCGTAGATTAACACTCTTTCTTCTTGGTCTTCTCGTAACGCTTGAATATCACCTGAATGTCTTTGATAGCTGTTAAATCAATCCGCCCATGGATTCCCAAGTTTTGACGAATTATTGTAAGTGCGTGTTTATCATTTTCACTAAGCAATTCTGGATTATACGAAAGCTCCCTGATCTTCCCTCGAATGTCTAGCTCGACGAGCTTTTCTTCAATCGCAATCGGGATGCGACGACGGCGCTTTCTCTTCTTATTTGGGTTATATTTATCTTCTTTCATAGTGCTGTTAAGCATACTCTTCACCTTTATTTAGTTAATATTGATTATTTTCTTCTCGCATATAAACTATTTTGTAATATTCTTGATGCCACGCTCTCAGAAAAGAAGCGATTATCAATGATGATTGACAAAATTTTTCGCGAAATGTTTTTAATTCATCTACCTGAGCAAAATTCTTTTTTATAAATGGTCCCGTCTTCGGTGCAAGATTATCTAGCGCCTCCACAACTGCCGATGCTCGCTCAAAGACATATTTTATCACCGCTTTTCATTTTTTTTGTTTGTGCGACTCAAGATCCAACGCTCAGCCAGATAGCAACCCACTAGCGTAACGGTAAAAGAAACTAAAGCCACTGTTACATAATGTACTAACATTTATATTATCTCCTCTTTTATAATCGAACCAGTTTTTTCTTTGGAATTATTAATTCTTTCATGATGTTCTGCCTCTGCTATCCTCGCGTGCGCCTTTTGGAAGTAACCTTCGTCTAATTCGCATCCGATAAACTTTCTTCCTGTAGCCAACGCTGCGACAGCCGTAGTGCCAGAACCTAAGAAGCAGTCCAGAACAACATCACCCTCGTTAGAGTGCTTAAGAATTAGTTCCTCAAACAACGGCAAGCTCTTTTGCGTTGGGTGAAATCGATCTTTACCCCCATAGATAGGATACTCATAGATACCTTTATCATACTTACTGTTGAATGTGGGCTTGCTCTTTTTAATAGCTAGTAGTGCAATCTCACGACAATTTGTAAGATAGTTGATGCCGCTGTTAACCGGTTGAGGGTTTGTTTTAATCCATTCGATAAATCTCAACTGCTTGAACTTGACAGACTCCAATTGTTCTTTAAGGTGCGAAATCTTCCAAAGGTCAAAGAATATAATACATGTCCCACCGTTGCGAAGTATACGGTAAAAGTGATTAACAAAGAGTTGCAATTGTTCCATTGTGAACTCAGAGTCCCATTTTCCGTAATCTGTCTTGACAGCATATTTCTTTCCGTAAATGCTGCCATATTTTATATAATTTTGTTTAAGCTCCTCTAGCTTTTTCTCTCTTTTGTTCTCCGGCACATTGCCGGTTTCGAACCAAGCGCCCCACTGCTCCGGAGTTTTATATCTATTCCAGTCTTCCTCTGTTTTGATATCAGCAGAACCGGCGTCTTGCTTTGCAACATGATCGACCCACTTGTCCATACCAGTTTCTCTGGATGTGATGTAAGGTGGATCTGTCAATATTAAGTCAATTGACTCATCGCGTATTTCGGATAAGAACTCAAGCCCTTCTTTATGAAAGATTCTAATATTGTCCACTATATCAACCTGTCTCTTTTTGGAATTCAAAGTGTGGCTCATTGCTTTTAGCACCCTTGCTTCGATTTTTTGACCTTTCCATCAACTCTCCATTTTCTATTACAGTGGCGCCACCGTCAGCCACAGACTTGACGTGATCTGCTTCATACTTGCCCAAATACAAATCTAGCATGCTGATCTTGTCGCCCTCGCGAGTTTCTGCATTTTGCTTTTCGAAAAGCTCAAGTTTATCAGCCCAAGAGAAGCTATCCTTCGGACCCCTCACATACTTAAGTGTGCCGTCATTGCAAAGATCCTCCACCTCCTCTAGAAAACTAGTTTTGAAAAGCTTTCGAATGTTCTCATAGTAAGCCGATTTGCTATAAAACTTTTGCCAATAGGTGTAGGACCTTTTCTGTTTTACCTCTTCGTCATCAGGGAGTTGGGCTGCTGCTGCTTTAAAAGCCCCATCCTTATCGAGAAACCATCTTAGAAACCCTACGGGGTCTACAATTTTAAAGGGCTCATCGACGCATGCGATTTGGATTACATCAAAAAGAGTATGGATAACGCCAACGGGCAGCTTTTTCTGAAGTGCCCCTTGGTCTTTGCTAATAGCTTTGGCATTGTCCAAGACGGTTTCTATGGTCTTCCGCGCACGTTGTGAAAGCTCGCTAGTGTTCTCGTAAAAAGCATCTAGACCCTTTTTGTTCGGCTCCCCGCTCTTTTCGACCTTAAGGGCATATGCCGCCAACTTTTCTTCATGACCCCTCGTATCAAGATCCATTTCGCGATTTGTATTAAAGTTAAGGAAAAACTCTCTCATTTCGTCGCCCTTGTCGCGAATGTATTTCGACAACGGTGACCAGCGGGCTTGGCGGTATTCTTGGTGGTTGAGTTGTGTCGATGTGTTGAGCGCTCTAAACAACACACACATTTCCTGTACAGTAATCCTTCGAAGGACCACCACTCGCATTTTTTCTGTATACTTGATATCCTGCTGAAGTTCCTCACTCAAACCTGAAAAGGAAACAGGGTTTGAGCGCTTGTCAGAGCGGATTTTAATGCTTTGGTCGTCGTCAATAAACCCACAAAGATAACTCGCGCTGTTGTTGCCGTCAACGCTAACATATTCCACACCTTCGGTGGTGAGTTGGGTGAAGTATTTTATTGACTGTTGTTCTCTTATCTCATGAGCATATCGCAGTGCATCCGGCACAGAGACGTTGATAATATAATTAAACGTTCCGCCCTGAAGAAAGTTTTGAATGTAGGCAATGCCTTGAGAGTTGGTCCAGCCCGATCCTCTATCCTTTCCTCCCCAGCGCTGGAATGCTCCATCTAGTTTGGTCTTCTCGTACATCTTTTGGAGCATAAAAAGATTTTTCTTATCTTCTATGGCATCATATTTATCAGTTAATTGCATTTAAATCACCTGTTTTCCATATTTCTTGATTTCTGTATTTGTAATATTTGCGCTTAAGCGCGGATCTTTCTTAGTGAGCACTGTGCTGAACTTCTTCTTGAACTTTGGAAGCAGAAGATCGTGCACCACGTTGCCGGGGATGGTCCACGCCTCGACGAGTTGACCATTTTCGAAACGATTGTAAAAATGTTGATAAGGCTTAATCTTCTTTTCAACCAGATATTTCTCTTGCGCTTCCCAATTCTCTTGTACTGAAACGCCTGTGTATGCGCCCTTGCAAGATTTGCCGGTTGTTGATTTATACTCACAAGGCTTTCCGTTCTCGTCAAACGCATCCGCGCCACTGAAAGTATCAGCAACGCTGTGTCCGAGTGCGATTGCGGCAAGGATTTCCTTCGATCTCGCGTAACTAAAGGGATCGCCCCAGCCCTGCTTCTCACAAAGTTGAGCCATGGCTTTATAAAGTGAAAGATATTCTTGTTCTGGTGACATAATTTTCTCCTCTAATCTCCTGAAAAAGATGGAAACGACGGTTTAAGAATTAAATTAACACAGGCATCACCGTCGTCATCCTCATCCCAATAAGACCAACCTAAAAATTGACGGTCAATAAAAGTACGCCCTGCCAACTTAAAGCGACCAACTAAACCTTCTGGGTACTGAACCTCAAGAAGCCACGGTACATGTTCTGACGATAGCGCAGAGATAGGCACAAGTAAATCTCCGTGTAAATCACGACCAGAATCATCTGGTACAAATTCATAATCTGAAAATTGAAGAAGCATTACACTAACCTTTTTTGTTACATATCCATTAAAACATATATTCGGCTAACTGTCAAGGGAATTCTTAAAATTTAATTTCTTTTTTATAAACCCGACATGTCGATGGGGTGCATAGCCCCCAAGATGCAAGAACTGTCAGCGGTTGAAGCTCTCCGTTCAACTCAATGTGCAGCGATACTATAATCTTCTTCTCACCTCTCTGACTATATTCAACATATTTTTCAAGTAATTTATGCTGAGTGTCTTCACTTAATTTAAACTTAAATGGATAGTTCTTGTTCCACTTCCACTCACCACGTGGCTCAAATTTAATAATCGCAATTACTCTTTTTTTAACGCCTTCAGGGTAATGTAGGTATCTAGTAATATTGTACGGATCGCTCTTGCTTGTCTCTGCGCGAGCGTCGTGGGGCGCCTCAAATAACGCTGGAGCGAATGATATTATTAGTATTGCAATAAATAATAATTCTTTCATATTAACACCCAGGTGGGAAAAGTTCGCTAAGTAATATTAGCAACACATTGTTTCCTATTCCAGTATGTGTGTATTTCCTTCGCGGAAGGACCAGATAATCGTATATCTCTCTGCGTGCTTTCCGTTTAAAAAAGCGAGTTGCTTTTTTATGTGGTGTATCCCACTCTCTCACCACGACCTTAATATCAACGTTCTCCAGCTTTGCCTGCTTTCCCAAGCAGCCATTATGTGCTCTTAATAACCAATTACCGTATGAGGCGTCTGACCAAACAACAGTAGTTATAATGTTTGGTACAAGCTCACATATGCTACCTTCTGTTGATGCCGAGGCAATTGCAGATCCTCCGGCAGAATGCCCAACCACAATTATATTCACTCTCCCGCCAAACCCAGAAACATTACTTAATATTTTTAAAGTGTTTTTAATAAAGCCTCCAGCCTCTCCAACACCTCTCCAGATTCTTCCCTGTCTGCCCCTAGGCGTCTTTGTATTGACCGACCAAGGCATTTCTGGCACTACCAGTGCGACGATATGTTCCGTCTCTGCCATCACCTCTCTAGCCTGTGACCAACTGCGCCTGAAGGTGCTTTCCTTGAAACCGCCGAGTCCGTGATACCAAACAACCAAAGTAATATCGTTATCATTGAGAGCGTTGATCTCTTTTGGTAAAAATAAAACATTATCCCTTCTTTTATTTTTATGTTGCATATCTCGCCAGCCATTATGTTTGGACTGGAAAACCCATGCTTCAAGATTAGACTCACTTGAAACAAAGGCTTTAACTCTCTTAATTGTTGTACTATAGGTACCGGGGTCTGTTGTGACACCCGCTGCGTGGCTTGCTGTCGCGCCAATACACAGAAAAAATATAAATATAAGCTTATGGACGGTCATCCTTAACCCCCTTACCATACCAGCGCGTATTTCGTCCGCGAATATCATAGTGCGTAAAGGTTTTATACAGCCCAATGCCGCCCTTGTGCATCTTACCCTGCTTGATAAGACTTTCAATCAAGTCTTTCACCTCTTTCGGACTCATTCCTTTAATCTTAATATCAGCCGCTTTGGCTTTCATGTGCTGGCTTTTTCGTGCTCCGCCGATGCGGCGATTGTATTTTGGTGAACGATAGCCCGATATTACACGAATTGGTTTGCCAATTAGATCTCTTAAAATTTGCAGGTTATCCGCTAGTTTTTGTACGTTATCCATACACTCATCTGGCACCGATGTGCCGTCTCTACATTTAAATTCCCAAAGGGAAAAGTTCTCTGTTAATTTCATTTTTTCTCCTTGCTTGATGTCACCAAGCCTAACTCAAATTCTTGCGCCCAATGGTGTGCAACTGGATGGGCTACACCAGTATGAAGTCGATACCAGTGGTAACCGTCATCGTCTTCATATACAGCGGTTATAAGTTTCGGCTTCCAATCCAGACCGCAATCCCTATACATTTTTTTGATCATCACTAGATCACCAACCTTAAACTTGCTCATTATCAATTACACCAGCATTTAAGCTTCCTTTGGGGGTCATACCGGAGCTTCACTCAGCACTCGAAGACCTTCATAATTAGTTGGCATAATTGTGGTTTTTCCTGTCTGTTGCCAATGAACCGTGGCATATTCTTGTGTCGAACTATCTCTACCTTGCCAATCAGAAGGAAACGTTTCAACTTTAAGTACCAATCCGGAAAGTATGTTTCCCGACTTACCGCCATTAAATAATATTAAGTCACCCCTTTTCACCATCTCTGCCAGTGTTTTCTACATCTCGCTTCATAGTGGTCGGATGCCCCGACTAACACAGAGGGACCAATGTTAACATTGTCTCCCACATCTACTGTACTATGGCGGTATGTGTGGGTGGCGTCCTCTCCACACACCTCACACACCGCAGCCACTTTTAGGACAGATTCAGCACGTGCTAACAGAGCAGGCATTGGATCAAACGGTATACCGTTCGAATCCATGTCAAGCCCTGCAACGATGACACGCTTGCCGTCCGTCACAAGAGCCTCAATTATCTTGGATGTATTGTCTCCTAGAAACTGACATTCGTCGATCCCCACAATCTGGACGTCTCTAGGTACCGACAAAAGTTCTTCCGCATCTTCAATAACTCTGCATTTCATTTCGATACCAGAGTGTGAAACGACATGTGTCTCCGAATAACGATCATCGATCGATGGCTTAAATAGCTGGAAAGGTTGCTTGGCTATTTGTGCTCTTTTAAGTCTCCTAAGCAGTTCTTCCGACTTGCCAGAAAACATAGGACCGCATACTACCTCTAATCTTCCCTTGTTTATCGCCATTTCTTTAGTAATACTCCCCTGGTTATGATACTCATTTTACAATATCCTGATCATCTTTTTAAATTATTTTTGTTTTTTTCACAATATCATAATTGCCAAACATATTATGAATGTTCGTGCGTAAAAGTCCATACTGGCGTTGATAGCCGGGAGGATCTTCGGGAGTCCAATTCAGAAAAACCGTCTTAGAACCATGAATCTCTTCAATCTTTATTACTAGTCCAACCCACGGAGCCTTCTTGTTGGCGCGGTCAACTTTAACAATCACCAAATCGCCGACATCGACCCATCGACCTCTACTTGTCACTTCTTCACCACTTCTAATTCACGGGAATCCATCAACATAACTGTACCAGTGCGCTGGCTAAGAAAATCAACCCAATAACCGGGTACTGGTGAGCGAGGCTTTAAGACCACCACCACACCAAGAGAGCCAGACCAAACACATTTAACCAAATCACCGACTTTCACTGATTACCTCCAACTCTCTAATGAAGTGAGAATTATAATGTCCCGATCTCGCTCCAAACCATTGAATATTATAAACATTATCCCAATATGAATCAAGAATCTCTATAAGAATGCCCACGGCATTCGTACTTTTATGTCTGACTAAATCACCGACTTTCATCAACCAACTCCAAACCATCTTGGGCAATCACATGGATACAACCCGCAATCAAAACTTCCCAGCACTTCACAATACGGGCGAAGGGGCGAACAATAAGACCAACCTCTCCGACTGAACCGTTGGGTCCGAAACCCTTGCAGGCTACCAAATCACCAATACAAAGTCTTTCATCAATCATGTCTATATTACATCATAATTTGGATGAATTGTCAATAAAAAAATATATTTTATTTTCTTGCGTGACGCTCGTCTTGAATGTCTTGGCGAAGATCACGACAGGCATGCACGGTCGCTTGAAGCTCTTTGCGTAGGCGTGTGGCTGCTGCACTGTTGCCCCTCTCGTGCTTTGCTGCGTCGGTCATAGCCTCAGTCAAACTATCGATGATCGCTTGAAGTTTCTCTGTAACGCTCATTTTAAACCACTCCTTTTATTATCTAGTAGCTCTTATAAATACTCCATAGGGTAGATTTTTAACTTTTTTTAATTTCTACGATGACGTCTGGGTCTGATTCAATATCGCCCATATCGTTCTGGTCTGGTGATACACAAATTATATCGGGCTCTGCCTTATCTGTGATCACCTCCTTTGTAATGGTTATTTTCTCAATATTTTCTTTATCTGTTGGGGCATCAAACATAACATCTGCCATGGCTGATTCAAATATTGCCCGCAGTCCACGCGCACCAGTTTCCCTCTTTATAGCCTCTTTTGCAACGGCGGCAAGTGCATCCTTTGTAAAAGACAACTCTATACCATCGATTTCGAAGAGTTTTTGATACTGTTTCGTGATGGCGCCACGTGGTTCGGTTAAGATTTTTAAGAACGCTTCTTCGCTGAGTGTTTCAAGCGGAGCTAAAACAGGGATTCTCCCAATGAACTCTGATATTAGACCATAGGAAACCAAATCAGATGGCTCGACCAATTCATACACTCTGTCCTTATCAATATCTTTGATGTTGATCTGTTCCTGTCCATCTTCAGCTTCTCCCTTGAGGAAGCCAAGTGCCTGCCCACCTTTTGCTTTAAAACGCTCAGCAACGTGATCCTCAATTCCGCCAAAGGCACCGCCGCAAATAAATAAAATATTATTCGTATCAACTTTGATAGATTCTGCATTTGGATGCTTTCGTCCGCCCTTCGGAGATACGCTAGCAACAGTACCCTCTATAATTTTAAGAAGAGCCTGCTGTACACCTTCGCCTGAAACATCTCGCGTTGTTGAGGTATTTTCGCCCTTTCTAGTTATCTTGTCAATTTCATCGATGTAGACAATGCCGCGCTCTGCACGAGACACATCATCGTTTGCGTTTTGAACCAAATAATGTAAAATACTCTCAACATCTTCGCCCACATATCCCGCTTCGGTCAAGGACGTCGCATCAGCAATTGCAAACGGAACATTCAAGATCTTCGCTAGCGTTTTTGCTAGTAATGTCTTACCAGAACCTGTTGGTCCCAGCAGAAGGATATTGGACTTCTCTAGATCAATATGGTTTGGGTCAACCTTCTTTTTTCTATGACGTTTTTTGTTCTTTCGTTCGGCAGCTTTCACTTTGTGGTTGATTGCAGCGCGCTTATAATGATTATAGACGGCTACAGATAATAATCTTTTAGCCTCAGTTTGACCAATAACATACTCTTCAAGTTGGTCAAATATTTCTTTAGGGGTCGGAAGTATCCAATCTTCCTTTTGATGAGTCGTATCTTTTCGCTCGCGCTCGTCTTCCACAACCTCAGCACAGAGGTCAATACATTCATCACAAATATAAACGCGGGTACCTGCAATAAGCGTCATAACCTGTTTCCTGCTCTTTCCGCAAAAAGAACAGCACAAAGTAGACTTTGGAGTATCATCACTCATGAGTATTCACCTTTTATCCTTATAATAAATATGTTGCTAAGCAACGTTTTTCCCCCTTTTCATCAATTCGAAACTTTTTTATTTATCAACAATTCTTCTCGCAAGCTGGCATGTTTTTTCTCCTGTTTCAAATACTTTCACTGCGGCATATCCAACCAAGCCAACAGTAAACAACATCGGCATTGCAACTATAACTAGGCTTGCGCTTGCGCCCTTGATAGCGGCGTTAATACAACGGTTTTTTATTTGTTGGCTTTTCAACTCTTCTCCACCATTGAAATTCCATACTTCTCCATGATGTCATTAACAAATTTTAAAGCAGGCTTTAGTTTAAAGTCTGTGTTCAAATCATCAAAATCTTTTAAGATTTTTAAAAGTTGAGCACGGCTAATCTCTATCTTTTTGGAAGGGCTGAGATCCATATATTCTTTTGCCAAAGAAAGCACCATTCGGTAAGCATTCTCCATCCCCTTCTTATCTTCAGTGTCAAATACAATAACTGTTTTCATTTTATGAATTTGTCCTGCTAACCAAATCAAAATGCTCTGAAGCTTCTCTAGATATATCACCGTCACAGGGACCGCTGCAATAGCACACCTCTATATCGTTTTCACCATATACTTTTAGTACTAGGGCAATTGCTTCATCCTCGGGTCTGTCGCCATCGGCTGTTCGAATCAAGTCTCCAATTTTGAACATCCTCTATCTCCTCTTTCCCACTAGAAACCACTTCTAGTTGGTTCTTCTTACATTTTAAAATTTTTCTATTACGAGAGTCAGATGATGACCAAGCGACCAAGACCCAAGATTTGCCGAACTTCTCCCTCTTGACAGAGAGGACGATCCCCGGTGAGGTTGGACGCCATGGCGATTTATCTGCATCGACAACTAGATCTCCAACTTTCATTATGCGTAACTCCGACTCTGTAAGGCGTGTTGAATCATATCCTCACGTGTTGTTTTATTCATCCAAGCCATCTTAGCATTTTCTTGCAAAGAATGCAAGGGATCAAAGTATAAAAATTTCTGATCGGGCTTAACCATTGGAGCCTCCCAAACACTAATCCCACTATACTTATCGTACCACTCATACGAATGGGCGTCTCTTTTCCCACCACCACCAGGGGCGTCGACAACAAACAGCGGTGTATTAAACCCTGCGGTAACACCTCGCACCGACTTCTCCACCTTGATTGCCGTTTGAACTGACGTTCTCATATCCTCAGTGCCTCCTGTCAAGTCATGCACATACACATAGTACGGTTGTACATTAATATGACTCAAGTCCTTAACCAAGGATACCATACTCTCCACTGTATCGTTAACCCCATTTTGAAAAACTGACTGGTTACGAACTTTTACCCCTCTAGAAAACAAAAGATTCATAGCGTCTTGAGTGATCTCAGTTATTTCGGTTGAGTGGTTGAAGTGTGTATGTATACAAACCTCTTTATATTGTTGCCTAGCTTTATCAACAATGTCGCAGACTGCATCTGTCCAGTCGTTGTCAGTTAAAATTTTCATAGGCATAATTGCCAAGCCTTTAGTCGCGAAACGGAAGCGCCTGATGTGCTCTATCTTGAGTAAGTTTTCACCCAACTCTTTTATTTGTGAAGCCTTCAAGCGAAACGAATCTCCACCAGATATCACGACATCCCTTACTTCTTTGTGGATACGCAAGTATTCGAATATGTCTCCCCATCTGTCTCTAGAGGCTTTGATAGACACTTTTTCTGCTGCTGCCGTGCTGTTACCAACTGCGTAAGCACGAGTGCAGTAACGACAATACACAGGACATGTATCGAGAGCAAGAAATAAAACTTTGTCTTCGTAGCGATGGGTCAATCCTTTTACTGGTGAATCCTTCTGTTCATTTAGACTATCAAATCTTAACATTGGATGGTCAGGTTGAAGATGTGATGCAAGGGTTAGAAATTGTTTTCTTATGGGACACTCCGCTGGACTATCCCAATTCATTAAAGAAAGAAGATAGGGAGTGATACGTGTTGCCATTGGCGCCCTGAGTAATCCTTCTTTGGCATCCTCTAAAAAGTCTGTACTAACCAAGTCCTGAATTGTGTTTAAAAGTTTTTTATGATTCGTTATTGCATTCTTTTCTTGCCAGCGATGGTCGATAAAAGTTTTATAATCCACATCAGCCCACAATGGGATCTTTCTCCAAAATTCATCATTTCTGAAAACCTTCACTGACTATCTCCAGGCAGAAATGAGCATGCCGACCGATATGCCCATTGTTAAAGCGTACCTCATAACACTGGTGATAAAGATGATGAGGGTTCCACTTGGGTAACTTCTTAATGATTATCCCCACTGTACCATTCGGCGCAAACCTGCTGCCATATTCTTTTATTCTAATTAGGTCGCCAATTTTCAATCAGACACCACTTTCAGCCTATCCTTCTTGATAAAACGCGGACGTCCTTGATACAAAACCGCGCAGTGTTCTGTGGTGTTATCAACGCCAATGCTGGTCTGAACGACAAGAACAGGTATACGCTTGGCGTAAAGCTCCACGACCCAAGGACTGTCGCCTGTGTAAGTGTTCCTCACTTCTACCAGCTTACCGGCTATGATTGTTTTCCGCACATTCACTCCTTATGCTGCTTCACTTATTAACTTCAAATCTTCTTCATATTCTATACACCAATCATGATGAGCATTCCAAAGAATAAGCCCGTGGGGATATTCATAGTGGGACTTCCATTCCATCACAATCCCGACAGACTCGACATTAACGTTATCGGGCACGTGCACGCGCACAACTTCAGGAATGTTCTTTATCTTAACAAGGTCGCCGACTTTCACTGACAACCTCTACCCTCGTAAATAGACAGCGCCATAAGGACCAACACAGTGAAGACCGAAGTCCGATTCGGTGACAAACCCACGTGCGTGATTTAAGGCAGGTGCTCTCCAAGTCGCAGACTTGAGAATCGCTCCGTCAGCTTTTCGGACAAAGCAGTGAACAGAGGTATGCATGTCGCTGCCTGGAGTATGCTTGACTAGCTTCCAATAAACTCGACCTGCGTCGACGCGAATTTCTTGTGGTGTCAGCGTAGGAAAGTTATCGGCATAATGATCGGCAACGAGTTGTTGAAGACCTTCGAGAAACTTCTCGAACCCAAAGTCAATTTCCTCTTGAGTAAAGTTTCTATCATAAATGGGAAGTGCTGGCATTTTTATTTCCTTTATTTCTTTATCTTACATATACATAATAGCATATTCTCAGAGAAAGTCAAGTACTTTTTAATTTATTTTAACCGCGATAATCAGCCGGATCAAAACCATCAGCAAGAACAACAAGATTAACACATGGACCGTCCAAAGCCTCAGTGGCTTCTGCTTCCCAATAAGACCAACCTATAAAAGCTTCAGTACCAGCAAGAGAATCAACGTAAGAAACTCTACCTCCACCATCATAAGCAACAGATCTACCACCACAATCAACAACCGCAATAGTAGAAGGAGGACCATCACTAGATACCACTGAGGACAGAGGAACTAAAACAGCCCCATCTCCCTTAGCACCACCTGATGCACACGGAACAAAAGTAAAATCTGAAAAATCTAAAGCCAAAATAATTCTCCCATATTGGCAATCCAAAAAGTGCATGGAGTTCCCAACTTCCCCACGCCAGACACAGCCTAACAATTCCTCCCGCCTTTTATTGACGTTCTCCAGAATCACGCTTCCGCAACGACTCCAACACCGCAACCGGCATGCCACTTTAAAGTGCCCGGTGATCTTGAATGCTGACAGATCGCCTGTGTCCCCCACAGATTGCAGCACCTCTGAGGGTGCCCGCCTTCCAGTTTTGAAAAGAGCGAAGCGGTTAAGAGTCGAGTTGTTAACTTACCCTATGACGGGGGCACCCCTCTCAACCAACTTACATATACATTAGACCATGGTTTGATAAGAAAGTCAAGTATTAATTGTCACTTTTTTTTATTTTTTTTAAAAACACTGGGCAATAATACAAGCAGGAAAACACCTGCGGTTGCCAGTACGAGCAATATTGCATCGCTCCAGCATTCATTCATGCTATATGTCATTTTATTTTCTCCTCACACTTAATTATATTTTTTTCTTGTACCTAAGATATAATCCCATAATGGAAACAGCACACACCAGTTCAGGTCTTGGTTCTTTCCCATGTGGTGGTCAAAGTGCCAAGGAATCCACCTTCTCCCCCAGATTGGGTCTAAGTGTGCTTTGCGATGCACAACGAAGTAAGCAAGAGCATAGACTCCCATTGTAGCGGCGAAATACGGAAAGAACCAAAACAAGGGAATATGGAGCACAAACGAAAAAAGAAGCGAGATTGCTTCTTTTGATAATGGAAATAAAGTTTTGTAGTCAAAGTCATAACCATCTGTTTTTCGAGTTGATTGATGATGGGACCAGTGAAAGCGTAAGAACTTATATTTTTTACCTAAATTGTGTAAAACATATTTGTGAACTACCCACTCATAGAAGTTGGCGACGAAGAGCGCTAGTCCTATTTGCCAAGTTATCCCATGCTGTAAATTCGACTGCCTCCTTATGTCCTTATTTTAATTAGGGGATTAAACAGTTGAATCGCAATTTAAAATAAAAATTTATTAATAATTGCCCAAGCAAGGATTAATTTAGCTGCGTCAAGTCGAGTCATATGTTTTCCAAGACCCAACTTGTGCTTAATAGCAGCCCAGACCATTTTAATTCTATACATATTATTTTACCCTTAGCTTATCAAAGCCAGCTTTTCCACCGGGGATAATATTTCGGTCCACCCTGCGTATGCCTGTTTCGTCCAGCCCTGCGACATAGCCACTACCTGTCCATTGCCAAATAGACCATTCATCCCAGCCGCATAGAGAATCTGGTTCTGTTCTGCTGTTGGTATAGTCCGCAACCCATAGCGGATAATTTTTAAGATCGCCAATCTTCCCTTTAAGGTACGAACCCACATACCATCTAGCAGTATAAACTGCACAACGGATTCCAGTTTCGGCTTCAAATTCTTTTAAGAATTCCAAAGCCCACTGTCTATTGTGCTCGGGGTCACCTTTAACCCCCGCTTCTAGGTCCAGCACTGGTAACATATCACCAGACTGAATGGTTCCCAGCGCCCGAAGGAATTGCTGCACCTCTTTCTTTGGATCTTGAGAGTTGCCGATGTGGGGCGACGGAAAATGATATCCACCAACTGGGATGTTCATTGATCGGGCGCCTTGGAAATTATGCTCCCTCTTCTTATCATACCAATCAACACCTTGTGAACATTTAACCCAAGCGTATTGACAATTGTCTAAATCAATATTGCCCCAGCGGATATTGCCATTCCAACGACTAACATCAATGCCATGGGAATGTTCAAGTCCCAAGGAAGCTAAGGTCAAAGGTCCAACAATGCCATCCGTGCTCAGTTGATTATCGAACTGATAAAGCTTAACCGCTTCTCCTGTTCTTTTTCCAAAAACTCCATCGGGCTTTACGCCCAGTGCTTTTTGGAGCCTCCGAACTTCCTGACCCTTGCTGCCCTTTTGATATGTTATTTTCGGCATTTTCATCTTTATTTTTCTCCTCGCCATGAAGGAAGCGCTCTTTAATTTTTATAATTTGTTCAACTTGTGCTTGGTGCAGTTTCTCACTAGCATCAATCAATTGACTTAGTTTATTAAATCTTTGAGCGACTTCAGCTTTTTTTCTACGAACAGAGCTTTCCCATTTGTGTGTAGTCACAGGAAACTCTTCTCTAATTATATTTAGTACGGCTTTCGCGATCTCTCTCAATTCTGGTAAAGATTTTTCATCAGTGATTAAGTTTGTAAACTTTAAAATATTGTCTAAACTAGCAGCAGCGTAATATTCGACATAGACGTTTTGCGGCAACGTTGCCATAGCCTGTTCTTGGCATATGCCCGCTTGTACCATATTTTTGTATAGCTGCAACGACATTTCGTGATGCATACTTAATGCACGAGTGGTGCGATAGACTCGAAATCTAGCTAGTCTAACTTTATCTTGCAAGACGGGATTAATTACTTCTTCATCGAACCCATGTCGAACCTGCGCTCTATAAGCACCGGGTTCGTAAAACTTTGTGTTTGGAGTTGCAAGATATTTGTCTAGTTCGGTGCAATTCCAATCAGCTAAAGACGTATGTTCGCGAGCAACAAAGAGCGGGGCGCGAATCTTAAACATCGCACTGCAACCAGCTAGCACGTCATCACGCTCTCGATCGATCAAACGCTCAATTTTATAATGGTCTGCATCGGTTATTTCAAGTTTTTTGTCGGGAGACGAATGGGGATTGTTAAGTATGGTTAAGTCGCTGCCAACGCGATCCACCAATCCAACGTATCCACCACGATCTCTAAAGATAGTATTTATGTTTTCCATAGTAACAATAATAATACAAATAAAGATAAATGTTAATCATCCTTTGTTGAAATAACTCTTATAATATCTCCTTCTTTAATAGAAAATCGCTGACCGCTGTCACAAACCACAACATCGTAGATCAGAAAATCTTGCCCCGTTTGAAAAACTTTTCTTTCTGCTTCTTCATACCAAAATGAACTCAGCACATTTCTCTTTACGACAAGAGCAACCACTTCTTCCCGGCGAATTGCTGTTGCGTTGTAGCGTCTGAACGTGATTAAATCACCCACCTGATACTGATATTTAATAATTTTTATATCTGTCAAGACGCACTCTCTTTTTGGCTTTTCAATTTTTATTTTTTGATATACATTCTAATAAGTTTACAGGCATCCAAGTTGGCGCAGATGAAGTTTCAGCATAGTCCCCCGCAATCCAGAAAACCTTAGCGTGGTGTTTTTGGCTGGGTGTCCACGTATCCGATAATTCTAAAATAAACCCAACACAATCTTGCGCTTTTGTTATTCTTATCATGTCACCAACTTTAAATTCATTATAATTTTCTTTTTTTACCATTGTTGATCGTTTTCATCCTCGTCTAACTCGTTATAGTCTAAAACCATGTCTTCTACTTTGTTTTCGAGCCAGCGGCAGGCGTCAATATATCCCTCGTGATAACCCTCGTCATCAGCAAGAAAGGGCTCATGTTCATCTATTCTCTCTTCTAATAGAGTAATTATTTTTTTTATAAGCATCCTAGACATAAGCTACACATCCTCCCTTGCGCGATCGTGCATCGTCAACCCCATCAGGTGATCAACTTCATGTTGTATACAAACACATTCCAACAGACTGTTTGGACCGTTTGGTATAAAACTCTGAATTTCTTTATAATTATCGGCTTTAACAGAAATTGAAAAAAATCTTTTTGTCGCGACTTGTTCATTCGGAAACGATAAGCACCCCTCAGTATAAGAAATCTCTCCAGACACATCAACTATTTCAGGATTTATTAAAATTAGCGTGCGATCGACCCTGATAACACACACCTGTTTGTTTATACCCGCCTGATTCGCTGCCAACCCAACAGCATTAGATTGTCTATCAAGAATCTGAATAAGGCGGTTTGCGATTTCCATGCCCTCTTCTAAACTAGTAACCGGCTCGCAAGGTATTTTAAGTTTGGTCCGGTCCATAACTATTTCACTCATTGTTTTTCTCCGGTGACCAAAGTATTTCGAAGTGCCCCTCTTTCAAGAGCCAAGAAATATCTTCACTCGTTATCACTTCTCTAAAGCCTTCGGTCCTGTATATTTCATAATTCCAAAAAACCTCTTCTTGATTAGTTGTTGGATCCCAAGAAGAAGCCGCGAACACATCAACCACCATTCCAACACAATCTTTCGGTAATGCTGAAAGGTCATATTGAGTTTTAAGCGTATCCTCGATGGCGACACTATAAATATCGAGGTATCTTATTAAAGCTCCTTGCGTTAGCTGTCGACAAGCATCGTCAGTTGCCTTCTTTATTTTAGAACTAATTTTCATCAACACCTCGTAACACTCTTTCGTATGACACATTTTTAACCAAGTCGACCATCCTTGAAGTATAAAATTCCACTAAGTCTTGGCGTCGTCGGCTTCTTGCGTCCTCTATATATTCCCTTAATCGCCGTACAGCTTGTTCGGAATTTATATAAAATTCAATCGCTGACAAAACTACATCTAGCATTGCACGTACTGCTGACGTATTTTGACTGCGAAACGGGACGATAGGACCAAGACCGTTATTGATCACCAAGCAAGTATTAACTAGCGCATCGGCGCCAAGATGCCCTGTTCTATGACGTCTCCTTAAATCTGTCCGGTCGACAAAAATATGAAATTCTTGCACAACTATGTCTTCCAATGTGATGCAGGTCGACATATATGTTTTAATTAATGCATTAAACAAAGCATCTACCGCGCCAAGACCGGTGCCGCTGATAAGTCTTTCAGCGCCTGACGATTCTTTAATGACGCACTCAATATGTGTTGATTTGCCCTCGCTCTCCATTATGGTTGACTCTTTAAACGAGAGAGAAACATAATCAGTCTGCAAAATCTCACAAATTATTGTCAGATTTTTTTGACGCTGATAATCTTCAGGAGTGTCGTTTTCCACCTATAAAGCCGCCTCTTGTTCTCTTTGCCACAACCACGCTGCACCAAGCCAATAAAACCCCGGCGGCAACATCGAATAAATAATGCTGCTTTAGTACAATTGTAGACACGGCTATTAATATAGCCCATAGTAAGTAGGCTAGATGGAGAACCTTTGTTCTTTTTAAACAATTTGCGTCTCTAATACAAAAGTACAGGATCCAAGCAAACGTTACATGACCGGACGGAAAAGTGTTACAGGAAGCATCCACCAATCTCGTAAACTCCACCAGCATCAGAGATAATGAGTCAGCTTCTATTTCTTGTCGTGGATAAAACGATGGAAAGAGAATATGAAAAGCAGTTAAAATTATTACAGAAAACGTTAACGCCAGCAAAGTATTAAAAAACACATCCCGGCGCTCCATTGAAAAGATAGTACTAATCACAATAACCGGCATAAGCGTATGATATATCCATATAAATTCCGGAATGAAAGGTACCACGTGATCAGCAGGAATCATGAAAGAGTAATCATCAGTAACGACAAACTGTACAAGGAAATACATAAAGCTGGTAGCTAACAACCAAGATAATATGTATTTAGCCTTGACCTTTAGTGCCACTTATAGTCGCTCTCCTATTAATTTAAAGTCTAATTCATTGGATTAGGCGGTGCGAATAGTCTTACACACCTGTTATTAATTAAGTGCTGAAACTTCTAAAAGAGGTTTTAAGGTAAAAATAATTATTTTTTTTCGCAAAGAGAGCCTTGAGCACTTTTAACGACTTTGATTCGGTGATCCATATTCCAGTCAACCACGATCTTTTTGATCTGTTCGTATAGCTCCTGATGATTGGGGGAAACAATAAAGTATTCCACGTTCTACCTCCTATTTTGCAGCCACTTCTGGCGTTGGTCTAAGTAGAGCGTCAGTGCCTAAAAAGCCCGCAATTGCTGCTCTAAATCTTCAATTTCTTGTTGGTTGTTGACGGTCAGTACGTCGCCGCGATCCGCGAGTTCGGCAGTATCCCGTTCCTTCTCAGCGGCTGCAACTGCCAGTCGTTCTGGTGTGCCACGATCCTTGTGTCTCTTTTCCATCTCTGCGTCTGAAGGTGGGGCGGTGTACACAAGGGTAAGGCGATCCCCGGCTACCTGCTTGAGCTTGTCCAAGCTGGTTGTGTCTGTAAGCATCACGGCTGAACCCGGCTCGTTAAGATCATCAACGTGAGTACCATACCAGTTTCCTTGATATTCATTCGTATTAACGAGCTTGCCAGCGTCCATGAGTTCTTTGAACTCTTCTTCGGACCAGAAATTATATTCTTTATCCTCCGCCCCTCTTGGCGGGCGGGTGGAGTTGGTTCTAATCTCGCGCCAGCCTTGATCTACAAAGTATTTCTTAGCGTGACTCTTACCAGAGCCAGAGGAACCGAAAAATGCTACAATGGTTTCTTTGGATCCCTCGTTCAAGAAGCCTCGCCAACTTTCCATTATTAATTTCACTTATTTTGTTTCCCAGCGTTCAGAATCCCGTGTTTGGTTGGCGTTGCTTTCACGACCAGACACACCTTGGACACTTCAGACGTAGCAGCCGTTGTCATAGCCGTGACCAGACGCTCTTGATTGAGATCTTCTAAGCCTTCCACCTCATTCTGGTTTGCGAGGTATGACGTCATGAACTCAGCCATGGCAGCTTGCAACTCTGGTTTAAATTTTCGCCAGATAGGTCCCACGTTGACTGCTCGTTCTTTTATAGGGCTTTCATTCGTCTCATCAGCAAATGCTGTGGGCATCAAGTCGACGCCAAACTTCTTTGCTAACTTCACCAACGCTGCAGCAGCTATGCCACCTCCCGGCAAGACAAATATTGCCAACAGTGGAAGACCCTTGCCGATGTCCTGAGCCTGTGTTGTGAGTGCTTGTTCTTCTTCTGGCGTTAGCTGTTCGCCTCGCACCATTTTAGCCAATAAAAGCGCGCCTTCCTTAGTTTCACCAAGCTCAACCTTGAGCTTCTGAAAGAAATCTATGGTCGCCTCTTTAGCTGCGGCGCCCTTCTCTTTGACCCATGACATGGCGTCGTCGATCAACCCTTCATCTAATTGGGTTTGTGTCGCGTCTCCGCTGGAGTACTCTCTCCATTGTTCCATTATATCTTTCATGGGCTAGCCGTCCTTGAGTGAGTCTTTCAAAAGCTGAAGATCTTTATGGGCAGTCGCGATGTCCTGAGCCAATGGTCCCAGCTTTTCAATATAGGGTTCAAGGGCTTTGACAGCTTCTTCAAAATTCTGCCCTGCTAAAAGCTCATCAATGGTTTCTTGATGTTGTTGCGTGAGCATAGCCAAGTCCCCCGCATCATTTGTAAGCGCTCCAAGGTGCCACCGGATCATCTCTGCCGACTTAAGTAAGTCTGAGACTCCACGCGGTTCTTCTTGCAAACTCTCTCTATAAAATTTCTTTTTCCTCTGATAGTCTCGAATGATATCTCCTAAAACTTCATCGTCAATGGCTTGAAATTTATCCCACGGGATTTCTTGATTTGCTCTGAGGGTTTCAACGGACAAGTCATTAATATCTATCTTGCCCAAACGAACTAGGTCATCGATCTCATCGCTCAAGTGTTGCTGAGCCTTCGCTGCGTCAAGCGCACCTCCATACCCTGCTGGCGTTTCTGGTTCGCCCGGTACGCCCCCATAGTAAGCTTCTTTCATGGCATATTTACGCCACTCTGTTAGTATTTTCTTCATTCTTTTGACCCCTCTTCCTTTTTTTCCGCATCAAGCGTTTTTTTGCTCTTTTTGCTGTCTGGTAGTTGTTTCTCAATTCTAAATTTTAAAAGCGATTTGCCATTGATGGTCGGCTGACCAATATCATCTGTGCCAATCTCTTTGACCTCGATTCTTTTATTTTTATACTTGCCGCCGAGAACAATATCTCCGACTTCAATATCAAGAGTGATTGCTTCTTGCAATTGCTCGGGATCGGTAATCCCAGCTTCAACAAACTCTGGGGTTTGTAAAATCTCTTCGGGGCTCATACCCATTTCAATATAGATCTCCCACATCTTTCTTAGCTGTTCGGGAGGGACAACTCCGCTGTCTGGTGCTGGTTCATCTAATGGCGCGGCGCCTCCAGTAAAGCCTCCCCATTGTGCCTCTTTAATAAATTTCCTAAAGTTTTCCATTATAAGTTTCATTCTTCTTTTTCCTTCTTCTATATACCAGACAATGCGTCTAGTCCTTTATCAGTGATGACTGCTCTTGAGCCGCCCATAGGGTGAAGTCCATAACTGATCAAGCCTTCATCACTGAGAATGGAAAGAATCGTTTTTTGCCCCGCAGATGGGGTATAACCTTCTCGTCCTCTCTTTGCGATATTCCCTAGAAGCTTGCCGGATTGAGTTCTGGTGCCGTCTTCGTTGGACAAGCCCAAGTCGTAGCTCTTCTGGTCGTAGACTTCGTTCTCGTTCACAAACCTTTTCCATCTTTCCATTAGAAATTTCATTCGTCTTTCTCCTTCTCCGCATCAAGTGTCTTCTTGCTCTTTTTTTCGTCGGGCAAAAATTTCTCAATCCTGAATTTTAAAATTGGTTTCCCATTTACGGTTGGCTGCCCCAACTCATCTTCGCCGATGTCCTTGACGATCATTCTTTTATTTTTATATTTCCCACCGAGGATCACATCCCCTACTTCAATGTCCAAATCAATCATTTCTTTTAAATACCCTCGCCAATTATTAAATATTTCCTGCATACCCGACTGGCTTTCAATCTGTTTAACCAGCTTCTTTCGGAATTTGTCCAGTGTTTTTGGATCACTCTTGAAGACTTCCACATATCTTTTAACAACCGAAGATATTTCTGGATATTTTTCTAAGTTATCTGCCGACAGCTTTCGGATTATATCCAGCGCCTCTTCTGGCGAGTGTTTGTCCAACAGTTGCTCTGCTGCTTCATGGGCATATGCATCTATCTCGTTGTGCAAGCCAAGGTAAGTCTGCTCCTCGCCGTCTTGTGGCAATTGCTTTGGATCCTTTTCAAGCTCAGCCCATGCTTCTTCGTCGCTGATCCCTTTGTTTGCAGCTTGCTTTTTAAGCTGATAATAGTGCACAAGCTCATGATTTAAAGTTTGAGATAACACCTTAACCAGAGCCTCGGAATTAAGCTTAGCCATCTCGAAGTCTTCAGCTAGCGGTCGAAATTGAAACCAAACCACATGCTTTCCCTTTTGTGGTCCCTGATATGCACCCTGCATCAGCCAGTTGTTTGGGTAGCCGGGATATGGACTATCCGGTCCCAACGCATATTCCTCTTCGCTTATCGTGGTAAAAAGAAAATATATTTCTGTTCCCAAGGCTTCGGCAACATCGTTTAAAGAATTAGCCAAAGCCTCAACAGCGGGGGTGGTAAGCTCTTCTGCTGGTCCTATGTCTATTTCATCTTCAGTGTGTGGGAGCGTCCAAAATTTGGAATCGGCTATAGCATCCTTAAAAGCTTGCATATGCTCCTGCGGAACAGAGGTAATCTCATTCAAGTGCCTGCGCCAGTTTTCCATTATTAGCTTCATCAGTACCCCACCTTTGACATTTCGTCTCGCAACTTTGAGTGGGCAATCTCAAGAAAATTCGTTTCCAACTCCTCGTAAGGATCAGAGGTTCTGTTAAAAACTTTTTTATTCAAAGCAACGGATGTGTCCTTACCTTGAACTGTACTGGTGGGATAATAAACAGCATCCAGCCACTCTATCCCGTGGATTTGTTCTTCTGCCGGTTTGTGTTTTGCGTACTCGGCACCCTTGCCGTCATAGAATTCCTTCCACACGCTTGACGCAGCATCGGAAACCTCGCCTTTGACTCTGGATGGGGCTAACCCGTGCTGCGAAGACTGTTCAAGAGCAAGCCTGTACAGGAGTGGTCCGTAGCCTTTCTGTGCCCATACTTCTTCAACAACCATATTTCCAGAGCGAAAGCCCAAGCGCATAGCACCGAGAATCGCTTTACCTACTTTCTCCATGTGCTCTTCGCTGCCCAAAGATCTTTTAATTGATGCCCTCATCGCATAATAATCATAAACAGCGATAAAAGAATCTTCCACATAAAGACCTGTCGTTTTAGACAACTCCATTGGAGCCTCGTTAATAAACTTCCTGAAGCTTTCCATTATAAGTTTCATTCCTGCTCCTCGTCGATCTGCCTTCTAACACGGATGCCCAGCAAGCAAGAAGCTCCTGAAAGCACTGCCAGTGTTACGAGTTGGTAGTCCTCCAAGGCTAAACCTCCGGCAAGGAGGGCAACATTGATACCCACGCAGGCGATTAAAACTTGTTTCATGTCAGGCAATTTCATTTTTCTACCCCGCGTGATAAGTGCAAGCGATTAACTTGGTGGTGCCAGATTCAGAGGACCAATCAATATTTTCAGCCGCTTTGGCAACAGTATAACTATGCATCAAATCGTCATATTTAGACATTTATTATCTCCTTGCGTTACTTAAAAACTTTTTCTTTTGCTGTATTGAATAATTCTCTCATAAATGATCTCTTGAGTCTTAAAAGTCGTTCGAATTTTGCGCGGGCGCGGGCGTCTGTATATAGAGCAGTTGGCTTTTTTATTTCACCGTCGATCAACTGCTCACTAAAGTCATAAAATTTAGATCTGGCAGAATTTGGCGGTGCGGTTTTTCCATTAGCGACCATTGGACCACACAATAGCATTGTCCAAAATGCAACCATGAGTAAAAAATATACTAAATATTTTAAATTTTTATATTGGTTTGTTGCACGACGTCGCATCAATCACCTCTATAGATATCTCTTAAATATCTCCTTAATATCCTTTAGATCAGGCTCCTCAGCTTCTTCCTCGGCTTCTTCCGCAGCTTCTTCCTCGGCTTCTTCCGCAGCTTCTTCGTCTGCCGCTTGCCGATCTGCTTCTTTTTCTTCCCTCTCTTGCTCCTCATCTTCTTTCTCTTCTTCTTCCTCTTCTTCTTCCTCTTCTTCGGCTTCTTCTTCCGCTTCTTCGGCTTCTTCATCATCCTCTATAGCTGTTGCTGTATCTTCGGCAGCGTCAGCAGATGCTTGATGTGCCTTTTGGAACTCATCGCTCAACTTGCTTGCTTCCTCAGCAGCGGTCGCTGCTTGCTCTTGAGCAGATTTGCGCTGCTCAGCAGCAGCGGCTTTCTGCTTTGATATGTCTGCGGCTTGATTATCCAGATCTGCAAACATTTCAGATGCTTTATTTAATTCTTGATTTGCTTTTTCAAATTGAGAGTTAATTTTCGCCATTGTGTTTTCAAGATCAGCCACTTCTTCAGCCGATTTTGCAATTGCTTCTGCGGCTTTGGCGCTAAGTTCATCAGCCTTCGCCTTCTTTTCTTGTGCATCGGCTGACCTTTTTAAAATATCTTCTTTTTTCTTGTTTGCTTTGCTGTTTTGATCACGCAAATCACTGGAGGTGTCCCTTGCCGTAATGGCAGCTTTATAGGCATTAGCGCGATCGCCCTCAATTGCCTGGGCGTCAGTTGCAACCTTTTTCTCAACTTCAGCAGCAGAGGCTAGGTCCTGTAGAGCCTTACCCCGATTTTTGTGAGCATCTTTTGCTTTTTTATGCAAATCAGATAAATCAGTAGTCGCAGTGACTTCTGCCTCACTGGCAGCAGCAGTGGCAGATTCTGCCTCGCGCAAATACTGAGCCCACTCCCTAACTGCAATTTCTGTAAGTCTTTTCTTTCCCATTATTTATTCTCCTAGCTAAAGTAGTGGTGGTAAAAATCTTCACCAGTTAAGCCGAACGCCAATTGGTTTAGTCGAGAGCTAAATGCAGCTTCATAAGGTTCGGTGCCGCTCTCAACTTCTTTTAAAGCTTCAGTAGCAGCTTCTTGAATCGCAACGATCCAATCAACATATGCCTGAGCGGGATCTGCCTCTTCGGCTATCTCTTCGCTTAGAAGACTTTTTTGTATCTCTTCGACTATCATCTCTTTTAAGACTTGTTTTGTTATTATCATCACGTGGGCTCCTGTTACTAACTTTAATAATTAGTTCTTTCGAAAGGTAAAAACACAAAAGGGGGACGGATTCCGTCCCCCTTTATTATAATATAAAAGTTGTAATAATTTTATTTAATTTTAACAACTAACGGTTCAGCTTCCGGGCGTACCGGCACTGTAACGCGCAACAACCCATTCTCGAACGACGCAGATACCTTTGCTAAATCCAAATTATTATTATAATTTACAAACGTCTTATGAAAAGCTCTCCGAGCAATCCTACGAGTTTTCAGCGCTGAACTGTCCTCATCACCATGACTATCAGAACTGACGTCAATTCTATTTTTCTCTGGATTTACTGTGACATGCACATTCTCCTTTTGAAAGCCAGCTAAGGCGAATTCTAAGACTGTGTTACCAGTCTCGTCCTCATAGATATCAGTGACGGGGTATCCCTGTGTGGTCTGCTTGACCAAAGTTGGAATGTCTTGAAACATTCCGTTAAAAAACTCATTAAAGACATTCTCGCCAACAAGGCTCGGTCGTCTATTGAAATAGGTTGTAAGTGCTGCATTTGTCATTTTGTTTTCTCCTTTTAAAGCAAGTTACAAAAGCCATTACACCCTAATAGCGGTGTTGATGGCTTATCTATATTATAAGCATCTGGCGCGGAATGTCAAGTTTTTTTTTATAAAAAGTACCAATAGTAACTTACTAACTCCCCCTGTTTTTCGGGTAAGATAAGTTTTGTTTACCTGGACTATTTTTAGCGAAATTCTCAAGCAAGGTTTTGGTTTCTTTCTTTCCCTTACCCAGAATATAGCAATATTTGTGTTTAGCGGGTACAGAGCGTTTTATACAACTGTCTCTATATTTTGCCTCCTCTGCTTTAATTTTAACTTTTACATTCGGAGGAATAACATCCCAGTTTGGAGAATATTTTTTCATACAACTTTTCCAAGTTTCTTTATCGATTCCAATAGCTGCGGCATAACGATAATATTTTGATTTCTTGCGAAATTCCCTATCACTAAACCAACCCTTCTCAGGGTGATCTGGGTCTAAGTATTGAAAAGTTGTTCCGCTTGTCTGCCCTAGATAATGAAAATTACATGCTTGGTATATGGTACCAAGCTCTTTAGCCTCCGGATCGGAATATGCTGTAAAGTAGCGAAAGTTGGTGTTTTGAACCATCCATCTAATGGACTGCATGATCAGCCAAGAACCAAGGTTTTTTGGACCCCAAGAAATACAGGCACCTCGGGAAATTAATTTTTCTTTGTCCCGATTTTCTTTTCCCAATAAGTTTGAAAATGCATTGGGTGTAGCCATAATAATAGTACCTGCCAGAACCCCACTCTTTTTTAACCTCACTGTGAATCTATGTGTTGGTCGATTCGGAAGTTTTGCAAGCCACTCGTGCCGCTCAATGAACTCTTTAATTTCTCTGCACAGGTTCTTCTGATTACTTGGAACATAGGAAAATTCAAAATCGCTAATTCGTAATTTTGCCACGTTTTCTTCCGTAAGATTTGCGATCCTTAGATCATCTTCGCGATTAATCTCTGAGATATGAGCCTGCCAGCATTTCGTACCTCTGTAAGACTTAAACCTCTGGTGTGGATCCACCATTAAGCCTCCGGATGGGATGGTAGCCCGATGCCCCTAGATACTGCTACGCTAGAACCGTGATTGGAATCAAACACATCACAACGAACACAACTATAGCCAATAAAATTCGAGCTTCTTTCATAATACATCCCATCTTTAATTTTCTCAATTATGTATAATACATTACCGATTCTATAGCTATACCCAACAGAGTATTTTGGTTGATAATCATCTTTCATTATATTTAACCCCGTTAGTTGATTGCAAGGCTTAAACCATAAGCCTCTGTCTGAAGTTTAAGATCTAATATCGCTGGAATCAAGAGACTCTGCATTATCATGCCCTCTTGCTCTGATACTACATAGTTCTCCTTACCATTATACTCTTCCGTCTGATTATTTTCGATTACCTTTTTAAGAATTTTATCTAGTGCACAGATCGAAATATATAATTCACACAAAGTTTGCAAAACGGCATCGATGTCGTTCCATATTGATGCTTGTTCACCTATGTGGCACTTGACTAGCGTCTTTCGGCGTGAGTTATCCCTAAGAAGATTTAAAACCCTCTCTTTTTCAAATAAAAGTCCTTTGTTTACCTGATTCACTTTGTTTCGTACCCAACTCCCCAAAAGTTTTTATTTTTCTTCTGATTCGTCTTGAGCACAGCCACATAATAAAGCCCATGTTCTGAATCTTCTTTCCGCTGGTGCTTTATAAGGGCTAGGTCGCCGTACAACGGCTGGGGTGTTTTTTTAGCATATTTTTTTCTAGGAGGTGGAGTGTTTAAAAAGTTAATACACCCCAAAAGAATTTCTTCATCACTGTGACCTTCGTTGACCCAGCGCTCGAAGTCTCCGTCAACAACCACTATAATACAATAGTTCTTTTTGCCAATTTTTCCATAGCAACTGGAAGTGTATCTGCCTTTGCGCTTCTTGTCGGGATTCCACGTTGGCAATACTTTGCCATACTCAGTTAGTTCCCTCAGCTTGCACGGTATGGGCTGCATCGACGTCGACACCTTCGCCGCGACCTGTTTTTTCTTCTGTTTTCGTGCCATTTAGATACTCCTCCAATTCTGTATATCCACCCAAAAAAGTTGATCGTGGTCCACTAACCTCAAGGACCATCGGTACTGTTTCCCATTCCAAATTATCTTTTAAATCTTTAAGAACATTGGGTGCCTTGTCAAAATAGGTTATAACATATTCAATCTTTTTTGACTCTAGCAATTTCGCTGCCTTTGTACAAAATTTGCAACGACGTTTTCCAAAAACTTGATAATACATTTTACTATGTGTTCCCCCTTAACAGTTGTTTTCTTATTTTATTTTGTTTTTCACGGATCTTCTTTTCAACCATCGCGGGCGAGCCAACGACTGTTATATCTAAGCCGGTCTGACCTCGATTAATGTAAATCTTTGTGAATTCCTGCCTAGAATCCATATCATCTGGTAGCATACTATCGGCAAGTTTTTGTCTCATCGATTCGTCTGGGCGCATACAGACCACATGCTCTGGGTTTACAAACACTTCTCTCAAGGTATATGCCTGACGTCTCTCAGACGTCCCCTCGTTAGTTAAATTTCTCTGTGGAACTACTTCCACCAATTTAATACTATTCATTTTTTAACCTCTTCGGGTAAACGTCATGACGTTCTACGTGCCAGCGCTCGCCCTGATAAATGACCTCATTATATAATGAGCCTCTATTAATAAGTAAAACGTTAGTTGGCTTTTTCACATCTTTATATTTTTTTACACTGGAGTGTGGACTCGTTTTCAATGGGTGAAACTGCAATAGTCTGACACCCGCTGGTAAGCAAACGAGATCTCCTTTAGAATGGTTATTAATCATTTTCTTTATCTACAGTGTTGATTAACTGTTACTCCTCTTCTTCTAATTTTTCAACCACCAATGGCTGACTCAATTCTGATACGGTCTTTTGGTAACCTGCTAATAGTGCTTGGCAATCCTCTAGTCGAACGTCCAGTTTCATTAGGCGCTGGCGAACTTCGTCTATAGAACGACAGGTCTTCACAGTAGATTGACCCGAATCTAAACGATTGGTAGCATTGTGTATATCATTGCACACATTTTCAAATTGTTCTAGAGCCTCTCTTAAAAGATGAGCCACCCTAGATGGCACTTCATCTAAATCTACCGCATAAGTAATATTTACTCTTTTATCAGACAACTTTATACCTGTTTAATTCCCTTAGCCTTTTTAAGATTTCGCTCTTCACAAAAGAGTACCTGGGCACTACCGACAGGAAGAACACGATAGATCTTGGAACCTTTCGCTGCGCGTTCAACCGGCTTAGCGTCAGCTTCAATCACTACTAGCAGTTTATTCTGGAGACTGGGGTGAGCAGTCGCACGACCTGAAACCATGGAACCCACAACAAACTTAGGCTCCGACAACGAAGCGCTTAAAACTTTTTTGGCATATTTATTTTCACACAATGAACGATACTGTCGTTCGGTGGGAACGAATTGAGGATCGGCTATAATCTTTTGGGCTATGTCCCTGAAGTATGGAGGGTTAGCCAAGTAATACGCCGCGCAAATTTTAGCTATCTTCTTCTGCTCAGGACCGTATTGATCAGACCAAGCCAATCGTTTAGCCACAGCTTCAGCAGAGAATCTAGCCTCAACCTTTTCCAAGGCGCCGTATTGATTGACGGTTAAACCCTTATATTTCTCATTAGCCTCTAACAAGGACTGCAAAAAAGAAATGGTATTCGCAGGGACAGTGGTATTCTCAAGGAGTGCCTTGAGGCGAGGTGTGATAGTTTCATTCTCAACTTTCTCAGGGGCGGAATAGCGACGATTGTAATAATAACCCATTAATTTTCTTCCTTATCTCTCAAGAACACATGTAGAATAACAGCATTTGTTCACTTTGTCAAGGAAAAAATGAAAAATAATTAAAAAAAGTTAAGGTATCACGAATGTTCGGATAAGCACACTGACAACAGCAGCCACGCCGGAGCCGATCACCATCCATTGAAGCTTTTTGATACCTTCGACCGTTTCTTCCAGTTTTGAAATACGTACATCGCCTTCTTTGATCACTTCTCGTTCAAGCTCTCGAATTCTAGAATAAATTCCCTTATCTGGATGGTAAATTGCATCATTTATTTTTTCAACCGACATGACTAGAGTTTTGTGTGACTCTATGAGTAGATCAATTTTATTAGTAAGATCCAGTATATGAGCGGTGATCGTCGGATCAAGTTTCTTTTTTATATTTGGCGTTTTTTCATCAGACATATAGCGTACACCCCTTGCGTTATGTAAGACATACTAAATAGTGAGAGGTGATATCATTCCTCTTCTATGATTGCATAATTTGTGGTTAAAAGAGTTGAAGCAACCGAAGCAGCGTTTTGAAGCGCAGATATGGTCACGAGCACAGGATCAATGATTCCAGATTCCTGAAGGCTTTCCATCTTTCCAGTACGAAAGTTGAAGCCAATCGTGGCTGAGGAGTTCTTTTTTTGTATTTCCATAACCCTAGCCAATGTCAAATCTGGTGACAAACCTGCATTTTCTGCCATTTGACATATAGGAGCAGACACCGCCTCAAGCACTGCTTGGGCTCCGTGGGCTTGTTCTGGGTGTTCAATTGTGATCTGCGCCAACTCTCGCGCTGCTAGTAGCGCGCAGCCGCCACCCGGTACAATACCATCCATTCGGGCGGCTCGTACAGCCTCTAGAGCATCCTCGACCCTGTGCTTTTTCTCAATCATCTCCACCTCTGTTGCAGCGCCAACTCTAATCACGGCTACTCCGCTTGCCAACCTTGTGACACGCTCTTGAAGACGTTCACATTCATGAATATTTTCTGTTTGTTTAATTTCTTCTTTTAGCAACTCAATTTTTTCTTCTATCTTGGCTCTTTCGCCGCTACCGCCAACAAAAGTTGTATTATATTTTGAAGCCTCCACAGTTTTCACCTGACCTAAATCATTTAATTGTGCATCACGAAGCTTTTTTCCAGATTCTCTGCTCACGAACGAAGCACCAATTGACAGAGCCAAATCTTTTAAAATGTTTCTTCGCTCTTCGCCGTATCTTGGAGCTTTAACAGCCATCACTTTTAAAGTGCCACGCACTGCATTCATGATTAATGCCGCCAATGCTTGCCCTTCAACCTCTTCTGCAACAATAATCAAAGGGCGCGACTCGCGAGCAGTTAGCTCTAGTGCCGGCATTAGCTCATCAACCGTTGACAGTTTTTGATCAGTGACAAGTACTAGTGCATCGTTATAAGAACCCACACCACGTCGCTCGTCAGTCATAAACTGAGTTGAAAAGAAGCCACCGTCGAATCGAAAACCCTCTTCAACCTCCAAGCTAGAATCTAGGGAGCGAGCCTCCTCTACAGTGATTGCGCCATTTTTACCAACTTGATCAACTGCCGTGGCAATCATTTTTCCAATAGCTGTATCTCCATTGGCAGAAATTCGAGCAATATTTTCAATATCCTCGACACTAGAGATTGGAATGGAAATTTCTTTTAGTTTCAAAACTAACTCTTCAACTGCTTTGTCGATTCCCCTCTTTAATTCAACTGGGCTGGTATCAGAAGACAAATATTTATAAGCTTCAGTATATATTGCACGTGCCAAAACTGTAGCTGTTGTGGTGCCATCGCCCGCAACCGAGTTTGTTTGTGCCGAGGCTTGCTTTAAAATTTGTGCAGTAGCATTTTCAACCGGATCCTTCAAATCCACAAACTCCGCTACAGTCACACCATCCTTTGTGATGATTGGTCGCTTGCCCTTCTGATGAAGGATAACGTTTCTTCCCTTGGGACCAAGGGTGCTGGCAACGTTGTCTGCCAACTTATTAATACCTTTTAAAATCTTCTCTTGAAGAACTTTATTCGAACTATAAACCTTACTCAATTGAACCTCTTTTATTTTTTTGCGACGTTGATTAACTCAACCAAGCCGTCTTCCTTTTCAATATAATGTCGTATCGTCTTGCCGCCGCCTTCAACCTTAACTCGCATCGAGACGAGACTTCCGCCCGACGTTTTATCAAAAATAATAATCTTCGGAGATATTGCCCCCTTAGAACTTTCTTTCTGTAGTCTAACATCTAAATCAATATTTGTTAACACTTCTTCCAATTTATCAAAATCTAAAACTTTAAATGTACCTTTTGATAGCTGAATGAGCCTAACACCCTGCTCTTCTAAAACAGCCTGATACCGAACGCCTCGCGCTAGGGTTTCAAAAAACTCTAACTCTTGCTCGGGGTCGTCCCCAGCCAGATATGATTTTATTTTTTTGGCGGCGTCTTCATATATTTTGTATGCCACTGTCTTGATGTTTTCTGTATTTCTTAATGCTGGGTCGGTAGAAACCTTGACCCACTCTTCTTCCAGCGACGGATCGGGTTGGACACCAAACATCACATTAAACATACCCTTGTCGCCTGCCATGGCTTCCCAAGTTTTTCCAATCTGCCCCAACTGTTTTGTTGAACCAGCTTTCAAAGAGATTTTACCTATGGGAATTTCCTTACCGTCCATAAAAATACGAACATCGACCTTCGTGCCCTTTTGGTCGCCGACGCCATCCGATAGAACAGTGATCTTGCTTGAGTTATTATCAACTGCGATTGCTTGCGAAGCTTCTAATACCTCGCCAGAGTTGGCATATGCTGCCGAAGATTTAAAAAGTGAGACTAACTCACCGCGCTTTCTCGGGTCCATCAAATCGTCAAAGTTTACTTTCCCCAATCGGATATCTAAAGTAATCTCATCAACGGTACCGTCATCGCGCTCCACTCTTTTAGTTAGAGCCTTTGAGGTCTGTCGTTCGCTGTCGTTGGTATCCGGCTGTGTTGCCAGTTCTTCCAGCAGTGCCTCAGCCTCCGCTGCTGAAACCTGCTGATCTCCGCTAAGAAAACTAGCGGCGACTGCGGCGCCCAAGATGCCCTCCGCGACGTCGCCTTTGTTGCGCACGCCTGCTCCTTTCTGGGGCTTCATTTGTACGGACACTCCGCCTTTAATCCGATACCCAATCGGAAAGCCGCTGGAGCCTTTTAAAGGGGTCACGGGCGCCCCAGACGCATGTTTCTCAAGGGCTGCTTTAATATACTCAGCCAGTTCAGCCCTGCCTTTATTGGTTGGCACGCTAATTGTAACATTATTGCCGCTAATATCAACGGCTGATTCGTCGAACTCGCCCATCTGCAAGTCTTCAACTGCTTTTCCAACTGCTGCTGTAGCGTCGGACGCAATCTGCTCAATGGACGCAGTGTCCGGCTCCTGTTCGCGAATCACTTCTCGAATGATACCAGCAAGATAATCTTTAAAATATTTCGCATCGTGCTCGCGGAACACACTAATCTTTTTCGTCATAAGTTAACCCTCTTGATCAAATGTAATTAGTTATTTCTGCGATTAAAACACCACATCGGCAATGCCTAACTCAACGGCTTGTTCGGCAGTAAGATAAACATTCTGCCGACGGTCAAAAAGCTTTTTAATATATCGAGCAGTCATATTCGTTTCTCGGACAAGAGCTTTCACATAACGATCTTGCGTCCATTTGGCTTCATCCAATTCATTTTCTAAATTGTGGATTTGACCAACGTGACCGGATGCAACACCGTGCAGCATAACACGACAGTTCTCTCCAATGCGGCGCCTGCCCTTAGTACCAGCAGCTAGCAGAAGTACTCCAGCAGACATAACCTTACCTAAGCCCGTAGTCGCAATTTCTGTCCGGTCGTGTTCTTTGCAAAACCTTATGGTATCATATAGCGAAAACATATCTGCGGCAGAGCCGCCGTGGCTCGAAACGATTAATTCAATCGGGGTAGATTCAAATTCACTATCTTTCCCAGAAGACTCATGCACTGCTCTACCGTGAACATTAAGACCACTAATAACACGAAGTGCAAAAGTCACATCACCAATTTTCTCTTCATCTATTTCACCATATAGGTTAATCAACTGAGGTTTGGGCTTCTCATCCTGCGCCGCAATTAAGATAGACTCAAGCAGGTTAGAAGAGTCGCTTTCTTCAACAACTTCTTCTTTCTTCTCTTTTTTTTCTTTTGTTTTTTTTGTTGCAAATTTCAAATTATGAGCCCTTCTTCTTACTTTTGCTAATTGCATCGATGCCCAGTTTTGTCCTCTTTGGGTTTCCCTTGCTGTTTAATTCTATCAGCTTGTAAGGAAATTGTTTAGCCCATTTTAACCATTCTTGTTCTGATTCAAATACTTTTGAAAACAAAAGCATTCTCGTCTGGTTTCCTGGGTTGTAGCCTCGACCAGAATTGCTCCAATCTTCTACAATTTTTTGAATTTTCTTTTCAGATCTTCCACACACATTATTAATTTGCAATCTATACAAGTATTCGTTTGGTCCACAATATTGTTCTTTCCAAGCTGTAGCTTCCATAAAACACCTCTCTCTTAAATAGACTATTTAATTTTAATCATCAATTTGTTATCTTTCCAACACAGATCGACTTGATCGTCTATGTATTGCTGAATCAGATTAACATAATATTGTACCTCTGTCAAGGAAATTATTTTTTTTGCGCGCAAATCTAAAGAATGAGCCAATATCGAATTAATGACAAAAACTTTTTTGCCGCCATAGAGTATGTTATCCTCTTTTTCGAAAAGTTTTTCCTTGTCGAGAAAGGCTCTTAAAAGCGCTTTTCGAGCAGAAAGTCTATTATATCCACCACTTTTATTCATGTCTATTATAAATGATATCACGAACTTTTGTTAAAAGCCCATCATAGTCTAAATTTTCGTTCTGTGTCATTCCACGAATTGTATCAGCGCTGGAAGGTTTCTGACCTCGGATAGTACCAGACACTGCCTTTTCTCCTCCGCCGAGTAAACTAAGGTGCTCGGCGGCTGCAACGATCTCGGAATCCTGAAATTCCTTGTTGGCAGTAGCCACCACCAAATCGTTCAAATTCTGCCCCAGCTTGCCTCCGGATTTTTTAACCAGCATACGCATGCCCTTGAGAACCACCTGTCCTGCCGGATTCTCGACAGGAGTGCTGACCCATTGTTGCAGTCTGCTAATAGCCTGTTCCATTTTGGCTTTTTCATTTGCAAATGCTTCAGGGTTTTTCTCAGGATTTAGTTCATCTGGAAGCATCTCTGGTGCGATTTTTGTAGGTTTCGTTAAAAGCTCGCCTGTATTCAAATCAAATATGTTATTATACACGTCAGACAATACTGTCACATTTTTATTTGATGCTAGTGCTTTAAGGTAACCCTGCCCTTGCACCACTTCTTTTTGGTATTGTACAGAGATGGCTGAGGTCCGATTAGTACCCACAGTTCGCTGTCGTCGCGCATCGCGGTCAACAGATGCTTGTGTCGGTACGTTGACCATAAATACAGCCACGTCATACCCCAACTTAGTTAACCCCTCGATGCGTTTAACCATTTTAGGAACTTCCTCTCCGGTGGTATCAAAGATGATGGGGTTTGCAATACCAATTAGATTGGCTGTGTGCGCTCTGCTGGCATTTTGCAAAATAACACGAGATTTTTGTTGTAATGCTTCCAAGTCTGCATCCCCACCTGTTTCTGAATTTGCAAATTTCATGCTAATTCCGAATGCGGGGAATACCTCTTCAATTCGCTCGTCAGGGTTGGAAACAACAAAATCTTTAGGAATTCCTAAAAGGTTCGAACTAATATATGATTTTCCGGAGCCTGCCGGTCCAAAAATATAAATTGCCTTAAATGGATATTTGTTCTTTAAAATGCTTTTTTCATCAAGCATTTCTGGAGCTTCCAATAAAGATGAGTGCTTTGTTGCCTTCATCGACTCCATAATCATTTTCTTTAAGTTTTCCCTTGTTATTTGCATTGTTATAAGCCCCTACCCTCTTTTTACGTGCTTGTTTAAGAATCTCATTGCATCATCCCAATTATCAAATTTATAAACATTTCTCATTGGGGCGGGCAGGGAGTTCCTGAAACTGAAGATTAAACTCTCTCGCCAAGCTTCGACAGTCTTTTTATCCATCTCTTTAATTAGTTTCAAATCTTCAGAATCCCATCCGCTTTCCAACATTTTTTTATATCTCATCTCCTGAATGTCATCTAATAAAGAATCAGTATGCTGGATCAGAACGAGAAGTCGCGCTCCGACCTCAACCGACAAATGTACCAACTGCCCTGCTCTGAAGAGCCTTGCTAACAATTGAAAAGTGAGTGCTCCTCCAAAAAACCATAATGCTTCCATTTTTGTTCTCCTTTTTAAAAAACCAAAATCTCAAAAATCCTAAGCGACAAAAATTTTATAATTTGCACTTTTCAAGTCTCGCTGTGTTTCAGCACTTTAAACACAAATAAGCGCAAGTTATACAACCATGCGGCATATAACTTGCGCTTATATAGATTCTCTTTATGCTATGGTGGGCATAGATATGTTTAGTTCTGGCAGTGCTTGCGCTGCTCAAACCAACCTCTCTTAATTATTTTTGAATGGTGTCTAAAAGACGCTTAACTACACGACGTGCAACTTCTTGAACCACTTCTTCTTTTTCTTCCAAGTCGTTAGTGACTGTCTCAAGCTGAGTCAGAGCATCATCCTCGGGTGTGTTTTCCTCAAGAGTTTCTTCTTCAGCCTCTGTAGTATTGGCGGTTTCCTCTAGGGCAGGCTCCTCGGCGTCCATCTCTGGTGCTGGTTCGGCGTCCATTGGAGGCTCCATCTCCGGCGCGGGTTCCTCAACCGGAGCCATTTCTTCGCCACCCTCGCCAGCATCAACTGTTACGCCGTGCTTGCTGAGCGCCTGAGTCATCGCGTCGGCTACTGCTGATGCCACGTCTTGTGCGATCTCTGCTGCTGCTTCGCCAGCTTCCGGGGCTGGCTCAGCGTCCATCTCTGGTGCTGGTTCGGCGTCCATTGGAGGCTCTTCTGCTGCCATATCATCCATTGGAACCTCTTCTGGCTCTTCCTCTTGAAGTCTATCAAGAAAATTCTCGCCCAGCGGTTGGATACCCGCCAAACCCATAAAACGACGAATCGTACTCTCATCAAGTCTGTTTTTACTCATTACTTTTTCTCCTTAGAATAATAGAGTGTTTCTCAAATAAATAGTCTGTTGCGGGGTTTAAACGCTCGTCAACAATATTTTTTTTCACTATTCTCGTTCATTAAAACATTCTAAAACGAATTTGGCTAACTCTTTCCGATTAATGTTGAAGCGTCTTGCTAAAGCTCGGTGGATTTTGTCCATTGTTTTGTCCTCTATCTGCTTAATTCTAACAAAACTTACATGTAATCGGTCAGCAACCTCGCGCAAGGTCATACCACCATTCTTAGCAATTGCTATTGAAGTACAATTTGCATCCTCGGCATAGTCAATCCACTCTTTGCAGTCTTTAATGGGACAAGACACGCCAAGCTCAAGGCAGCGGCGCGAGCATTCGGGTATCCCTTTATCTTTAAATATTTTTCTGTTACTCATAGTTCTGGGTGTTCCTTTTCGATAATATCAAATATGTTTTCAAGGTCTTGCTCGTTTAAGCCAAATAGGGCAGCGGTTTTCTCGCCGTCTGCTAGCATCTTTCGTGTTTTTTTCCGCTTAGCAACGCTTTGAGTTTCCTCTTCTGTCTTGAGACGATCAATAAAATCATTTATCGCAGGATCTTTATTAATATATCCTTCCACGAGACTCCGGAAAAATTTACTTTGAGTCAAGCCGTCATATTTCAGCCGTATTTTCATATCGGCGTGGATCTTGTCGGTTGAATAAAAGACGATCTTCTTTCTGTTATGCCCATATTCTGCCATACTTTATGTTCTCTTATAAATATGAGCAGCGCTCTCCACTTGAGATGCTCCAGTCTGCCTAATGAATTTAGCCTTAGTCTGAAATTCTAAAACTGTACGCGCCCCGGTATAGGAAAAGCCACTGCGGACACCCATAGCGAGATCTCCCAGCACGGATAAGACAGACCCCTTGTATGGGATTGATGTGGTTACACCTTCTGGTGCTGACGTCATTTTACCTCGCCAGTCCTTTTGTGCTTCGTGACTAGCCATACCTCTATAAATTTTTTGCTTCTTTCCAGAAGAATCGACAAGCAGCATTCCAGGCGACTCGTCTGTGCCCGCAAGAAGGGAGCCTAACATAACGAAGTCAGCACCCGCGCCAAGAGCCTTAGCTATATCTCCCGAGTTTTTAATTCCTCCGTCAGCGATGATGGGCACGTCCAATCCGGCAGAAGCACATTCAAAAATAGTTTGCAAACCAGGAATGCCGTGCCCTGTCTGGATTCTAGTTGAGCAAATAGAACCTCCGCCAATATTACAACGCACCGAGTCAGCGCCCCAAGAAGCTAATGCCTCGTAGCCAACCCTCGTGGCGACATTTCCCGCCATAATATGAACGTCTTCACCAAACCGGTCTTTTAAAGTTTTAAGGCAACGTTCCATCATGGCATGGTGCCCGTGAGCAACGTCAACACATAGAATTCGTGCACCGTGCTCAACAAGCGACTCTGCTCGCTTTAGATAATCCCCCGTCATGCCAATAGCGGCTCCTACGGTCCAGCCTTCGTCGGCAGAATGAAAAACCATTTCAGACTGCTTTCCAATATTATTATAGCGATGTACGATCCCTAAACCGCCTGACATCCCCATTGCACGTGCCATATCCACCTCTGTAACGGTGTCCATGGGACTAGAAATAATAGGCATATTCAGTTTGAGGTCTGCCTCTAAATAATTTGATAAGTCAACTTCCTTTCGGCTCTCAATATCGGAATATTGAGGTACCAACAATACATCATCATATGTCAAAGCCTCATGCATCTTGTAACTCCTTAATAATACTTTTTGCTTTTCCCCAACACTCTGGGCAATATAATCTAACAATTTTCTCTTGTTCTCTAACCACCACGTTCCAACTCATAACCATTTCACGATCCTTTTTATCAAATCCCTTTTGACAGGCACTGCACTCATCTGGTAATTTATCAAACATATTCACCTTCTGTGCAATATCTTTTTTAAGTTGTTTGTTGGCTTCCTTTTCCTGCTTTCTTTTTATTTTTCTCTTAAAACTCATCTGTCCCCCGTTGAACCAAAACCTCCAGAACCACGAGTGCTATTTTGGTTTATCTCGCCATTGACGATTTCAAAGCCACATGTGTTAATTGGTACCAAGACTACCTGAGCCAATTTATCTCCTGGGTAGACCTTTTGTGTGGTCGGACCAAGGTTGTGTAAGTTAATAAATACTTCTCCATCATAACCTGAATCTATAACACAAGCACCCACGACCAGCCTTCGCTTCGAAGCAATACCGGATTTGTTTTTTACCTCAAGCATATACCCTTCTGGTATTTCTACTTTGATCCCAGTTGGAATAACACAAGAATCTTTTGGACCAATCCAATATTCATTTTCTTCTCCGATGCAGTGGTTTCTTTCTTGCGGATTTCTGCAATAAAAAACATCAGCACCCGCATCGGTCGGATAAGTTCTGAGAGGTGGTTTAGCGCCTTCTCGTAACAATTTAACCTTTAAATTCATTTACTCTTCCCCAATCATATACATTTCTTTTTCTTTATTCATTTTACTATACTATCCTAAAAGTTTAAAATTATATCTTACTGAACGTGTACTAAATCCCCAGTCATCGCTATAGTCCAATCGTGCCATGTATGGTCGATTAAGGTGGACAACATCCTTCTTTGGGTCGACCGCCCAGCATTTAATAGTAGTATTTTTACTGGTTGAGTCGACAACCTTTACTAGCCAATATGTACGACCCTTCCGGGTTTTCTTTTCAATCACCTCACGCGGAATGAACCACGCCACGCCGAGGTCCTGATCCCAGTCTCCTAGCGGCGGGACACAGTGGTCAGCCAACTGTTCCTCAATGTAATCGTCCATCACCAACGCAAAGGGAAAGACACCGGTTAGGTTGACCAAGTATTCAATCTTCTCTTCATCAGTAAAGTCACCTTCGGGTTCATACAGTTCAATGTTTTCGTGTAACTTCTTCCGGGTTTTAGGACGATCAACAACCGCTGCGGACCAAAAATGTTTAAGTCCGGTAAATCTTTTGTCAACCAGATCGTTTAATGCCTGCGCTCTTGCAAGCACATCAAGAGCTTTTTTATTTAATTTAGAGTAAACAATTTCTTCATTAAATAATAGTTCTTCGATAGCTCCAAACGGACGATGATTAATAATCTGTTCAATAGCTGCGTCACCCAGACCCTTGACGGATGTCAGCGGTTGAATTAGAGTATTACCATCATCTGAAATCTCCCACACAGTTCCAGATGTGTTGATGTCTAGCGGGGCAATTGTAAAGCCTTGTGACTTGGCTACATTGATTGCCGCTTCTTTTCTGGCTTCGGGCTCTTTGTCCAGAAACGCCGCCATCCACTCTGAAGGGAAATGATGCAGAAGATAGGCACACTGATAACTAAGAATACTGTAGCTAACAGCGTGGGACTTATTAAAACCATACCCCGAGAAGTATTCGAATTTCTCCCACAGTCCTTCGGCGAAGCTTTTTGATAGTCCTTTATCGGTACAACCTTCGATGAACTTGTTGTAGATTTTAATTTTCTTGGCATCAGTAGAACCTGTTCCCTTTTTAGTTAGAAGTTTACGAAGCATGTTCCCTTCGTCCAGCGTCAGATCCTTGCCCAGCTTGTGTGCTAGTAGTGCAATCTGCTCTTGGAAGATTAGGAACCCATAAGTCTCCTCAGTTACTTCCCTGATTAGGTCGTGCCCATAGGAAACTTCGTCTGGATTAGTTTTTGCCTCCACATACAACTCGTGCACGTTGGCGCTCAGAGGACCGGGACGATAGATCGATGTGATAGCTGAGATATCAATGATGCTTGTCGGCTTGGCTTTCTGGCAAAATGTCTGTGCACCTTTCTCTGTAAACTGAAAGACTCCAGCCCATTTCCCCTTATGGAAAATATTTTCATAGATCACTTGGTCATCAAAATTAATCTTATCCGGGTGAAGATGTTCGTCATAATATTCTTTGACCTGTGCGAAAGTTGGTTCTGCGATGCCCTTGTGGCGACGGAGAATGTGCTTAATAGCTCCTTCCATCATCCGCAGAGAAGCCAGTCCAAGAATATCAAACTTAATGAACCCGAGTGGTTCCAAGTGTCGGACGTTCTGCCCCTCCGACCACGGGGTTTGTCGGATGCCTCCGCTGTTAATCAACGGCATCCATTTGTCAAGATTTTCCCCGACAACAACGCCACCAGCGTGGCGACTGACACTGCGAACCTGCCCGTGCAAAGCCTCGATATGTGTCTTGATGTCCGGGTACTTATCAAAGAATTTCTGAAGTGTGGGCGAAAACTCCACCACCTCATCGAACGTTGGAACATAAACACCGGCTTTGATGCCATGTTTTTTCTTGGCTTCGGGCGTAGCTTCATTAATCATTCGCGAAGTGACATAGTTAACTTCTGTAAATGGTACCTCATATAACTTTGCAATATCTTTAATCAAAGACCGCAACTTTAAAGTATTAAAATTTGAAATTGGTACAACTGTTCCGTCACCCCACTCCTCGATAAGTCGCTCTTTAAGTATCATCGGGTCAGAGACATCATAATCAATATCTGGATAATCAGTCTGATCCTTACGCATAAAGCGCTCAAAGAGTAGATTATATTTAAGCGGATCAACTTGTGTAATACCAATTAAAAAAGACACTAGTGAGCCAGCAGCCGAGCCTCTGCCTACACCTACAAGCTGTCGCTCTAGGGCTTTATCCGCGATGGTCTTCATTGTCAAAAAATATTTTGTGAAGCCACGATCCTCGATAACATCCAACTCATACTTAATACGCTCGATGTATTCAGACAACTTAGGGTCATTCGCATCGATGTACTCGCGGAGCCCAGCTACACAAGATTCTCTCAATGCACGCTCTGCTGTCTTACCCTCTGGTACAACGAAATCAGGTAGCCGAACAGTATCATCCGGCATAAAAGACTCAATTCGCTTATGTGCAATATTGTGTGTGCGAGTGATCGAAGCCATCACCAAGTCATCGTCGTATTGTTGATTGAGTCCGGATGAATACTTTTTATACGCTGCCCACATTTCATCGCCGTTCTTAGGATATAGTTCGTAGCCAATCTCCTCAATTCCTTCGGGAAGCTCTGAACTCATCCAGTCGGGCATGCCTCCCTTGCCCAGCCATCCTAGACGCTTGTACAGTTCTCGGTCACGCCAAGCATCAGGAGTTGGATAATGGCTATCGGCTGTAGAAACTAGTTCCAGTCCGTATTCGGTTGCGACTTGAATAATATATTTGTTTAGTTCGTGTTGTTCTGGAATGTTGTTCCACTGAAGTTCTCCGTACCACCGATCTCCAAAGATAGATTGCATCTTCTCGGTGGTCAACCTCATTGCATCCATAATAGCATCAGGACCATCATTCTTATTATCCCAATAATTACCAGCGTACACACCGCCAAGACAAGCAGACGTGGCAATAACACCCTCACTATGAACAGCAAGCATATCATAATCAACGCGAGGATACCTATAAAAATTTGTCCCATCATAGCTCTCCGATATGAGCCTAAATATGTTGTTCAAACCTGTTTGGTTCATTGCCAACAAAATAAGATGGTTTCTTTTATTCAGTAAACTCTTAGCGCTCTTGCTTGCGTTCTCGTCCTCGATGACCAAGCCGCCCTTCTTCTGTTTCTTTTTTGCCTCTTTTGATTCTTCATATGCAGCTTTCCACTTAGAGACAGACGGGAGAAAATATGCCTCGACACCAAAGATAGGCTTAAAATCTTTTCCGGCAGCTTTCATTTTTTTTGCATGAAGGACTTGATATGACAATCCATTCATGTGCCCATGATCGGTAAGAGCCAATGCGTCACAGCCGTTCTTGTATGCAAAATCCATATGATCCTGCGGATACCCCAAACCATCAAATAACGATAATCCACTGTGGGCATGTAGCCCCACAAAAGGAATACTAGATTGTATTTGCTCACTCATTATTAACTCCCATCGAATTCCACTCTCTATATGCCAAAATACACTTTGCTGGCTTTTTTAAATCAATGCCGCACGACAAATAATTGCTATAATTTTCCCAACTATCAATATTATAATACCAGTCAACTTCTTGAACTAATGCTCCCTCTACTTTAGCAGATTGAAATATTTTGTCAAGTGAAAAAAACCGTGCTGACCATCTTTTATGTAACGGCAATTTTTCTTTAGGGATTCCGTCAGATATAGATTGACCGGGTATCTTTTCACCCGTACCTGTACGGATCACACCTACAAATTCAGAAAAATCACTAGCATCGAAAGTAAAGCCAAGATATTTGCCTTCTCTTACAGTCTCGTCCAAGTGACTCAAGAAAAAACCACGGCGGCTGGAAATTTCCAAACGATGTGGACGTAGAACTTCTGGACTGTATACACCATACGGGAACGCCACATAATAGCGGTCTGGTGCAACCCAAGTGCTTATTTGTTTTGAAACCTCGAAAGAGGTCTTTGCTCCATATAAAACACTCCACCCCAAGCAGTCTCGTTTGTCTCTATCATTAGGGTGTACTGGAACATAATATATTGTTATCGGTTTCTTTTCATCCACTGGTTTAATTCTATATTGCCTGCGTAGATTTACAGGATCGTATATATAATCGCCCAATCGATACCTGATTAAAGGTTGAACGTCGTCGTTACACACGATCCAGATCGTTTCACAGCCTGCCCAAGCACACTCAAGTACCGCTCTTTCAACGGCTAGATAGTCTGGCGCAATCGGCATTAAAGAATCATGCCACGGACAATTAAAGTCTAACTTCTGCCCAGCCACCGGGACAATCCCAGCCAGATGAAATGATTTTTCACTAATTGAACTCTTGTGCAAAGACATAAAGATATATTACCAAACTTGTTTCAATAAGTCAAATAATTTTTATTAATTTTGGCAAATTATTTTTCTTTATTTTACCCCAACGATTATATAAGCCAGGATCTTCTGCAAGATCTTCAACATATAAATTAAACTCAGACTCTTTCTCGTCAACAGGGTTCGCTTCTACTTCTACTACTAGAGTCTCTTTCTCAGGCGTGGCTTTGTCGAAGCCAGCCCACCGATGGTGCTCTATTGGAATAGGATATAAGGATTGTATTCCGCTTATTTTTTCTACTTTCATTATTTTTCGTTCATCGCTTCTAAAAGTTTTAACGCAATCATCATTTCCAGCATCTTCTTTAAATCAAACTCTTGTTCTGACATGCGTTCTGGTGTACACTGATATTGTTCAATCGATGTGTTCTGCACATTTATAAATTGCTGTGTTGACATATTAATATAAGACTGATTGTTGCACTGATGTGGCTGCATAACCTGCGCTGCAATATCGTCATTAAGATTCTGTTTTGGATCCGATGTGGCTAATTCTTGGGCGGTGTTCCCCACGCTATCTGTCGAACCCACATTTGCTCCTTCTGCTGCTCCGAGAGCAGAGCCTCCACCTTCGCCTCCGCTAGAAACTGCGGCGCCTCCAGCCATTGTTCCTCCTGCCGTAGCTGCTGCGCCACCGCCACCTGCTGCTCCGGCTCCACCGGCACCTCCTGCACCACTCATACTCACCTCCTTAATGCTTCCTGCATTATAAAGTAAATAGCCCTTTGAGTACATTATATGGCTTATTTTCTTTTAAGGAGTGGCATAAAATAATCTCTTCTGCGCTTCTTGTATCGAAGCGGATACCATTCATATCCTTATATACTTGTTTTGTCTTTGGAAAGACCTCTCTTCGCCTAGCCTCAATTTTTATTGCATAATATTTATAAAGGTCGGGATTTTTAGGGTCGCGACCATTGCGAGCGCCACGAAGACCCATCCCCTTTAATATACTTAAAATTTTAAATCTAGCTGCCACATCCGAGTAGTCTATATTATTTAATTGTTCTCTTGTCGCATAAGAAACAGCCACTAAGTCCTTGATTTTGGAGTTCTGCGTCGACATTCGCGGCGATGGATAAAAGTAGATTTCGTTAATAAATTCGTCTTCGGTCAACACATAATCATATTGATGTTTGCCACCAGTACGTACATCAAACCAATCTTCCACTCTAAATATTTCTTCTCGGTCATTCGGTACAGGAACTATCCCATGAATGTTCTCAGGATTAAAAATAACCGCATTATTATATTCATACTCAAGTGCGGCGTTTCCTGTTGTGATAATCCGGGCAGTTTTTTCTTCTGGGTTTATTCTTAGGCTGGCTACCTTGTCTCCAAATGGAGCGTTGCCGCCTAAAGACAAAACAAATGAAATCCGTTGCCACAAATCGACCTTTGGATGCCCGACCGTTCTATCTTTAAGATCTGTTTTCAAGACACGAGATGCTGGTTCAATACCGAAGGCTTCGAGCGGAAACTCTGGATCGAAATAGTCAAACAGGAAAGGGGAATATTCAGGATCATTGTTAATATATAAAGCGTCATTTAAATATGCATAAACAATAGCCGCCAACCCCGATCCTATAACTAAATGATCACAGTTCTTTTTCATCACCTAACAAAGCCAGTACAGCATTTTCCAATACCAACTGATAAGTTGTGCCCGCAACACTCACTGTCTTGATCATGTGACCCTCAACAATTGCCTGTTGACCGGGATCATAGTCAAGAGAGTGTGGGGAAGTGGCTAGAATGTTCACCGTTTGATATTGTTTAAGTGAAGCCGCCCTATAATCTTCTGGTACTAAAATCGTTGAGGAGGATTCCTCCTTATCCTCAACGATTTCGATCAGAAGGTGTCTATTTTTTGGAACAAGCATCATTTGCAAGTCTTCCTCACGTGGTTGTAAAAGTCCATTAGTTGATCAATATCAGTATCTTCTTTTACCATACGATAGGCTTTAACAGCTACACTGATCTCTTCTTTCGAAAGCCAGCCATTCTCAACATAATTACTTTTCAGTGCCCTTTTCTGATCTTTATAGGGCTCCATCGCATCTTCAATCGTTCTTAAAGACTTGATGTAATTAGTAATTTTATTTTCTTTTTCTTGATATTCATTAGTTGCTGAATCAGACATTAAGTTCTCCTTTAATTGAAAAGTTATATATAATATACACTCTATTTATACTTTTGTCAAGTATTTTTTTATCCACATTTTGCGTAACCGCACTGATTACAAGACTGGCAACCATCCTGATACACTAGCCCTTCTTCGGCACCACATTCAGGACAAGATTTATCCCCTGCTGGCTCGCCATCTTGAATATAATTTTTGAGGATTCTGGCGATACACCTAGCGAAACTAAACATATCGCTATCCTTATCTTTTTGTAGCTGTTCTACCAAGAGGCGAGGTGGAGCGCCATGGCGCAGGGTTAGAGAGATCATTCGAGTGAAAGCCGATTCGTTCGGATTGTCGAACACTCGCACAATATCTCTCACAACCGTTGTGTCATCATCAACGCCAAACGTTAAGTCATACCTATTAGCTTTTGTTTTAAAGCGGTGCTTGGTAAGGCGCCCTTTAGTGTGCCGCTTGGGAATTTCAATTAAATTAGATAACCCGCCAAGCACCTCATAAGGTCGACCCTCATACAGACCAACAAGGATGGTCCACTTTTCACCTTTAATGGTTGTGTGGTGGATATCACAGTCAACCACTTCCGGTCTGAGTGGGGCGCCGTTTTGAGGAAATGGTTCTCCCTTTCCCTCGTCCTGTTTCGTTATCAACACCCCAGTTCGACTGCCATCCACATAAACAGTGATCCCTTTCAGACCATCTTTCCAACCCTTCATATAAAGTTCACCAACAACCGAAGGTGAAGTATTTTCCGGAAGATTAATGGTGGAACTAATAGCGTGATCGATATTCTCTTGAATAGTTGCCTGTATTTCAACACGACGCAACCAATCGATCTGGTTGCTTTCTACGAAAAACCCAGGCAACTCACAATCCGGTTTCTTCGCGTTAAGTTTAATCCAGTCATTGACGTTGTGATGAAACACCGTATATTCCACCCAGCGATCACCTAAGTCGTCGACGAAATCCGGCTCAATGTTCTGCTCATTGTGATTTATCTTCCGGCGCCGAACATAAGAATTTCGAAAGACAGGCTCCAGCCCTGAACTGGTTTGAGAGAGGATGGACACACTTCCAGTTGGAGCGTTAGTTAGGATAGATATATTTCGTCGACCGGAATCTGCAATCATTTTTTGAATGCGAGAGGGGAGTCGCTTAATAAATAAATTATCTTTTTCCTTCGCCCAATCAAACACCGGAAAGGAGCCTCTTTCTTGAGCCAAGCGAGCGCTTTCCTCATATGCCTTGTCTCTCAGAGTGCTATAAATTTTATCGATTTCAGAAACACTTTGGGTTGAATCATATCGCAGGCACATGCGTGCTATAGCGTCTGCCAGACCGTGAGTTCCTAATCCCGTTCGGCGTCCTTGAAGACAAGCCTTTCGTAATTTTGTCCACAACTTCTTTTCATCTTTAGTATCAGCAATTTTAATTATTTTTGAGAGTTGCTCTGCTTCAAGCTCAACCAAGTCATCAGACAGTCGCATAGCCATAGTAATTGTCTTACCGAAATGTTCATAATCAAAGTAGGCGTCTTTAGTAAATGGTTTCTTTACAAAGTTTTTTAAATTAACAGAAATCAAACGACAACTATCATGAGAAGACAGGGGAATTTCTGCACAAGGATTGGTTGAAACAGTCTGAAATCCGACATCAGCATAACACTCCGCTGGAAGATTTTTTCTAATATTATCCCACATCAGCAGCCCTGGCTCTGCCGTCTTTGCTGCACTCTCAACGATCTTTGTCCACAAATCTCGTGCGCGAATTGTCTTCGTATAACTCACTGCCTCATCAGGTTCTGAGTCTACCGGATACCGTAAAAGAAAATCAGCGTCTGAATCAACTGCATGCATAAAATCATCGCTCAATTTTATCGATACATTCGCGCCGGTCACCTTTGACAGATCTTGTTTCATTGTAACAAATTGCTCAATATCAGGATGTCTAACATCCATCGAGATCATCAAAGCCCCGCGTCGACCATTCTGACCAACCATTCGACACACATAAGAATAAAAATCTGCGAAAGACCACGCACCGGTAGTCGTGCCAGCAGAATTATTAACCGGCGTGTTTTCCGGACGAAGCCCTGAGATGTCGATTCCTACTCCACAACGTCGCTTGAACAGGTTAGCTAAATCTTTACCCGACTCTATAATAGAGGACATATTGTCTTCCGGAGGTGATACAACAACACAATTCGAAAGAGAGGCATGTACATGGGCGTTCCCACAACCAAACATAACCGAACCTTGCGGCACAATATATTGAAAATTTTCAAATGAATCGCGAATCTCATCATAAGAAAGCTGTCGCTTGCCGCCGAACTTCTCCTCAATTCTTGAAAATTCTTCTGCTAGGCGGTCGTGCATCGCGCTTGGCGTGTCTTCTAATATTTTTCCCGCTTTATCTTTAAGAGCATATTTGGTCAGAAACACGTTTGCCGCCAACTCGTCTCCATTAAAATATTTTAAGCTCTTTTCTCGTGCTGTGTCGAGTGTCATGTTTATCCCCTTATTTTTTTCTGTATTCTTTGTATTTCTCACGCAACTGTTTACCTTGTTGGGCTGTCGATTGTGCAACGATCTGTTCAACGGTAGTACCATCTTGTGGGAGAACTTTTATTTTAACCCGCGCAGTGTCCATAAAAATAGGATAAATGATTCCATCAGGTCCATTCCTATTTTTTGCTAAAAACACTCGTCCGCCATTTGTATTTTTATCTTCAACTGTTCTAGACACGGAAAATATAAAATCTGCCACAAAACACTTGTTAAAGGCTTCGGAAATGGATTCCATTGTGATTACTTCTGCGTTCAATCCAGACCTATTAGTTTGCGATGCGGTATAACACGGGCATTTATGCTCCTGCGCTATGCCGCGAAGATCTTCGTAAATAGTCTCCAGTTCGTGTCTTTTTTCTTTTCGAACCACATTTGGTCGCAATAAATCTGCATAATCCACAATGATTAAATCCGGCTTGATATCCCGCTGCCGAAGTCTTTCCATATGATTACGAATAACGTTTGGAGAGGCTGTCTTGGTTGGGTATTCTTTGATTATTAATTGACCCTCTAAGTCTTTTACCGTCTCATAAATGCCCTCCTTGCAACCGAAAAGTTGTGGAAGAGGTATACCAGTAATACAACTATCGTAGCGACCCGCAATTACGGTTGGTGCTAATTCCAAAGTATAATGCACAACCGTCTTACCCTGCTTTAACGCTTCTGCTCCCAGATGTACCAGCACCATTGATTTTCCGGCGCCAGTTGGAGCGATAACAACACCCAGTTCTCCAACACCAAGACCGCCCTTGCAGTGACTATCGATAATCTGCCAGCCTGTACTGATAGGGTTACGCGCTTTGATTTTAAATCGCTCTTCAAAGTCCGCCATGTAGTCATAACCAAAGTCAGTATTAGAGCCAAGCTTCAGAGCATCATTGATCAGCGAACTGATCTCATCAAACGATGACGCCTCAAGTAACCCAACAGACTTGATCATAGCCTCTTTTAGTTTCTGCTTTCGGCAGAAGTCAAGGGCTGTCTCTTTAATATATTCTTCGCCGCCAACTTCTATCTCAGATTTATAAATTCTTGCAAAGAAATCTCGGGTTTGTTTTTGGGTAGCTGGGCTTTCGTCATCAAGCTCTGCACGGAGCACTGACAGCATGGCATCCTTTGATGGGTGCACATCGTACTTGATCTTAAAATCAAAAACCTTTTTGGTAAAGGCTTGCAAATATTTTAATTCAAAAAAGTCTATTGACAGAACCTCCTGAATTTGATCTGCGAAGGGGCGGTCCTCCATGATAAGTTGGGCTAGCCCCTCTTGAAAGGCTTTTCCAAATTTTGAAAAATCTACGTTTCTGTTAAGTGCCATTCGCTACCTCCGCAGCCACAATTCGCCGCATCGTCTGAAATAGACTTGTCCAGTCAAACACTCCAAACCCATCTGTGTTCATCATCTTCAGTACCTCTGTCTTATTAAACTCCAGAGTCGTCTCCTCAACCGTGTGTTTAATAATCTTTTTAGATTGAGGTGAAATACTCGGTGAGTAAAGTTGCATTAATCTATAGTTCTTTTCTATTATACCACGTCCGTCGAGAATGTTATGGTGTACTTTTAATTTGTTTTCACAATCGTCGCAATAATCAACTAGCTCGTCAATTGTATAGGACTTCTCTTCTGCCAAAAACGGAAACCGCTTGGACATCGTAGCCAAGCCCACGCCCCCAACACCTTTAAGATTATCACTTTTGTCGCCACAGACGGCGCGTGCGAGAGCAAAGTTTAAAGGATGAATTCCATGTTCTTCTATAATACGATGTTTGTTCAAAGTTGCCTTTTGAATGGGTCGGTGCAGCACAGTTTCGCCATCGCACAGTTGATAAAAATCTTTGTCACTTGACACAATAACCTTTTGCCAGCCCTTTAAAGATGACATACTCACAACATAAGCAATCACATCATCCGCCTCAATTGCTGGCAGCATTATCTGGCATACTGGCATGCAATTTAAATATTCTACCAGTCGAGTCTGCTGCCAAATCTTATTTTCCATCTCTTCGTTCTCGGAGAGATTACGAATCTCGCGATTGAGACGAATGGGCTTGCGCCCCTCTTTATAATTTTTATCAATACTCTTTCGTTTTTGGGAACCACCAGCGCCATCCCAAGCAATAACAACCTGATCCGGCTTCGTCTCACGCACCAGTTTTTGCAAAATTTTCAAGAAACCCTTAGTGCCGCCGATTGGCTGACCGTTGGTCGATAGGCTCGGATCTACAATATATGCTCTGAAATACATATTAAGAGCATCGATGATTAATATTCTTGGAGTCATTAAAGCACCTAATCTTATCGGCGTTGATTGCGACGTTTTTGTTTCTTGTTTCTTTTTTTATGGTGTGGTTTTCTGCGTTGCTTATGCGGCTGCGTAACCTGCGGTCTTCTGTATTTTCTCCGTGGCTGATAATGACGAGGGCGACGGGTGTGATTATGACTTCGATAACCATGCCTAGGCTTGTAATAACGATGGAGTCGGCGTTTCGTGCCGTCTCCATAATATCGCTTCCGATATAGTCGGTGGTGATATTGAAGACTTGAGGAAAACCAATCATATGTATAATGTGGATAATATGGCTTATAATGATAATGTCCAGCATAGCCCAAACATCGCCGATAAGAGCGTCGATGTTTGCGCCAGTGGCGATGCGTGCGCTTGATTAAATTATCACCAACCCATCCATAAAATAACCAAATATTTGATTCTGAATCGAATTCGGCTATCACATATCCAACATCAAAAAACTGTACATTCGGTGAATTATAGTACTGAGCAATGTCACTATAATAAATTCTCGGATTGCGATCAAATGTATCCCAGACAGCCACGTATTCTCCAGCCGAACTTTTCTGCAAAACAATAGGATCTGGTGTTCGAACGCATCGTCTGGCATGTGCTTGCGAAAAGCTTGCCATTGTTAAAAGGATACCACCTAATAATAAAACAATTTTATTTTTCATCTTCATCATCTCCATAAAAGTCTGTGGCATCTCCTGTGCGTTTATCAAACTTGAGTATAACTTCTTCGTCCATTATTTGTAAGACCCTATTTTTAAATTTTTCATTTTTAAGCTTATCAAGCCAATGAGCACTTTGAAATTTATCCACAGAGCCGTCTTCATAAACCAACTGATACCAAGCACCAGCATTTTTTAAATTATCCGATCCCTTGATTGCTTCGAGCCAACTTTCTTCGTCTTGGACTCCGACCTCTTCACCCCAAAGGATTTTAAAAGCACTTTGGCGACCTTGCGTCCCAAAGCGCGACTTTTGAATCTTGGCTTTAACTTCAGATCCGATACGGAAGCCGCGCTCATCCGTGACAAATGCATTTTTCGCCTTGCGCCCCGTGAGCCAAATGCGAAGTGAATACGCATAATGCATTGCCTTTCCACCGGGCGTAAAATATGGCGTCGTAAGCGCTTCCGCAATGTTGCTTGTGATATTTGTTTTAAGCTGATTAAGAACCAGAAATGTTGATTGGCTGTTCGCGATTGGAACAGTCAACTTTGACATTCCCTTTGATAAGATTCTTGGCTTTACTGCCATCGATGACAAAGGGTTGAAGTCCCCCTCTACATCTGTTGTGGATGGTGTAAGCGCTAAAGAGTCCCATATAAAGAGCATCCGGTTCTCATTTGTCTCCAAAAGATCTTCAATGGTTTCTAATACAAACTCCACTGATTGAGCCTGAACGTATAATACTCGATCAACATCACAGCCACCACGAGCCAAAAACTCTGGATCAATCGCTGATTCTGAATCGAAATATATTACGTCGATTCCCATTTTTTGAGCGTTCGCGGCAACCTGTGCTGCTAAAAAAGATTTTCCTGTCGACTCTAATCCGGCGATTTCTGTGATTTTGCCTACTGGTATCCCTGCCAGATGACCACGACAAATAATAGAATCTAGCCATCGAGATCCTGTAGGGATCCAATCGCTCACCTCTGTCGGGTTCTTCTCTGCTAGGTTGTGTGCAACGTTAATTCCCGCCTTCTTATTAATAAGAGAGCGCATATCAGCGATGCTCAGCTTACCAACTTTTGTTTTTTTTCCTGACTTCGGTCTTGCCATATTCTTCTCCCATGAATGTAAATTGAGGCATCTATAAACCCATGCCTCCCTGCGGGATTAAAGTTAACCGATGTCGACTAACTCAACTTCAAAATTAAGGTCTTGCCCTGCGAGTGGATGGTTATGATCCAATTCGACCTCGGTGTCTGTAACTGAGTTGATTTTAGCAACTGCTACTTGACCATTTGGGCTAGTTCCCTGCACAGATGTGCCAACTTCGAAAACGAAGTCAGACGGAAAAACCTCTTTAGATACTTTCACAACTGCTGTTGGATCATATACTCCGTAACCTTCTGTAATCTTAAAAGATTTCTTGGCACCTACTGTCATACCTACGACAGCTTTCTCAAAGTCAGGCAAAAGGGTTTTTGAACCCAATTCAAAATCCAAGGTTTGCCCCCGGTCATGACTGCTATCGAACACAGTACCATCATTAAGAGTTCCTTTATAATGTACTTTGACATTATTTCCATTTTTAGCTTTGCTCATTTTTTTCCTCTTTAAATAAAATTGGTTCGAGACACCTGATAACCCTGTGCCCCCCTGTGGGATAATAAACTAGCTACCTAATAGCTCATCAAAAGCATCCGAAACAGTGTTCGCTTCCGAAGCTGTATCGCTTGTGGAAGAATATTTTACTGTCTCAGTTGATGCCGACTCGGCATCGTCATCAGAAAGCAGGAATTCATCCAATAGAGCCTGAACGTCTGAAGTAGTCTTGCGATCAAACAAGTCTTCAAAGTTTGGAATAGCATCCAAAATTTCTTTGCAACGTTCAGGTGTCACATCCTCGCAAAATTGCGAAGTTGAGCGCTTTGGTGTGAGCTTTGTTAATGGAAATTGCCCACCGGGAGGTTTGCCATATGTCATGACCAAATCTGTCCCAGCTTCAGTATCGGTAATATCCCCATACTCCGGGTTTAACACTAGGTTAAGCAGCGTCTCATACGCCATCTTTCCATAGCCCCAGACTCGGACCCCCTGAGCTTCTTCTCCTCGGACCATCACAGGAGAGAAGAAACGTTGTCGCGCAAAGAGGGATTTAGCCATCTTCTTGCTTCCATCGTCGCCTTCACGCCATAGATTGCTAGCAAATTCACAGACAGGACAGTCCTCTCCGTAGTTTTTTTTCGGACAAAGGAAACCAGAATTCTTGCCCACGTTATAGTGGAACCAATAATCCTTAAACGGATCCCCGTCTGCCGTCGGAATAATCCGAATTGTTTGTTCGCCATCTTGCGGCTTCCAAAACCCATTTTTTTGTTTTGAGCCGCCTCGATTTTCAAGAGCGAACTTTCTTTCTTGAATCTTTTTTAAATCAATTGCCATTAACTTTTCTCCTAATTGTTAAAGTAAACTCAGCTAATCTTCTAAGTTTCTAATCCATACTGTAACACAGTAAATTCTCTTTGTCAAGCTTTTTTTTATTTTTGTATAGCCGAAGCTCGATATACAACATAAACGTAATCATCTTCATAGTCTGTAGAATAGACACCATATGAGCGTTTCACCTGAGTGGTCTTTTCTTGCTCTGCTTGTTCCTTAATCTTCTTCATAAGCGTTGTGTCGGTTTCTATCTTTTCTTTCCCGATTGCATAAAAATAACACTTTTCTCTCGGAAAGTCAAGCGGAAAAAACATATTTTCTTTGCCAGTTTCGAAATCTTTTATTCCTATCGTCACCACCCGAGATGTCTCGTGAGGTGGTGATAAATTTCCCAACACACTTTTTGATCTCGAAAGCACCTCGATCATGTGCAACGTCGATACAACCATTTCACGAATCTTAGAATAATAACTTTTAATTGTTGTCTCTGGTAATATGGTACCAACCAGTTCAAGGTCAACAAATATTATTTTTTCAAAAACCCCTGACCTTGCATACTCTTGAAGTATCCCACGAATAGCGCGGGCATTCAAAATTTGTTCTTCTGAAAGTGCTCGCGATGCCGAATTGAGATATAAAACAGTTATTTTATGGTCTTTGATTTCCGATAAGATTCTTAAAGATGCTGCCGAAACAAGCTCGGTGCCGTCGACAACAAACAATACTTCTTCCGGAAGATTTGTTTTAAAAAGTTTTTTAAAAGACGGGCAATTTTCTTCATATTTTTCCGGTGTTGACTGTGGAGGGATATGTGCCCGCTTTCTATATATTTTTTTTGTTCCAACCAAGATATTATATACCTCATATTGGGGATATTTTTTAAACTCATTCGCTAATTCACAAGCAAATGATCCTAAGCCTATGACACCGCTCATTTATTATACCTCTTCATATTCCCATAATCGCGACCCACTGAAACATTTGTAACATATGAGCCTAAATCCGTGTCACTAAACGTGTTTATAATGTTGTTCAATAAACCCATATCTTTCTTTGCAAAATCAATTACCAACGAGTCGTGCAGTAAAAAAGCTATATTTGAGCTTTGACTACATAGTATTTTATCAATTTCTAGCGCTCTTTTTAAGAACAAATCGCTTGTAGTACTCTGAATAATATAATTTAAGGCATGATGATTGTCGGCTGGAATGTTTCTATCAAATACAGTGGTCACTGTACTACCGTCAAAGTATTTTACCAAGACTTTCTCTCGATCATATACGTCTGAAGGAAGGAAATCCTTAGAGTTTGGATTGTATAACCAAGCAAATATTCTTTTCTTGGCAGCGTCACGTGACAGGACGCTTGAACGGTATATATTTTTTGCGTTCCAATCATGAATATCCGTTTTTGGTTGTTCTCTGCCAGAGAGCGCCAGCAGTGTGCGAAGCTCTGCGGCATTAAAATCCAACTCAACAAAAAAATCATTCTGTGGTTTTATTATAGAGCGATAATTCCTATCTAATGTCAATATAGGAAAACTTAATTTTGTTGTTGTAAGTCGACCGGTCTTAGATTTGAACGGGTCGTATTCAATATAGTGACTCGATCTTTTCATAAGGCGCTTATATAAAATGCGTGTACGGGGCAGCGCCACGAGCTTTGAGAGCGGTGTAAGATCAAGTTTAAGGTGTTGGTGCCTAAGTTTTGATAAAAACTTAACTAACTCTAACAAGAAATCATAATTCGCGGGCTTCTTGTTGTTCAATATAACGTGTTTAGTAACGTCATTCCTCATTTCACAATATTGCAATAAGAATTTTTCAGGCACAATGTCAAAAAAACAGTTTTCTTCTAAATCAACCTTTGCGGTATTGCAAGCTCGGAGGTATGCCTGCAACTTATTGTTCAAAAGCTCCCAATTGTCCCTCTTTGAATCTGGTACTACTTCTGCTATTGATTTGCCGCCGCAATACAAGTTGGCATACTCCACAGAAGGCAAATCGAGATGAGAACTATATTTCCACGTTGCGGTCAAGCCTACAGGTATGCTGTCATTGTGTATTTTACCATCGGCATATATACCAGCGCACTCTTTTTTAGTATCTAACGGTTGAAAAAACAAATTACCTCTATAACGTCTTTGTTCTAGTGTTCTTTAGTATCATAGTAACATATTTTAAAGCATTGTCAAGCCCTTTATAGTTATAAATTTGCATTATTTTCTTTACATCGTTATTAAACGTCGCATTGCTTTTTTTAACCTGCATCTCAGTTAGCCTCACAAAATAATATAATTCTAACCAGTATGCGTCATCATACATCTGATTGGGGTGAAAAAGATCTAAACGCTGGCGGTACGTATTTTTTACTATCGTTCTTTTCTGATTTTCACCACGGGCACATAACTCATATTCTTGGTATGTTGGGTAAGATTCTATATAAACATTATATGAACTCATAATAAACTCTTTCAGATTTGCAAAGTCATTAAATCCAGAAGTGTTGTGGTAATATTCTTCAAAAAGAGTTTCCGGAATGATTCCATAAGTTTCCATATGTTTTCTCATTACAGGGTGCCTAATGTCTGCTGTTAAACTCCAGGGAGCGTTATAATCTATCATAAACCCATGATTTTGAGCTGAAGACTTATAAAAATTATAATTTGGATCCTGTAGCCATTCTACCTTTATAGCGTCGGCATATTTTGGAAGTTTTGCTATTTCCACCTTTAACCCGCCAACATCGTTTGGGCAAATTTTTGATGTTGCATATGCACTCATAGTCATAAAAGATAATCCTCTTGAACGTATTAAAAATTCTAAGAGTTCTTTTATGTAGGTATCTAAATTTTTTATTTTATGATGCCTTCGATCGACCTTGAGTCGTTTTGTAACAAATATATCATATAAAGAGACTAAATGTTCGTTGTGTCCCTTAATGAAACTTGTCCACCCCACTTTGGGCACCAGATTGCGAATCGCTGATATACCTTTGGGGTTAAGCTTTTTAAGTCCATGGGCTTTCATAAAATGTGTCTGAAGTTCTAAAAAAGCATCGACGACAAAATCGACCCCCATAACAACTTCCTGTGATTTGTGGAGTGGAGAGGAAAACTGCTTCAGGTTCGTTTCTGACAAATAACACAAATCCCCAATTGGAGAGGTTTTGCCGTGAAGGGCACCGGTTTGGGTCCAATAATTTATAGTCTGTTCTAGGGGTGCGCCCAATTGGGGTACAACTGCTGCCCAAAAATCGCGCTTGAGAAATGTTTCAAGAGTGTTATGATTACCCGCGTTGGTTGCTGTTGCATATTGTTTTATTAAATCACCGATATCTGACATTTCTTACTCCTTTCAAGTGATATCTCTTTAAAATGTCTGCGTCGCGAGGATCCAGTTGTTGCCGGTGATGGCATCTGACGCCATGAATTCTTCTGCTTCTGCCAAGTCAGTTTCATTCCAATAAGCAGACAAACTGATTTTACCACCATAGGTGAATTCATCTTTCAACAGCAAGCTGGTACCTTCGAAAGGGAACATGTTCTCATCTCGGGACTGCAAATATGCCATAAATGCATCCCAATCCTGCTTCGATTTATTGCCTTCTTGTGCAAACCATTGTTCTGCTTCTTGATATACCGACAATTGCATATCGATGCCTTGAATCTCCAATACACTATGGAAAAGTTTTATTCTGCGATCGCGAAGCTCGGCAGCTTTGACTTCATTGGCTCGCAGTGCCTGTTCCGCTGCTCTTTTGGCAACACCAGCGCCTTTTTGTGCTGCTTCTAGTTCTTTTTCACGCGCCATCTCTTCTTTGGTAAATGCTGCAAGTTCTTCAGGGGTCATATCCTCTGGTTTTTTCTCAAAGACGCTTCGTCGCTTTCCCCAATACTCAAGTCTGTTCTGTCTATTATGCGCCTCATGCATTGGAGTGGGATAACACTCAACGTCCTCCCACCAGCCAGTAGAATCTATTTTTCCCTCTTTTTTAATTACTTTATATGTACCGCCGAAGCCCAAGCCTCTTGCTATGGAGTGATCCTTGGCTGCGCCAATACCGTTAATATTGACAAACACATCGCCATTTATTTTAAGAACTGAGTTCCCTAGTATTTGAACCTGTGCCTTGTACATTTGTTGAAGGTCCTTCTGCTGAAGCAGGTTTTTTCTTGCGTCAGATACTTTTACGTTACCGCCTTCTTTAGACTCCATATAGTTGAAATATTCATCGCGTGTTTCTTCTAATCTTTCAAATTTAAATTCTTTAATTGGACCAGTGGCTAGCCCGACGCTGAGCCAATAACACCCTTTCTTATCATCTGCCGCTTCGCTTACACCAAACTGTTCGCTTGCCTTTTCATTAGTTGCATGCAACAAAATATAATTTCGTGAGCCGTAGCCAGGATGATGAACAGCTTCAACCGGCAATGGTTTCATCATAAGCCCGGAAACAGTTTCAACAGTAACTCTGCCCCTTGGAAGTCTATCTCTTCCCTTGGCAGACGATGGTGCCTCAAACGTATCCCATTTTGTATGTGTGCGGTTTGCCGGATCGTTCCCACCAAAGCACCCGGAATTACCTTGCTGTAACATACCATGCACCAAAGTTTCAATCATCGATTCCAAATAGTCTTTAAGAGCGAGAGATGACTTGGCGGGTGCCACCACAGTTTTAACCAACCAAGCTCGAAAAAGGTCCATAGAAACAGGAAAGTCAGCCAATGGAAAAGTCTCGGCATTCTTAGAACCGGGACGGGACCACGTATATGTTCCCAACAAAATACGCGCTTTTGGTGGGATACTGTCATGACCCGTTAATCGCAAAGCCGAATTGACAAGAGCACCGAAGTACGTATAGTGTACTTTCACCGTCTCACCTGAAGGATCCATTGGTAAAAAGCCTGGATTGATTTGGAGTCCACCCTGTATGGTGATATTGCCCTTGGCAGCTTGCTCCTTATTGCCATCTCTATTGGAGGCGAGCGATCGCAAGATGTTGTCTTGACTGATTTTTTGCGTATCTGCATCTTTGGTAGACATTTTGGAAATACCCTTTTTCACGTCATCCAGCTCTTTCACAGAATGGGAGCCGCCAGTGAACAATTTAAGCCTATTCAATCTGTATTCATGAACGGCACTGAGTTCGGCACGATTGCCATACTTCTGTTGTGTTGATGTGTTTTCGAATGTGACGCCGGGTTTGCCTGTGAGCATTTCACCCCAATAGTTTTTTATGTTATTGAGAGCAACGCCCACCTGTTCTTTAATACCCGTGGTAACTCTGTGACCCTTCTCGTTTAAAATCGAGCTTGATGTACCACCAACCCCGAGCATCGATTTTGGTACTTGAACGGACATAACCTCCTCGTTATCCAAGAGATCCGTAAACATCTTCGTGTAGCGGGCATGAAGTATGCTCTGTGTTTGTATATTTTCTTGTGCTTTTGCCTCTGCCCACTTCGCTTGAAGCTCTGCAACTGCGGTTGTGGCACTCCTGAGTCCCATCTTCTGCCCCTGCCAGTCCTTGGGGTAATTGATCCCCTTAGCTTGTGCAATCTTCTTTTGCCAGTCAACCGGATTTAGCTTTTCGGAATTGTCGCCAAATGCTTGAGAGAAAAGATCATCCCCTTGATTTTGAAAAATCGCTCCTGGCTCGATACCGTTGGCTTCGAGTTCTTTCTTCAGAGTACCAAGAGCGGCGTTGGTAGTGGCTCGATGGACACGCTGCTCTTCAACATGAGTTTTAACCCTAGAATTGTCCTGATCCTTAACGTGACCGCCAAGTATATCTGCATCTCTTTCTGGATCTGGCTCTGTCTGTGCAAAAAATTCTTGAACAACTTGTACAGTGCCATCCTCCATCAAATCGATCTGGGGAATAGCTGCCTTGAACAGAAGTAACCGAATGCACGTGCCGAGAACGGCACTTTTTTGTATTCCTGTTAATTTATTTTTGCCTGCTTCGCCGGTCGCCCAGCCCATCTGAACCCTAATGCGAGTGTGTTGACCTACCGCTTTTGCACTGCCAAGTGCTGACAGTGGCTCGCCTGCCAAAAGATCCATCAAAGTGGCATTTTGTCCTTGCGGTCTATGATCCAACGCTGCCATTGATTCTGCCTTAAATTTTAAAGTGACCTTATAATCTTCATTGACTTGCGCTGCGCTGCCAGCCTTTGCCCCGTCCAAAGAATAATATACTTCTTCAAGTACCACCCCGGTGCCTCGTGGTGCCGTGCCTTTTAATATAGCTTCTACGCCAGATGTTTCGTAATTTGTCGAAAAATATAACGGTACGGCGGCAGCTTTTGACAAGTTTTCATTGCCAGCACCTGAAGATTTTACGATCCAGATTTTAACAGTCGGTATCAATGCTGCAATTTGAACTGGAGTTAAATGCATAAATGTTCTCAAACCTGATTCACCAGTCAAATATCGAATGAGTTTATTGGGATCGCCGTCAGCAAAAACAGTGAGGTGAGAATATTCTTTAGGCGCTTGATATTTAAAAATATCCATGTAATCAATCAAAAAACACTGCTGATTGAATCTTGCTATTTTTTGCCCGTCCTCGGCGGTATTCCCGTCGCCGCCAAGGTAAACTGTATTTTCGTTTGCCACCGCTTGCTGACTGGCAGTCAGAGGCGAGGGTTCTTTTGCAGCCGCTGCGGCGTCTGATTTGGCTTCTCGGGCTTGTGCTTCTACTGTTTCGGCGGCGCCGAGCATTCCGTCTTCAAAACTCATGACTTTTAATACCCGTACCTAGCTAGGACCTGACCCACAGGTTTTGGAATTAAAATTACATCGCCGTTATTAATGTGTGCCTCTGTTGGCTTATTGTTATAAAGCGCAATTAACCACCAAGATGCAGCATCGCTATAATGCAATTCAGCGAGCTTATATAATCTATCGCCGGTCTTCCAAGTATGCCGAACGTGCTCAAACTCGGAGATAATTTCTCTCTCAAGTACGTGGAATGCCGGTGTTGTATAATGAGTTATATATTGGCTTCTATTGTGTTTCTGACTGTAGTCGTAATAAAACGGCTGCAAGGAATTGTTCATGTCTCTTAATCTATAGCGCATCTGTTTTCTCCTAATCCAAATATTTGGCGGCGCCGCCACCGCCGCCAGCACCAAAAACTGATTCCACTGCGCTAGCTGTTTGTTCCTGTTTCGCCACGGAATCGTTGTTAGTCTGTGGTATTGCATCGAGTGCATTCTGATAGAACGGTGCTTCCGTCTGCCCCATCGTTGCTCCTTTTGCAGCGATAGCGCCTAGTGATTCTGATTCCTTCTCTGCTTCTGCCATCATTTTGGCTGTGGCGGGGTCGATCTCTCCACCAGTTCCGGCTGAATATGCAACAGCGTCGGCGGCAACCCCTGCGCCACCTAGTGTCGCCATCGTCTGCATTGTGGCTGATGCTAATTCCTGAGCCTCTTCTGGCGTCATTGGTGCTTTACTCTTGCCATACGGAAAAGAACTAAAATTATAGCCGCTGGACGCACCGGCTCCACAGAGGTGGTCATGTAGAATTGTCATCTCAACACTCGCATTAATAACTTTTGGATATATATTGCCCCCCTTCACATATACGCCTGCCTCAAAATCTGGATTAAACTCAAAGCCACCGATAGTACAGAACAAGCCATTGGTAGCAGCTTGTCCGCCGCCGGATGAGCGTGAATTTGTTATCATATTCATAAACTTGACCTTAAAATACGGCGGGGTTTGCAATGTAGCTGCGCCGTCTGTGGAAGAATATTTTGGATACATCGCTTGAATCAACTTTGAGCAATTCTTCAAATTTCTTCTTGCTTCTCCTAAACTGTATGACGGAATATCCCACTCAATTGAGATTTTTCTCCCCGTACCTTGATATGTTGTTAAAGGGTCCATCCGTCCGAAAGCACGGGTTTCAGTCCAGTTACATTCATATTTATCAGAAAAGCTTTTAACAAATGCTTTGAAGCTCACATTGGTGCCCTGAGATATACTAAAAAAACGTATTTTTGCACCAGAATAAAATCTAGTGGCATCCACCGCTTTAGTAGAGGTGGACCCAGGTGTGCCTGCCGCTTTAGGTTCTTTGGACATTATACTTATGTCTCCTTATACAGTAAATAGAATATAAACAAAAATCTAATCGAAGAAGAAAATTATTACTTTGATTTTACTTTGGTGGGCAGCTTATTCTTCTTATTAATATATTTCTCGACCACCTTACCAATCTCTCGACCATCAATCTCAAAAATAACTGGTGGGGTTTCTGCTGAACTGGCTCCGCCGCCCTTTGTAGGCGTCGTAGTGCCGGTTGTTGCGCCGAGAGCCTCAACAAACGCCGAAGCTCCGCCAAACATACCACCGATCATAAGTGCTGAATTAAATCTGAACGCTTCGTCAACTAATTTAGTTACATTTCCAATAGCGGTAGGTGTTAGTGCTTGCACTGCGGGGGCATTATCTGTTACTGTTTCAAACATTTGTGTAAATGCTGTTACTTTTGACTCAGGGATTGCCTCCATCGCATCAGCTAATTCCTCAACCCCCCAAGACGCTATAGATGCTGACATACCAAGCATAAGGAATGCGTCAGTGATAGCTTCCATTCCCAACCCTGCTCCATATATTGTACCAGTGCCTAGATCTCGTAATGTGTTCATCAACGCTCTAACTGTCGGTACAGCCGAACTGATGCCTGCGCCCATATTGGCTGCAACCATCCCGAGTCCCATCATCATATTTCCAAGAGACTCAAGATCTCTGGAGGAGACGAACTTGAGTGCCAGCCCCAAGGATAGCAGCCCAAAACTCATCATCATTAAGCCGACCATAACCATTGACCCTGCTGCGACCATGAGTGGGGCGAGCACTGTCAAAGACGCTACCAGTCCAACAAAAATGGCAAACATCGGCATTAATATCATAACCACTGCGAATCCAATAGCGAATAAAAGCATACCAAGTCCCAGTGCCACGACTCCCGGCGCTGCCATTGATGCAGCAATTGCCAGTAGTGTAAAAGCACCGGCTGCTGCTGATGCTGCTGCTGCGTTAGCTGCGAAAACAGGAATCAGCATTTTCAGAACAAGTCCAATAGTTATAATGACTCCTGTAAACATAGCCATCTGACCAACAGACATCTCTTTCATTTGCATAGCCAATAATGCTAAAGAACCAACAATGATCCCAATGCCGATCGCAGCAAACAGTAGAGCGGCGCCCATTGCCAGAATCTGTCCCGCGCTCATCGAGGCTGCGGCGCCGAATGCTTGTGTAATAGGAGTACCCTTCAATTTTGCTGCATTATTTAGTTCTGTAGAGACGGCACCATCCTTTTGTGCTCCTGCGTCTAGCGCTGTTGTGGCAGCGGATTTTACCTGCCATGGCCACAACCCAATTATCCGAGTCATAAATGCGGTCTTTGCTGCTACCACAGCCCAAACTGCAAGCTTATAACCCGCCCATAGACTAGCCATTGTTCCAAGACCCGCCCAGAACCCACCACCAAAAATTGATTTCATTCCATCGGCGACCCAGTGCAAACCATCGATGATTGGTTTAACGACTGCAAGAAGGTCAGAAAACAACGTTGCCAGCTTTTGCATTGGCGTTAGAGAACTCTCCGTCGCCTTGTTTAGTTCGTCTTGGGATGCCGTCGCGGCGATGGCGCCGTCAGACGCTTTTTTTAATTCTTCAGCCTTTGTCTTGCCTAGCATTTTTAATGCCAAAGCTTCATTTTTAATTCCCGATAGTTGAATAAAACGACGTTTTGACTCAACACTCATTGTCTCTATACTTTGACCGGAGGCTTCGATTGCCCTTTTGATTTCTACAATTCTCTGTTCGTCCGAAAGACCTCTCATTTTATTTGCATTGATATAAGCGCCGCCGAGTGCCATATTTAATTTTGCGGCAGCAGCAATCGAGCCACTAACCGTGTTATATTGATCTGTTATGTCTGTTAAATCACTGATTTCGGCGCCGAGTTTCTTTGCATGTGATTGCATTCCTATAAAAACTTCTTTCGCTCGATCACCATAAACTGCAAATTTATTCATATGCTGCGAGGCATTAGCAACAACCTTATTCAAGTCCATACCAATAGCTTTTGAGGCGCCAAGGAGATTGAGAGTGAACTCTTCGACATTGCCGCCGCCGAGCGTATGCTCAAATTCCTGCAATGAATTTAGCGCAGCTTGATCAACACCAAGTTTACCCATTTGTGCATTTAGTTTGGCTAATGCGTCACCGTGATCGGGCAAGTCGGCAAAAAAGGATATGTTATTCCGCAGCGATCCCAGCGCATTGGCATAATCTTTCGTATCCATACCAAGACTCTTCATATGCGCTGTGCTGTTCACAATCTGAGCGTCGAACGCTCCGGCAGCAGCAGTAGTTGCGTTGAATTCAGCACGTGCCGCTTCTGCCGCATATGCGTTTTTCATCAAATAAAAGGCAAGCCCGATGCCAGCGGAGCCTAAAATATTAGTCATTGTGAAGACCGATTTCATGGCAGCGCCGACCTGTGCTAAGGCACCAACAAACCCAATTGCCTGTGCCGTTGCAAAGAACTGTCCTATAACCGTGTTCTTAGCCATATCATCGATACCGGTCATTGCCGACAAAATCTGTTGTGTCTTGGAATTTAACTTGTCTTTTAATTCAAGCTCTTTCTCATGCTTCTCTAAAATTTTTTCTCTGCCGGTACGTTCTTCAGTTATGGCATCTAAGCTAACATCCCTAAGCTCTTGGCGCGCTGTCAATTGATTTTCGGCTTCACCTAAAAGGGTTCGTGCGTACTCAATCTCTTCCTTGCTTGCAGTACCAATCTGCAAAAGTGTCTGGAGTCTGCCATTGGCTGCTTCGACTGCTTGTTCCTCAGCTTTGAGAGCATCATCCCCCGCTGCTTGGAGCGCCATAACAGCTTTCTCCATCTCTTTCAGCATTCCCACTTGATTCTGAAGTACTACGGAGCGCGCCTCTTCGGCTTTCGTTATATTTTTTAAACGAATTTCTTCCTGCGATTGTAAATCAGCGAGTCTTTCCGCGTTTTTAATTTGATCATCAGCCATTCATTTAGCTTTCCCTAATTATTTAAATGGCCATTTCAAGCCCGTCTTTTTATTGAAATCCTTAATAGCATTATTGAGTTTATATTTGTTTTTATATGTTCTTGCGTCATTAAGACCATACTTTCTATAGGCGTCGATATATCTCTTCTCATTCCCCAAAGCCTTGGCAAATGCTTTTACATCGCTTTTTGACCCTCTAAGTTTCACAGGCACAGCGGAGCCTCCGAACATCATAGATAATAGGGCTCCAACGCCATGTTTAAGCATAGCCAACGGATTGAATTCTTTTAGCTCGCCAGATTTGGCAGCGTTTAAGTCAATTACTATAGGGGTTAAATCTTTTTGCTCTTCTGACACTAGGGAACCTCCAATAATATATTAATGCAAATATAAATAGTTCTTTTATAAAGAAAAAAGGGCGCCAGATAGCGCCCTTATATCATTTTCTCTTTGCTTGGGACTGGGCTTTCGCTTTAGCCTTATCCATCTCTGCTTTTTCTTGCTCGAATTGTTTACTTAAACGACGAACAAACCAGTGACGAATCTGTATTGGGAGACTATATGCTTCAACAAAGCTCCAGCCGCCGTGGTGCTTTAAGAGAAAAATCTGTTCATATACGCTTTCAACGTACTTATCGCTTAGGCCAAAAAAAGTCCGTTGTGAACGGAACCTCCATGTCCATGTCAAATCCACACTCTTGACAGTCAAAATGCTGCGACAGATCAATATCGGGCATTAGTTCTTCGTATGCGGATCGCACAAATCTTGCATCCTGAGCGGGCATTGAATTAATAAATTTATTAATAGATGCCTGTTTCTCATCACCATTCACTGATTTGATCATCAGTTTAAGTTGATCCGTTGCGGTCGATTCCGGAAGCTTATTCTTCTTTCGATTTGCCTGTGTTGTGGTTAACCATTTCTCGTCTGCTCCTGTCAAAAGTCGCACTTCAACCTTAACACCAGATTTAGGACAGTCTACCACCCACGTGCCATTGCCAGTGGGAGTGGCATTCAAACTATCCCCACCTTCAATAATCTCCTGCTCGTCTAGATCAAATTCATATTGTTGCACTAGTGAGCACGCAGGGCAAGTTACTTTAGTGTTGTATTCACTTCCGTAGCCAGAGATTCTGGCAGCGACCACTAAAGCGTTCTTATCGCCAATTAACATATCGCTTAAACGAATCGTTTTGTCAACCAGAATGTTCTGGAGGAGTCGATCGATTGCTAGTCCCTTCTTTAACAGGGATTTTGATGTTAAAATATCTTCATCCTTCGCCGTCATATAGCGAATTTCAATACTTTCTTTTCCATGGAGTGTACTATCCTCGGAGTAAAAACGACCTCTTGACGGTAAATCAACAAACTCGGTTGGAGTAGTAAATTGCATTGGAGAGGGACTCTCCTCGGCTGCTGTGGAGAGCATTTGCTCTGGTGGGGTGTCCGCTGCGGGGGTTGCCCCAGTGCGAGCTTCATTATTCCTTGACATTTATCACCTCTTTTTTGTGAAATAACTTTGTTTATATAATAGAAGATTTATTAAATAATGTTAAGAATAAAATAGTTTAAGCCTGAACTAGTTCAGCGTAGTCGTAACGAATTTCCAACTCGACTTCAAGCATATCATCAGACTCATAGTCGAGATCGCCAAACTTAGCATCTTTTATCCAAGCATTATGTAGCTTCCAATATTCAATTGGGTTTCCGTCTGAATCATGCTGGGTGATTTGTACAACTCCCAATGCACCTACGGACTTGTTTTTACCAATTGTAGCATAGTTACCACGATCTGGAATGTGGTAACCGGAATCTTCCAACATATTTCGTACAACCTCAGCGGAGTTTGGGAATATCGCATCTGCCAACGTTAGCGTAACAGTGTTCCACTCCAATCTACCGGGATAGTAAAACTTGTGATTTAGATATGAATGCGCGGTTTCAGTCACCGTGAAACTGGGCTTTGTAACCTTCTTCGCCACAAAGTGAGCTAGATTGTTTCTATCCGTTCCCAGAAGAACTGTCCATCGATACGCTCTTTTTGGCTCGGCGGTTGAGTCTGTCCAAAATTTTTCAGCCATTTATTTTTTTCTCCTATATAAACAGTTTTGTTATTAATAAATAGTTAAGGCGACTTAATATCACCTTAACCTTTATTATTAATCTTCGAAAGAAGCTCCACTATTTGTAATCACGAAGTCAATCGCAATATATTCAATAGCTTTTGTTGGTTTCAGGAGGATCTTAGCATACATAATGTTACGATCAACCAAGTCTGGTGTGGTTGTGGTTTCATCCAACACAACCTTAAAGTCTTCCAGTCCTAGACCTGCCTTGACGCCCTGAAGGAAAGGCTCAACTCTTGAAGTAAAGTTAAACCAAGTTCTTTGGACGTTCGGCTCGAAAAGTGTGGTTGCAGCCATTCGCGAAATCTCTTTCTTGACGTAAATCATCAAGCGACGGACATTAATCCTATCGAGAGCGGAAGCTGTTACCTGCATTGTCTTTTGACCAAAGATTACAATACCCTCTGCCGGGAAGCTGGCAATCGGATTGACCCTAGCTGCATATAGATCGTCACGATCTTTTGCAGTGAGGCGATCTCGAACACCAAGTACTGGCATGCCCGCTGAACCTTCTGTCAGTCCACCCCTAGTGAAACCGGCTGGGGCAAACCAAACATCTGATTTCCTCTCGGAACTAGCGAAAGTACCAAGTGCAACAACCGAAGGAGGTGACCACAGAACAGCGTCGGTGGCGGAATCCTTAATTTGCACCCAAGGATAATAAGTACAAGCATAACTTGAATTAATTTGTAGCTCATCAATCTCGTCAAGAGTAGCATCAACCGTACCGCCATATGAGCTAAAAGCGTCACCCGCAGAGCGGTTAGCGCGGGGTTTATAGCCCCCTGCGATGTCCAACACTGCCAGTGCATCACCACGGGATTCACAAACGTCTACCATGTGGCGATTGAGTACTCGGTGTGTGATTCCTGGCATTGCCATCAAATTAAATTCAACCTCTTCCTGCGAAGAACAAGCATCAATTGCTTTCTTGATGGAGTAGAACGAAGAATCGGTCTTGTCTGTGGAGTCTGATGCCATTACAACATCTGGAGCATACGGATCAAGTACATTAATGTTATGACCGTCAAAACCACCCCACAGCGGCATTGTAAATTTATCACAACCCTGGTCCAATGTGCCGCTCCAACTGGAGGTCACACTGATAGAATCGTTCGCCTTGCGGTTACCTGCTGCCCAGAGAGCATCGGCATTATTCGATCCGCTCAACTTAATATCATCAAGCGAAAATGCCCAACAGGATGCCTCTACTAGATCACTATCTGTACCAAGTGAATCAGGGAGAGGATACATGTGGTCGCCCCAAGAAGCGTTAGTTGTCTTATCGTTGCTTGGCTCTTGTGTATATGCTCCCCAATAGGCTTGCTTTCTGTTAGAAAGGGAGCCAGAAGCACTATTCTTTCGAATTGGGCACTCAGGAAAATCAAGCTGCAACTCGATTTCATCATAGGCTTTGAACTTGTTTCCTGCTGGAGCCAGTGAATCGACATCAGAAGTTGTTACATTGAACAGTACATTCGCTGGACAAGTGACGTCGTTGTTACCTGCAAGGTTGACAGACGACAACTTCGGCGGACCAAAGAAGCCGAACGGTAGGCACTGGGGATCTAACGCGGCGGCGTCCAAATCTTCAGAGCTTTCAATACGAATAAAACGAGAATTATTCTCGTAATCCCCTTGATATGTGTAACGGCGTTCCGTTTCATTCCAGCTTAGTGATTGATCACCAATCTTTCTTTTAATGTAATTTGGTGAAGAGGGATTCAAATTGCAATTCGAAAATGATTCTACAACTTGACGTGAAATATCAGAATCTTGTACTCTACGCACCTCAACGGTGAACGTTCCATACGGATTCTCTTCTGGGTTTCGTGCATACTTGATGTCGCGAATAGAAACTTTAAGATTTTTAGATTCCCACTCGCCGCTGTTCAATGCATGAATTTTAAATAGTTTATCTACACCACCAGTTACGGCTCCGGCATCTGATAAGGCAGGCGCAAAAGAGCCAGAATCAGCGGTCAAGTCTTGAGAAAAGATCCAGCCAGTGGTTCCAGCAGTTGCAGCCATACGGAAATCATTACCTGCTCTATTGGAGCCACCAGACTTTTCGCGTAGTGGAGCAACTATTCCAAGAACAGAGCCTGCATCTGAATTACCTAGGTAATCAACAAGGGTATTCTCAAAGGTTTGACCCAAGAAATAATCTTTTCGGTTCTCTGCTGCAATACTAGTTGCGTCTAAAAGAGCCGGATTTGTATTAAACACCTTTCTAATGAATTTGCTTGATCTTTTATTAAAGTTGAATGAAGTCGTAATATCTTTACTAACAGCGGCAGTAGAACCTGCGGCTGTATTCCAAATCGTCATCATAAACTCTCGGTCGTCGCCAACACTTTTAATAGCACCACCGGTACCGCTAACGTGAGTCATATTGTCTGCGGAGCCACTTCGCGCAGGACCTTTAAGTACCGGCGCACCTAGCTTGCTGTAGAAAACAGCCGCCAATGTACCAGTTACTGGAGTCGCTGGATTGTGTGCGGCGCCGGAATCCCAAAGAAAGAGTCCGTAAGCCTCTTTCGCGACTGACCAACCTGCTTCGCCTGCGCCGGTCGCATCTTCATGGTTGTTACCCAACAAGCGGACCATAGTAACAGGACCATTGTTTCTTAGGTATGACATCGCAGCATAAGTCGCGTACATTGGTGATTGAAGATTACCTTCACGCCAAACATCGTTAGCAACACCACCGGGCTGGGGTTGTCCAAACATCTCTACGAATTCTGACTGGGACTCAACTGTTACGGGACGCATTGCTGGTCCTCGTAATGTGCGTCCAATAATAACTGGTCCTAACTTGTTTTGGGTTCGCGGGAGTTGAGAGTTATCAATTTCATTAATAAACACTCCGGGCGAAACAAATTTAAATCTCTTTACTGACATGTTTATGATCTCCTTAAACTAAAGATTTTCTCTAATAAATAGTTGCATAGAAACTCAAATACCTTATTTTAAGAACGATACTTCCCGTCAATCCCGGCTTTATTTTTATTTCTACCGGCACCCTCAAGTTCATCGCCAAGTAAAGTGCGTTCCCTGCTGATTTTTACTTCTACTGCATTTTCTCTAACAACCATTTTTGGGCTGTCCTGATTTGTGCCTCCACCAACCAAATAACCCAAAACGTTTACTTCAAACGCTGTTTGATAATATTGTTCTTCCTCTCCAATCTCCGCTATATTACTCTCTTGAGCAAAGTCTGCTTGCATAAAAGATTCAAACTTGTGCCCATCATGCTTGACGGTGAAATGATTAATGCTACCAAACTTTGTTATAAACGGCTGAATCACTTCATTCATCTGCTGCTGATATTCTGTACGAGCAGTAATTTTATAAGTGACATCAACGTATACCGGCATTGGAATTGTTATTGTCTCATACACCACTTTCGAATTTTTACGTGGATAGTTGAATTGCTTTTTATTATATTTTGCATCTGCGCTAGCGAATTCTGACGTCTTTTTTTGATTTATGTTTCGTGCAATAACTATAGAGCCACCTTTATAGTCGCCGTGTGGGGGAATGTTTGCCCACCAAGTGCCCTTTTTCGAAAGATTCTTTTCCATCGACGTTCTTTCAATTGATAAAATCGGCAAAATCAGGGCGCCGCCCGAATCTCTTATGTCTTTGTTCTTTTTAACTGAGTATGCTCTTTCTGGAGTTACCCATTGAACTGGTATAGACCTAAACCCCTTGTTAGAACTGGCATGAATATTCATGTCTTTAAGCCAATTTGTTATTGCATAGTCAATGGTTTCTATGGTCGATGGTTGAAATGGTATTTCTGTTGTATTTGGATCTTTATTCGCCATTAAACAAGCCCTCTCTCGCTCTAATACATTTAGCAACTATTTCAACTTTGTTTTCTGGTTGTCCAAACATTTCTCTTGGTTCGCCAAGCGTGACAATTTCATAAAACTTACTGCCGTAAGCCACAAAGTCGCCCTCTCTGACGAATAAATTTTGGTCGGCAACCAATCTTTTTTTATGAAAGTGTACAACAATAGAACCCTTCCTGTCGATTCCCAAGTTGGATGTTGTGGTGTCACTACCCTCCCACTCAACTAAAGCATATACCCTTACAGGGGGCAAAAACGTTTTTCGGATTGCCTCTCCATATAGGGGATGATAATTTGTATGCTCGACGCTTATCGGATAATAAGCAATTTGCTGACCAATGACTCGCTCAATAAGTTCGTCGTTCACTTGCTTAACCAAGTTCCTCTCTTTTTCTCCTGCAAACAGGGGTGGCGGAGGGGCTGATGGCTGTGTCCATTTGTCGTCTGCCATTTTAAATTACCTCCTTATCCACTATAAATCAATGTCGGTACATTTTGTTGGACCTTGTTCGAAGCGTCGACAATATCCGCGTCTCCCTTCATCAACTCACCATAAGCTGTTTCATCAAGTACTGTCTTCAATTCGTCGCGTAAAGCTGTTTGTTCTTCTTTGGCTTGACTTATTAAATCTGAGCCGTTTAGCGACACATCGTTGCCGGGAATCGGAATAGAAGCGAACTTAGATCTGACATGTCCAAGCATCTCTTTGCTTAAAGCCAGCGCAAACCGGCGAATCCACTGCTTACCAATTGCATTAATACTTCCATATGGTATATTTTCAAACGGCAGTGTGTTCATATTGTTAATGCCCTCAACTCCCTCTTTTCGATCGGCTTGTTCTTCCCAAGTGTTCGTGCCGGTTGGGGAAAACTCAATCCATAGTTTCTCTGGGTATCCTCCAGAAGTGGGGGGAATTGGGTAAACTCGAACCTTATTATTTCTCAATTCATATGACCAGTGAGAATTTCGTGTGTAAAGAGCATCCTCATATGCAATTGCTTGAGCTTTATTTTGCCACGCGGGCACCACTTGAAATGTCGAGTCATCGGCATATTGACCATATGTGCCTAAATTTCCAACAGTGTTTAGTCCACCGTAATATCCAAAAAATCTCCAATGAGCCGAATTCGTTTTAAAATATACTTTTGAAATTGATATCTTATTAAGCCCAACCTTATTATAATAAGGAAAATCTGAGTTGCCAGCATCCACCGAGGCACTATAAATAATCTGTTGTAAATCATAATCTTGCACGCCGCCTTCTAACGGGAAAGAGGCAGAATATATCGTCGCAACCCCCATGCCTTTTTCAGCAGAAATCCCTTCAGCAACGCGGCGGGCATATGCGAAATCAAATCGTGGGAGTCGCAAATTTACATTTTTTCCTTCCAGTGCATGACCATTGGTCAATTGACCGTCTTCATCAAACGAACCTGTTGTACCTCCGAGGACATTACCAAGGATGTTCTTTGCTTGATGTATATTTACCAGATAAGAATATTCTAATGTGGCTTCTTCATAGGCTGAATATACTTGACCATTAGTGATTTCAATATCGAGTACATCGCCTCCTAGCTTTTTATATACATAAGCGACCTGATCAGAGGCGCCTGATATAAATGGTGCCGACGCGGCGTAGATCCCAAGTGGTAACTCCGCAGCGACGTCATCGGTGCTGCCGGTCACAGATAATCTTGAAACGCTAACCGTAGAAGCAGGTGTCAAAGTGGGTGTTGCCATAAGCTAAGTTCCTCCACGTGTAATTAGTTTTTGGACAAAAGAAAAGCCCCGCATCAGCAAAACTAACACGGGGCTTCATAACTAAAACGTTATCTTTAGGCTATTAACCAATCAGATCGCGTACCACGACAAGACCATACATGTCGGGGCGAACCATCTTCTTAGCATAACGAGTCATTACTCCCTTACGAGGAAGGAAATCTTCGTCACCAAAGATGGTTGGTGTGACCTGAAGAGGAACATAAGGAGCATACACATAGCCACTCTCAAGGAAGCTACCACCCTTACGTCCAACAAGGACCACATTGCGCGGGAAGTAAGGGTCAACCCATACATCCCACTTCTTGCTGATTGAACCAGCGTTAACAGCGCCAACTGTCCCTTTGTCGTCGTCAGCGGTAATGCTTGCGCGGAAACCACTGGTGAACTCAAGGATGTTTGCGACCTCGGGTCCACAAACAAGGAAGTTGGCACCACCACGAAGAGTCTTGCGGTGAATACGAGCGGAAACGTCGTTGATTGTCTCAACAAGCGTCTCATACCACTCGGAAACCGTTCCGGTGAAGTCCGGAGGTGCGGTTGCACTTGTGATGCTTGCGCCAGTCTCAGGATCTACAAACTGACCGGGGCGGCGACTCCAATAGAGTGTGCCAGCCGTGGCTCCCTGAACGAGATCGTTGAGAATCTCCTGATCAATCTCAAGAGCAATCTGCTCGGAGAGAATACCAGTCAACTCAACCTCAGCGTCAAGGTTGTGATAGGCGTTGAGATCCTGTCCCAACTCCGGAGTCCACTTAGCCTTGAGCTTCTTCGTCACGGCAGTCACAGCGATGCTGTCTACCTTGATGTCGATCTCAGGGATACGAGTGTTCAAATCGGCGCTGGAAAGATCAGAAGCCGGAGAGTTGGTGCGACCCTCAAGACCCCAACCGTCAGCGCCCACGACCGCACCAGTGGCGCCGCCAGCCGCAAACGCATCCTTACGAGCGAAGTGCAGGAACTGATCGCCCGAGAGCGCCAGTGAACCAGCCGTCGAAAGAATGTACATCGAAAGGAACTGATCCTTAGAACCGGCGACGAGATCGCCATTGACGTCGTAATAACCGAGATGGGTCAGTCGACGCAAATACGAATCGCCACTAAGACCATTAACCGATACGGTTGAGCCTTCAGCCGTGGTGCGAAGCACGCAAGAAGTCAACTGGTCCGCGTTTAGCTCTGCCATTTCAGACGTTCCAAGCTTAACAATTACAGAGGTAACCTCCTTCGTAGTGTCCGAATCGCCGAGCACGTCAGGATCCCAGCGAATCGCTTTCTTCTGAGCGTTGTTGAGGGCAGCAATGGTGTGACCAGTCGCCTGTGTGAAGCAAGCGTTCGCCGCAGTCGCACCATCATTGATCTCGTTGTCAGCCATATCTGCCGGGTCGGGGTCACCAGAACCACCACCAGCGATGGCCAGCAGCACAGAACCAGTCGGAGAAGCATAGCCGTTAGACAGATCATAGAACCCGCCAGTGGTGCTAACACCATCGACAATACCCTTGGCTACCTTTCCACCACCATAGATAGAGTCCCCAGCAGAGAACTGCAACCGGCTATCAGTGTGTTGGAAGTCAAGGAAAAAGATCAGACCAGAGGGTAAGCTCATAGGCTGAACGCTAACGAGGTCGTTAGCAATAAGTCCACCGAATACGCGACGGACGATTGGGAACGCAACTGCTGCGAACCCTTCCACGTCACCCTGTGACATGGCTGAAGCTTCTCGGAGAAGCTCCTTGGCTTGATTCTCTAGGAGACAAGCCATACTATTCTTGGTAGTGTCGTTACCTAACCCCTCCAAAAGACCAGTATTTTCCCATTTATTGAGAAGTGCCTGACCATCTTTGGCGAGGGAACGGTTAACAATACCTTCTGTGAGTTTTTCTAAAACAGACATTTTATTGTCCTCCCTTATTAATTGTTTTATTTCTTAGAAATTCCTGCTAGAATTCTCATCCTCTCCGCTGCCGGATCGGATGCTTTTTCTACCTTGGTCGCCCGAGGCAGAGTTGAAGTCCGTCGTTCCACTACTTCACTCAGTGATTTAGGATTCTTTTTAGAAGAAGTCCCCACTGCGTTTTGAAGAGTCTCAAAGATGGTCTTCGCTTCATCTACGGATTTCGCAATTGAAATAGCTTCAGCAATTTTAATTTTTTGCCGCTCATTCAGGGAGGCGCTAGACAAAACACGATTAGTGTAGAGTAGTTTGGCATTCTGAAGGTTTACGCTATCAACATGATTACGCATTTTCAGAGTGATATTTTTAATTTTGTTCTTTTCTTCTTTAAGAACCTTGAATCTTTTGCTGGATCTTGCCAACTTTTCTTCAAGGTCTTTGATGTTCTTTCTGAGTTCCTCGTTTTCCTCGGAAATCTCTGTATCTTGTTCTTCTGCTACTGCTTGTTCTTCAGCCTCTTCCACCTGACCGGCTGTGGCACCTGCCCAACCATCAGATTTAGGGGAAACATCAACAGTTAGCTCTTCAGATAAATCAGCTACAAGCTTAGAAAGAAGGTCCTCGCTCAAATCCACTTTCTCCTCTTCCAAAGCTAAATCGCCGGGAAGACCCGCAGGAGGCTCCTCTTCGGCGGAAGCGGCGGCAACAAGTGCGTCCAAGTCTAATTCAACTGCTTCTTCTTCTTCGGGGCAAGGGCAAAGATTTTCACCGTCAGTTGCTGCATCTGGCAATTGTTGTGAAAGAGTCTCCACACCTTCGGGAGCTTCATCTCCCAAGCCCATTGGGTCTGCATCCAAGGCAAGATCTTCCGGGGCTTCCAGCAATGCGGTAACTGCTGCTTTAATTTCGGACTCATACTTTTCTATGACTGCCTGTTCTGCGTTTCGCAAGGATGCCTCGCGAAGTGCCTCTGCATCAACAATAGCCTCTTGTAACATTTTCGACATTTGATTACTCCTAAAAATAAAAGTTACTTTTTATCACAAATAAATAGTATGTTTTATCACAAAAAACCCTTTATTCGTCAATTCCTGAACCAGTAAGTGGATACATACTGTCGGTAGGGATTCCGGTCAGTTCTGCCAAGATGCGAAAGGAGCCAGAAACGCCAGATAAGTGTTGCGGAAGTCCAGCAGAATAATTTCCATATCCCAAACAAGTGATATGAACCTTATCAGCTTTTGTTTCAAATGTGTAAGCATCATCTGGACCATCTAGCATAACGTAATGGTTGTGATAAATCTGTTTTATATTCGAGCCGTCCCAATCGGAACCTGGGGTCGGACCAAAATAAATCGCTAACGATCCGGTATGAGTATCATTATTTGATACACCTCTATGGTGCCTCGTATTTACAATAGTAAAATTCTTTGTAACACTCGGAAAAGTTATAGTAATAGTTCCCGATGGTTCTATCTGTGATCCAGTCATCCATGGTCGACCGGAAACTTGATATGCCGGAGCGTGTCCGAGTCCCGATACTGTTCTATAAGTTGTTGGGCTTGTGTCGCCAATTGCCATATTTTCACCTCTTAGACATTTTACACTATATAAATAGATATTTTCACATAAAAAGAAATAAAAAGCCCGCCCAATCCGAAGACTGAGCGGGCAAAAGTTTTAATAACTTTTAAAATTAAACTTAGGACTTAACGCCAAGTTTCTTGAGAAGCTCTTCCTGAGAAGAAAGAACCTTAGAAAGAGTGGCTTTAAGAGCAGTAATTTCGCTGTCTTGTTGTTTGATAGCCTCGGTAAGAAGAGCAGTCAAGCTGGAGTAATCCATACCATAACTACCGGCTTCGCCACCGTTACTGTAAACAACCTCGGGTACAACCTTCTCAACTTCCTGAGCGATGAAACCAATATCCTTGGAGCCATCAGACTTCCAAGTGTAGTTAAGACCATTCAGCTTCTTGACCATCTCAAGAGGATTGTCAAGGGCTTTGAAGTTGGTCTTCAAGCTCTCATCGGAGTAGGTAACGAAGGAGTGAGCCTTAACAGTACCGTAGGTGCTGTCGTTAGGACCAACAAGTCCTGCTCCACCACCAAGCTGCCATTCTTTGACGGCACCGGCACCCTGATATTTAAACTCAAGCATTCCATCTTCGGAACCATTGGATACGTCCGTGGACACACCAACAATCTTGGCGAACATGGTGTCGTTACCACCGTCGTCATCACCATTGAAAACAACCTCGCCAAGCTCATCATCATCGGCAGGCGAAGCACTGTCGTGTTGGAAAAGCAAGGTGCCGGGATTGGCATCAGCATTGGTGTTTTTGATTGCAACCGTTGGAGCATCACTTGTCGAACTCGTGAAGAGAACGTTATCGGTATCAAACATAATGCTTGTATCAGCAGCTAATTCCAAAACACCATCGTTTTCACCACTAATGTATAGATCGGAATCTCTGAACTGAAGTTCATGGTTACCACCTGCTAAGAGGAGCCCCTCGTTATGAACGTGAGTCAGTGTAACTTCTTTATCTGCGCCGAAATTCAAGATTGCGCCGTCAGACAAGAGATCCAAGTCATCACCGATGACCGCGCTCTTAGCAACACTCAAACCACCATCGGTCTGTAAAGAACCGTCAGTTGTTGAGGTAGCCTCGGTTGCGTCGTCAGATACGATTCTTCCAGAGGAAGTAACCGCGCCTGCGTTCCACACACCGCTACCAATAGTTCCAACTGTTACCAAGTTGGGCATTGCAGTGATTTCGTCATCAAAGTAGCCTGCAAGTGCACGCACGTCGACCTGCTTCATCGTACCACCGTCATTGAAGAGTACGCCGTCGCCGTCGGCAACAGTAACACTGTTATCAACGGTTGAGCCACCATCAAGAAGATGGAATTCAGCAGCAGTTACATTGGCATTTGAGGCTGCGCCAGCCAACAAAGGAATGTGACCAGTCAAGTTCGGCAACGTGTAAGTTACATCGGCTCCTGCAACAGCAGAAATCAAAGTACCCTCGTGACCGTCGTCAGTGCCACCCTCGAACAGAACACCGCTCGATGTAGAAATAACTTCTACCGAGTCCGTGATCGTTGTACCAGTAACAGTCAAGTTACCAGAAACAGTCAGGTTGTCAGCAACAGTCACCTCAGAAGTGCTGTGACCGATCGTTACAGCGATACCAGAAGTTTCTGTGGCAATCTTTAATGCACCAGTCTTGTTAGCAATAAAAGAGTTGGTACCGTCGTGATATAACTGCATATCACTGCTAGCGCCAAGCTCAAACTTGTCGCTGTCTGGCATAAGGATGTCACCACTAGCATCTGTTACCATCGCCTTGGATGCAGCAGAAGTACCAGCGGTAGTTGAGTCAAGGTATCCAAGCTCGGTAGCGTTTAAAACCACGGCATCAATAGTGAAGCTCGTGTCACACGCTAGCGTGCCGCCAATGTTCAACGAACCCATGGACGAAGCGCCAGTTGAGGTGATAGCACCACAACCAACGGTACCGAGGGTTGCAATATTTTTGCTAGCATCAAGAACAACTGCTTTGCTTGCAGCGGCAGTACCGTTGGTAATACCATCAAGCTTCTCCAAGTCAGCCTCGTTCATGTCAGCAGAACCAATAATAAAGCTTGAACCAGCGGTGATCGAGCCACTAGATGCAATTGCACCAGTCGAAGCGATTGTACCTACAACTTCAGCATTACCGGAACCACTAAGCGAAGACCATTTAAGTGCAGCAAATGTACCTGCCGCAGCAGAGTTTGCACCGATTGGAGTGCCGTCAATTGCTCCACCGTCAATATTGATGGAATCGAGAGCAACACTCTCAATAAAGTTTGCGCGAGTCATCTTGCGAAGGGCGCTAGCCGTTGCGTCATAAACCATAACAAGATCTGCATCTGTTACGGCTGTCTCGGCAGTCAAATTATTAATGTCAACTTGAAGTACTCCAGAGTTGTCTGCAAGACCACTCGTTGTGACAGTGCCAGCCAACAGTGGCGAAAATCGCGAAAGATCGGCACGACGAATCGTACCATTGTCACTAACGAGGATCTCGTCAGTTGTTGCGAAATCAGCGCCAATGTCTGTCAATCCACTAACCACGTTGTTGTTAAGCATAGAGCCTTCAACCGATGTAGCAGCAATTGTAAGAGCGCCTGCGCTTAAAGTGGCATCGCCACTCAAAGTAGTCCACGAAAGGTCGCCGTTTGCGTCAGCAACGAGAAGCTTCCCGTTTCCGCCAGCAGCAAGAGCCGCAGGGTCACCAGAAGCATCACCGTAAATAAGCTTACCGCGAGCCAATCCCGCCATCTTAGCAAGAGTTACTTGATTATCTGCAATGTGTGCAGTGTCAATTGCCCCTGCGGCGATTTCGTCGCTGTCAACAGCATCATCTGCAAGCATACTGTTTTCAACAGCGCCTGCTGCAATTGTGAGTGCGCCTGCGGCACTCATGGTTGCGTCACCGGAAACGATGTCGGTTGTCAAAACCGTACCCTTGTCTCCATTACCGTTAACCTGATAAAATTTTGCCGCAGTGCCTGAGCCTGAGACAAAAATGGACGCCTCTCCGGACGCCCCGCTGGGGTCAGTGTTTGTATCACTGTGATTTGTTTCAACCCCGATTGAATATCTTCCATATTCTGTAGCCATAAATTTATTCCTCCCAAAATAAAAAACAAATGCGCTGGGTCCAGTGCCCTTTGCAAATGTTCCTACTAATTAGTCGAATTTTATGGCTTCAGAATAGTACAGATTGAGTTTATTTTGCTGCGCTGGATTTCATGGACTGAATCGATTAAATTAATTAATTTTTTTATTTTTTGGTCTTGTGCTTTCACGGCTTCAACCAGTATTGCATTAAGGCGTGTATAATCCATCGCTATAGCGTCTGTGCCGTTCTCTTCATAGTCAACCACACAAGGTACAACTTTACCAACTTCTTCTGCAACAAATCCAATATCGCTATATCCAGAATCTTTCCAGTTATATGTCACCCCTTCAATATTATTGATGATCCCAAGCGGATTTTTAATAGGCTCAATATTTTCCTTATATCGTCTAGATGAATAAGTTGCCCAAGCAAAGGCTTTTGCTTTACCGTTATTTCCATTCGAATCATTTGGAAGTGTAAGTTTGTGCGTGACGTCTGCCCCAGTCGAACCGATACCGATATAACCATCATTTTTGATTTGCATTCGAGTGGAGTTGTTGGTAGATAGATTTAGAGCATATGAGTCCTTGTTACCAATGGTGCGATCACCACCACCTGTGTCTCCACCCTCCAAAAAAGGAGGGGTATCTGAGGGTGTCCATTTGCTGCCGTTATAGGTTAACACTTCGCGGTTTTCTGCCTCCGTCGGAAGAGTCCAGCCCACATCAGTAAGGTCCTGAAGGGTTACGGCGCCGCCTCCGACGGATCCACGACCAAAATTCTTACTAAATTTAGCGAAGCCTCCCATAAACTACCTCCTAAAATGTGCTGCAAGCTGCGTAAACGGCAGGAGCGTGATCAAATGCGCCGGATCCGCCTGTAACAAAAGCAACGCGGTCGGCGCCGTAAATCTCAATTACATATGTTGTATTTTGAGTTATGGCATCGCAATTAATAGTAGTAAAAATTGACCACACGCCAGAAAAATGTGAATACGCCCAGACCTCAATATCCTCACCGGGATCATCTGTTCCAGCGTTATCAACCGTCACGTGTAAATATCTTTGATTTTCAGTCGAATAACCTCCAGAGCCATTGGTCGCTGTTATACCTGATGGAACGGCGTCGTGGGCAAGAACCGTAACTGCGGTGCCGTGTGCCCCTGCTATATTTTTGGGACACCGTGTGCGTCCATAGCTTTGCCATGTTGATCTTCCTGTTGCCATTGTGTTCTCCTCGTACTATAAATAGTCTATTATTTACTGTTCTTCTCTTGTTCTCGCTTAGCAAGACGCTTTCTTCTAATTTTTTCTTTTCGTTTACGGGTAGAAGGTTTTTCATAATATCTTCTTTCCCGAACTTCATCCAAAATACCTTCTTTTTTTACCTTTCTGGTAAAGCGGCGGATAAGCCGATCCGGATGTTCGTTGTGTTTAGGTTTAATTTCTACGTTGATAGGGCGTTTTGCCATTGGTCTTCCTTTATTTTCCAAATATTCCCAAGCGTGATATATCCACACCGGAATCGCTCGGGTCCACCCCTTGGAGGGCTCCGGTTGGCGTGACGGTACCGTCTGGGGAACCAGCCTTAGAAATAGGCGCTGTCCCTTCAAATAAATCAACACCACCAAAGCGAGAAGATATAGACTCATTCAACGATTTCCGTTGAGCTTCTATTTCTTTCCTGTGTTCTTCTCTGGCTTGTTGTATGTACAACTCTCTTTCTCGGTGTGCTGAGGATTCTGTCACATTATTGTTATCCTCTCGAATAACCTCTGCGGGACGTCCCAAGCCCTGAACAACCTCTGACACAATGCCTGAAAGTACCCCTTCCTCGAAGAGTACCTCCTTAATACACTGCTTGATTATAGGCTTTAAGGTTTCTTTAATTTGTTCTTTTTTCATTCCACGCTCGTTATAATGTCGTTCAAAGCTCGATTGATTCGATCTGCCTTTGTAAAAATATTAGGCTCCTTATGTTCTTTCATCATATAGGCGCCGGGGGTCGATGGTTCTGACACAAAATCAAAACAAATTAACTGGAAGTCATCTTCTACAATAGCTGCGCCATTGTTAGATTCGTGCACGGAACCTAGTCCACGTGAAGATATTCCAAGTGTAACTCCTGAACTCACTAGGTCTTGAAGAATTCTACCAGAAGGGGTATTGAGAACCTTTACTTTTCCCATTACACTCTGACCGTCCCACCAAATATCGGTAACCATGTGGGAAGCGTTCTTCAAGTTGATGACCGAATCTTCTGGGTGATCCAACTCACCAAGTGCGCGGCGCTCTTTAACAAGTTTTTTATAATTTTCAACCTCGCGACGGAGAACCTTGTCAGGATAAACCCGACCATTGCCGTTAGGTGTATTAGATTTCTGCATTATCCCAGTCAAGTACAGCGTACCGTTTTTGACTTCAGCTTTTTCTGCCTCGGTTAAAAAATCTTGGCACACGCCACCTTCACAAAGTTCAAAATATTCTCGTAAAACTAATTTAGACATCCTTACTCCTTTTTGCAGGCATTACCTGCGCGAGTCACGAACCTTTACAGCATCGCCGTACTGGTTGTAACCCCCAACGTTTCATAATTGTTTTATTCTCTTCTTGTAAAATGTTCACTTCTTATACCCCAATCATCAAAAAGGGTGCTTAAAATATATGAAGTTCCAGAACTCAAGCACCCTAACAAAAAAATGTTCGTAACATTTATTTCAAAAATAAATAGTTCGGTATAAGTGTTTATTCCGCACAGAAAAGCACCGACCCAAAACCCGATACACATCGGACAATGAAAAAAACCCAAGTATTTGTCACAGCCGGGTCTAATGGCATCAAATAGCTTTCCATAAGTTATAATTTGCGTCATTCCGAACGCACATAAAATAAAATATATTAAACTCAAATGTACCTCTTAAACGTAGCGCCTGCCGCGTTGCTGATGTGCGCCGCCCGTTCCATATGCCAAGGCGGTGCCCAGCGCTCCCTTTTCTTCGGCGCTAGGGACTTCTCCCATTTCAGTGCTCTCATCGGCGTCCGGTTCTGTCAAACGCTCCAGTTCAGCTTTCTCGTATGCTTTGCTGACCATAAAATATGGTCTTTCTTCGTTCATAAACTTATCTATAGAGAGCATTGCCATCTGGATTGAATCAACGCCTTCAGAGGAAGATTCAAGAATTGCCCCCTCCATAGAAGCAAATATATTGCCCGCTTGTATAGAAGACATATCAATAACTCCGGTTTTCCACAAAAATTTAAAAAAACGTTCCTGTGTTTCGTATACTGTATGTCGGAAACTTTCCTTGGCTAAAGCCAGTATTTTTTTATTTTCTGGATATACAACAATATCGATTTCCTCATGATCCATAATCAGAATGTTGCCATCAAGGGTTTTCCTAGCTATAAGTTCCACGGTTGTTTGTGGAGCAGGTTCACTTTCCGGAGCATTAACCTTTATTGTAATATCAGCCATTAGTGTTTATCTCCTTGACTAGCGATTGAATTTTTAAAATTTGGTGCAAGCCTTCGTTTGTCATTTTTTTAGTAGCAAAATTGTCTAATATGGTTGTAACTTTCTCTGTTTTTTCAACCATATCCTTGTCGTTTGCGATCTCTTCCGATTTTAAACCATGTGACACAGCTAATTTAAGTCGCCCAAGTTCTTCGTTGAGGTATGCCCGGAAAGCCAACCCATTGTCCGAAAAAGAAAGCACATATCGGTTCAGAAGTTTATTCTGCTCTTCAAGAAGAGAGTTTCCATACTTATTATTAAACTTTTTTAAAAAGTTTTTAAGCACTAAATTATCTACGGGATCTTTAGCTTTCGGTATTTTTTCAACCGGGGGGCTGGAAATTGCGCCGCTTATATATTCCTCTAGAAGAATTCTTTTTTCAGGAGGCAATCCGCCATTAAATATTTGATAGACGGTTGCAAGGTTCTTATATTGTGGCACAAAATTAGAAAAAACATTTGTAGAAACATTCTTATTAATCTTATTAATTACAGCGCTTTGTTCGGCAAAGATCTCATTTTGACTTTCAGAAATAATATCTTTATAAGCCCTACGGACTTCCAGTATCAGTTTTTCGGCGGCGGATTTTGATAATCCCACTGTCTCATACAAAGAGCGATATAAGGACAGTTCCTTCCCCAAGATCGTGTTAACAGAAAAATAATTTTTTAGAATAACCCGACATTCAGTCATGACTCTTTCATCTTTTCTAATTGCGGCTCTCGTGTATTCTCGTACAAGCGCCTCAAATAAAAAAGCTGTATTTCTTTTTTTATTGTGCTTTAATTTCATTTGTTTTTGTCTCCAACTCTTTAATCAATGATTTAACGTCGCTATCGACACTTAACATCTTTTCTTCTATTTGGTAATTAGAATCTTTATTTTCCGAAAGCCCAGTGGTTTTAACAAGGGTCCTAATATCTGTCATGCCCTTAAAGGTATTCCGTACTGTATTACGCCCAGATTCATCAGAATAATCTGATCTCAAGCTTCTATTTTTTGCACCTAGAGATCTTTTATCAGAATTAACCGGGGTATAATATTTTCCCTTGGCGCCGGGAGTAATGTATGAGCCGTCATCGGCTCGGCGGGCTGGTGCGGCAAGGAGTGGTCCTTCTTCCGCTTCCTCGGCGCCTTCATCGTCTCCGCCAAGATCTAAATCATCCTCGTCACCACCAAAGTCTCCTCCACCGCCAAGATCATCGCCGCCTGCTTCTACATCGCCTGCGGCGGCAGCTTCTAGCGCCGCTTCGTGTTTCTTATCAAAGAACATTTCCCGCAGGTTCTGAAGATGTTCCTCATCCGAAAGACTGAAAACGTTCTTTGCAATCCATCGCTTGCTAAAAAATCCGTCAGTTGCAGACCCAGCAACATCAAACTTTGTCCTCCAATGTTCTAGTTCTTGAAGTTCTGCAATTCGAGAGGGATTATTAAGCTTCAATTTAAAAGAAACTAAATCTTCCTCGCGATAGCCAAGTGTATATAAGTGTATAATACCCACCTTTTCAAGCTCAGAAATGATTGCTCTCTGGAGTCTCTGGATCGTTCGAGCGAATCGAATGTCTTTTTGAGCCAACGTCGCTTTGTCTTCATCAGCGCCTTCGCCCCTGGAAAGGTACGACATCGGCACTTTAAGCGCGGAGAATAACTTATCACGCAAATATTTGACGTCATCAATGTCACCCGTATAGGTTCCACCGGGAAGGCTTTCTACTCTAGAAGACTGCCCACCGCGTTGAGGAATAAAATAGTCCTCATCAACACTCATTGGGTTATAGCGAAGATCAACCCTTCCGGTATCCGGATCAACAATTTGCGATCGTTTCATCTGGGACATTACCCGTTGCATGTACTGCTCAATGTCATTCGGAGCAATATTACCAACATCGATGTAGAAAACACGACGCTCAGGTGATCGGACAATACGATAAGCCATCATGGCATCCTCAAGCAAAGTAAGCTGGCGCCAAATCCGGCGAGCGGGTTCTAGAACAGATGTGCCATATGGAGAATATTTATCATTACCCAAAATTCTCAAATGTGCAATTTGCCAGTTTTCAAATGTCAAACCGCCTGAGTTCCACTGGAATTGTACATAGTTTGGATTAGTTTTGTCTTCTCCCTCTAGACGTTCTACTTCGTGTGGCGGCAAGCCAATGGCATTTTTAACACCTTCTCTTTCATCGATGTCGACATATAGGAAAAAGTCTCCGTATTTGCACATCGTCCTACACCATCCAAACAAGTTAAATTCAACATTTAATATATTGTGATAAAGCGAATTTAACACATCTTTGATTTCGCCGTTTGGACAATCGATTGTCATTAACGGTTGCAAAGATGTGGATGTGGTCATTTCATCAGCATATACGTCCAGAGCAGATGCAATTTCTGGGGTATATTCCATTTGATCAAAGTCCGCGTAACGATCGCCACGATTTTGATTTGACATATAGGCACTAGAAAGACTTTCAAACGGATTATATTGGGTCTTTTTAAATTGTTGTCCGGTCGTAGAGGTAAATTTATATTTATCAAGTTGTCGGCGGCGCGAGGATCTCGGTGTTTGTGCTCTATGATTCACGATGGGTCCAGAGAACAAGCGCGTTAATCTTTTAAAAAGTGTTGATTCTGAATTTCTTGGATTATTTGTATTATCAGCCATATAATTGTCCCTCTTTTATTTAACCTTTAAGAAGCCAGATAAATTCTTTTCGCTTCTTGATCGCATCTGTTGCTTCGCTGTGCTTGTGTCCGGTCATGCCCGGTATAGTCGTATCTAATATACTATTCGATTTTGTCATAGAATTTAAGAAAGATTTTTTATATTCTAAATCTTTTTGATTGGTTATTAGTGCTGTATCTCGCACCCAGCAGGCAATTGCCAAACTCATCACCAAGTCATCGTGGTATCCCCTCATCGCTTCTGGTTTTCCGTTATTCCAAATAAAAGTTTTCATTTCGTTTATTGTCCTCGGTGAACGCAGAATAATTAGTTGATTGCGTATAAATTCTTCAAGTTTAGCAATGATCAACGGTCTAGTCTTCATAGTCGTAGTAAATCCCGGCACCGAATTACTAGCATATTCGGCTAGGTGCGGTTCAATATACTCGTGAGTCGACTTAACAGAAAAATAAATGTTTGGGTACCCAGCTTCAATCAATTTTTCCAAAATAGCAAATCCGATATTGTTATTTTCAACTACTAACATACATTCACCATATTCTTTAGCAGTCTCAAAAAGCAATTGTGCATATGACTCAAGGTTCGGTCGACCTTGATATTCTGCAACCTGTTCCAAAGTCACCAAGTCGATAACGTGAAATGCTGAATAGTCTTTGCCGTCGCCGCGAGCGACGTCAGCAACAAGCAAGTACCCATGTTCCGGATTATGTGTCTCCCATATCCAAAGATTTCTATCGAAGCCCGTTTTATATTTGGGTTCACATAAATGTTCGCTCTCCAACTTTTCCAAATCTGCTGGGTGAAGGACTGTCTCACCGGACATATTAAAATTGCACTCAAGCTCTTGTGCAATTTGACGTCGCGACATATTCTTTGTTTCTTTTTCAAACCATTCTTGATTTCGATCAGGGTGGACGTCCCATGGGAGTGTTGTCGGATGGAAATCGTTTGCAGCTATATCAGCGTCGATAAAAGTTTGATGAAACCAATTGCCAACACCATTTGGTGTCGACAGGGCGATGCAGCGACCACCAGTCGACAGTGTGGGATACAAACCTGTCCACAGTTCTTCCAAGCCCTCAACGTGTGCTGCCTCGTCAATAACAAGGAGAGATAACGCTTCTGAACGTCCAGCATCGCCCGATGTTGAAGAAGCTTTAATTTGGGATCCGTTTGAAAGCTCAAACGACGTTCGGTTGTCAACGGAAATACTAGCCACCATCATCCAATCCGGTAGGTTTCGAATGAGGTGCTTGACCTTTTTGACTAAGTTTCCTGCTGTCGAAAACTTCGTGGCGATAACAAGAATGTTTTTGTCACGATGAAACATCATCATCCAAGCAACATAAGCAGCGGTCACCGTGGAAATACCAAGCTGACGAGCTTTTAATATTACATTAAAGCGATAATCATTGAAATCTCTCAAGAGATCGTCTTGAAAATCATATGTGCGAAAAGGTATAAGCCCCCTCATAGGATGGGAAATCTTTGCATAACTATTAATAAAATATGCTGGGTCTTTGCCACACTTAACAACCTCTCGCACAATTTCACTCTTGGTTAGTTGATACCCCATCCATTACTCGTTTTATTGTTTCGCAGCTTCTCTTGATAATTGTAGTAGAGATCTCTTGACCTGGGTTGGTTTAATCGAAGGGTGTTGAGAGGCTTTTTGCAAGAACATAACCATCAATTGGTGGAATTCTTCCGGAGTATTAATGGCAGCAAGCAACCTATCCAAGCCTGCCGTCTTATCCATTTTATCGCCCACTCGTTGAACGTCCCTTTTAGTTTCTTCACCGGCAGGTGCCCCGACATCACCTCCTTCGGGCTCTGCTTCAAATAAAGAAATATTTTCGATTTCTTCTCTAATAATATCTAATAATCTTGTTTTTGACATTTTCATGATCTTGGTTCCTCATCTCTTTTACCGGATACATTTTCCGGTTTTTTTGTCTTAGGAAATTTATCTTTTCCAATAGCTAGCCAGTTTTTAATAGCATCGTCCAACCGATCTTCACTCTCCTGCTTAACAGTTTCAGTGCCATCCATGCCACTAATCTGAAAATGCTGTTGAGCTTGGACCCACGAACGAACACGAGAAGTGTTTTGCACCATAATATCCGGCTCATCGACAGCTTTAAGGGAGAGGGCGCCACCTGTAACGTTTTTATATTCCTTTTTAAGATATTTCAAACACGTCTTAATCATTTTAGCAATATCATCTTCAAAGCCGTTGGCGTGAACTTCTTTAAGGAACACCTCTCCATGGTACTTCAAACAAAGATGATCTCCATAAAGAGCCACTTTAAACCCATCCATTAATCGTCGGTCGTGTATACACACATCCTCTTCTCTTCGAAGACCAATACTGATTGGATCTCCCTTCTCGTCAAGCGCACCGTCGTGCACATTTGCCATTACTTGCGAAATTCCTCTCGCGATTTCAAGTGTTGTTGCCATTATTGGGCCTCCATCCGTTTAGCCATCTTTCCTCCCTGTCTTCAACATATTGAACATAACATTTGAAACAACATTCATATTTACTCATATAAACATCATCTCGAACATCAAAAGAATATATTTCACATACAGGGCACTCTCGTTCTGATTCTCTATTAAGTAGTTTCTTTGAAATGAAAAAACCGTCATTATCGACCTTATCTGGCTTTTCAGTTTTTTGGTAATGCTGTGCGGTCACTTTCCTCAACTGTTCAAGATAATTTCTTTCTTTTTCGTCATCCCAAAGAGAGCGAGGGTTAACAATTGCTTCCTCGCCATATTTTTCTTTGATGACTTTCTCGATGCCAGCAATTCTGTCTCTATTATCCGCCATTATGTAATTTCAAATTCCAAAGTAAGATTAAAGCCGATATTAACAGTTCTGTCGGCGAGGGTTTCAACAAACAAGACTAGCGTGATGCCATAACCCGCAGAAACTGCTTCATCTAATGTGTAGTATACTGACGTAGCCATGGTGCCAGCACCAGAATGATCAATGTCAAGAGCGGCAGAGTCATCCATCAAAACCACGTCCTCATCGCCACTCATACCTGAAACAGCAGCGGATGTTTTGGCAATCCATAAAACCCCCTCAACAAGAGGAGAAGCCGCTCCACTTGCTGTCGTCTCAATAGTGCCTGAAACACTTTTAAATGTCCAAGTTTTACCTGCCGGAACCATTGCGATTAATGTTTCTTTAGGTTCTCCAACACCAGAATCCAGAGTAAGTGTCGACGACGGGGAGCCTGCATTATCATTGTCACGACCAATCTCTATCCCACTGGTAAGGTTCCAGCCGCTGCCAGGAGCGGAAGAGCCGCCATGGACCAACCAGTGACCAGTAGATCTGGCACTTATAAGTCCGCTTGATACGGAACCGGAAATAGAAATAAACGAAGGTGCGTTAGTTCCGGACGCACCGGGAATATTTTTAATTATATCCAAAGAAACCGTTTCATCGGTTGAGGTGCTGTTGACTCGGGCATCAACAGGAATATCAACTTTTATTTGTTGTAGTGTGTTGCTGGAACCGCCACGTTGATCTGTTGCAAAATCGGTCAGCAACAATTTAGCATTATCTCCAGTGTCTGTAGGAGTCAACTTGGCTATGATCGAACCACCAGTGGAGTTGTCCCTTAATTCTATGTATGAACTGTTCCAAGTTGAATGTACGTCTCTCTCGTTGCCATCAATGTCATAACTATGTCCAGTAACTTTATCAGTTGTTTCAACATCTAATGCAAACCGATTATTAGTGCCCCCTTCTGCCCCAGCAGTGTTGCCGTTGTAGAGGATGGATGTCGACGGATATAATAAGCCTTTGGCTTCAACGTAATCGGCAGAACTATTTGTTACTGCCCCGGCAGAGGTTACATGTGTTGCTGTAATCTGATGCCCTCCTGTTAACCAAATTCGATGGGCGGCTGCTCCATCCGACCCATCAGAGCCATCAGAACCGTTTGAACCATTAGAGCCGTTAGCGCCGGGAATGTTCTTGACAATGGTTATAGTGACTGGATACCCAGTAACTGAGGCACCATTAACCCTTACATCTACAGGAACGTCGACCACAATCTTTTGAAGGGTGTTGCTGGAAGCTCCTCGTTGATCCGTCGCGAAATCAGTTAATAATAGTTTTGCATCATTTCCCGTGTCGCTTACTGTAAGTTTGGCGATAATCGCCCCACTGACACTATTATCTCGCAATTCTATTTTACCACTGTTCCAAGTTGAATGTACATCTCGTTCGTTACCACTAGTGTCATAACTGTGCCCAGTAACTTTGTCGTTAGTCTCAACATCTAAAGCAAAGCGATCATTGGTTGTGCCCTCGGCACCTGCCGTGTTTCCATTATTTACAATGGTAGTATTTGCACGCAGACCCTTAATTAAAACAAAGTCTGATGCGTTATCAGTCACTGCGCCAGACGAGTTTACAACTGCTGCCATAATAACGCCGCCACTAGTGGCAAAAAGTGTAAAGGCATCAGCGCCATCAGCGCCAGTGTCGCCGACACCGCCGGAGCCGCTTACAAACCCTTTTAATTGGGCGCGACTCATGTTGCCGACAGTGGTACTTCTCCTTTTTTGAGTAATAATAGGCATTAGTTTTCTAGCGTTTCTGCCACTCCGTATACTACACCAATGGTAAGTCCCACACCTAACACAATACCGCCGACAAACCACCACGCATTATAATCGTTCGGACTCTCCATTGCTATGTCTGACAACCTTTTAATCTCGTTATCTTTAATAGCTAGTAAAGAACTATGCTTTTCTTGCAGTGATGTTAACGATGTCTGACTGTTTTCTAGCTTTAACTTCCAAAGAGCTTCGCTACTCTGGAGTGAAAATTTGTGTTCCAATACTAGCTGTTGAATTTTGAACTCTGTTTCAGCGAGCAGTTTTGCCATCCCGGTTTGATCAATTAAAAAGCCAGTAAAGGGGGCTTTATCTTGCTTTTTCAAGAGGGTAAAAGTACCCAAACTCAATTCAGTCGACGATTCTGGGGGTTGTTCAGGTTCGGCATATACGCTCGCTGGAAAAGCCAACAAAAAGCACAATATTAAAGATACAAGTTTATTCGTTTTCTTCATTTGGTTTATACCTTATCCCGAATCGCTCTTCAATAATACGCGCCAACTCTTCGGGGTCTTCTTCATATTTTTCCACATATTCTTTTATTTTTTCTTTTTTTGCTTCGTCTAACTCTTCTCTCTTCAGTGCATATTCTTCTTCTAGGGCACTAACGATCGCCTCATAATTTTGGAGTGCCCTATCCCTTCCAGCAATCTCCTTGGCATGTGTCTCATTAATACTTTTTATTTGCGATTCATAACTTTCTCTAGAAGCTTCCAATACCTTTCTGGTTGCGGCATCATTTCGACGAAACATAAACCACAGTATAACAGTATAAATTAAAACAAGCGGCACGTACCAGTGAGTTTTAATCCAGACCCAAGACTTCTTTAGAAATACTTTTGTAGCACTCCACGACATATTTGTCATAACCCATCCCAATATTATCTTCCGTGTTTCCAGCGGGAAGCTATATCAGCAAGACCCTCAGAGCCGATATACACCAGCGAAATTGCGACCCAATCGCTTGAGGATAAATCGGAATAAGCCAGGAGCCCCGTGGCAGTCATCCAGACCATTAGTTTTCTCGAAATCAACTTATCAAGTAATTTATCAGCTAATTCTCTCATAATTTTCTCCTATAAAAAAACATTCAATTAACACTTATAAATAGTTGTTCACTGGTTAATAAAAGCAAATCCATCTTTTTTATCGATAACTATTTGAGTGTCGACACAATCTTTAAGACTGTCCAAATGACTAATAAGTAACACAGTCTTATAATAATCTTTGACCATATCTAAAATACGAACAAACCCTTCCATATTGTCTTCATCCAATGCCGTACCCGGCTCATCAAGAATAAAGACATTCCCCTTTGGCAAAGACGATACACTGAGTAAGGCTAGGCGGATAGCCATAGCCGAAATAGTTTTCTCGGCGCCGGATCCCAACTCCAGCGGTCTTGGCTCAAATCTTGGGTGCTTTATATATATGTCCAGCTTTCTTCCATCATTTTCCAAGAAAACGTCAAAGTTAACTATATTGGTTAGAACTTTAGCGATCTCATTATTAATAACAGGCAGCCTTTTTTTAATAATGTCATAAGCGATTCCATTGCTATTCATACACTTCAAATATAGATCATATGCCTCATAGGACTGCCTATGTTGCTGAAGCTCTTCTTTCAACTGTTCAAGGTTAATTATATTTTGTTCGTATGAACCATGAATCTTATAAAGTTCAAGCACTTCATTTTCACATTCTTCTAGCGAACATTCCAATTCTCGAATACTTATAAGTGCATCTTCCTTTTGATTCAAAAGAACATTATAGTTTTCAATTGCTGTCTTGTTTTCATAATAATAATCTATTTTTTCTTGACAATTCTCTAAACTACTGGTATCCTGTAAGATTTGGTTGTTACTTCTTTCTATGCCAAGTCGAAGCTTGACATTATCATTCTCTACTTTGGTTTTCTTGTCAAGCAACTCCTTATGTTTTTTTATATAAGTTCGAACTGAATCCATGTCAAGTTCGACGACCTCTTGTTCTATCTTCTTGGTATTACCCTCTAGTTCAGCAATGTTATCTGCGACAGAATCAATCAGTTTTGATGCACTATAGGCATCTTTTATAAACTTGCAAGTAGTAACAAACTGATTCCCACAAGGAACCCCTTCAAGGGTTTTAGCACGATTACAATACAGTTCGTGGGTTCTAGACTCTTCTGTCAAGGACTTGTTTATTTGATCCAGTTCCTGCTTCTTGGATTTTTCAATTTGCTGTTTTTCTTCTAATTTTTCTATATCGAAATCCCTAAGAAAACTCTTTGCCTTTTCAATAAAAATATTATTTTTTTCAATATTTTTTTGATTTGTTGTATTTTTTTGTTCGTATTTTTTTAAAGAGTTAATCAACTCCTCTCGGAGCCTTTCCACATTCTTGATATTTATTGGCTCCCCTGGTACCGCGTCAATCGACTCTTGAAGGTTGGTTACAAGCTTCTGTGCTTTGGTTATCTTCCTCTTAATATTCTTGCAAGCGTTCTTGTGACCCAGGCTCTTGGCTTCGTTTTCAAATAATAGTTGGCGAGCCTCGACTAGTTCCTCATCAAAGTTTCTTTCCTCCAGGCGCTTCAGTGCCCCTCTCAAATCAGCAGCGTCATTGTGTGCCAATTTATATTTTTTATCAAATATTTCCAAGTCGAGAAACTTTGCAAGAATCTCCTTACGTCTTGTCGAACCTTCACTAATAAATGCCAAAGAACCCAACTGAGAAGACATTGCGGTTAAAAGAAAATCATCTAAACCACCAAAGACCCTGCGAATAGCCTTGTCGGTATCTGCCCTTGTCAATCCATTTAAACTAACCTCTTCTTGTAGAACATGATCCTTACTTATAAAATTGGTATTTGTCTTTGCTTCTGTTGTTTCTTCCCCTTTAAGTCTTTTGGTATATTTTTCGGAGTCTCTCTCAACAACATATTCTTTATTGCCAATTTCAATCGTAACCTTACCACTACCAAACTCTTTTGTTTGGTTGATAATGTTTAAATTCTTTCTAACGTTCTTCGAAGTTGAATTAAATAAGGTATATAAAAAACTATCAATGATACTTGATTTCCCAGAGAAGTTCTTACCAAATATCCCAACAATGCCACTTAAATTTGTAAAATCAATTCGGTTGCCCTCTCCATAGTTAAAAAGATTGTCCCATTCCAAAGAGGTTAGTTTCCAATTCACATTGCGAGCTACTTCTTCATTTTCTTCTGCCTTAGAATTATATTTCTCGTTCATTGCAAACACCCGTTGCAGCGTTTCATCCTCTACTTGATAGTCCTTCAGGTATTCAGCGATAAGTTCTTCTTGCACTGCAATATCTCGCAAGTCCTCCTGCTGTAGTCCGTCTGTAAGGTCCTCAACGGAACCTCGCTCGCCAGCGGCACGATTTAAAAAAGTAATTGATTCCGGTTTAAATCTCGTTTTAACTACATCGACTGCTCGGCGCATCCTATCAAGAGGAAGGTTGTTGTTGGACACCAATCTAATGCGCGCACCTTCTGGTACCTCTGTCCCTTTGGGTACGCGACCTTTTGGGGTCATTTCAATCGTAACAAACGGCTTGGGGTTCTCCAAAACAATGTGTTTGCAAATATAATCATCGCGATTTTTAATATCCCAAATTAAAAACCCCTTGTCGTTGGTTTCTCCGTGGTTTTGTTGGACCGTGGAGCCCGGATACCGAATGCGACCTTCCTTGTCCAATGACTGGTCTGTTTTATGGATGTCTCCCAAGAAAGCATAGTCGTGATTGTCGAAGATACTGATGTCATTCTCGCCATAATCCATTGTCCAGCCCGTATCCGTCTGGCAACCGCTTACTGAGCCATGGTATAGAGCAATATTGACCCGATCTCCACCGGGAGTGGGCTTTACCCAGTTGTCTGTGTCAAAAACAGACAAAACATTGAGAGTAAACCCGTCTTTTAGCTCAGTTTCGCCCGAATTCTTCAACAAATGGAGGTTTTTATGGTCCAAAGCCTCTGCAATCGGTGAAAGTGCGTCCTGACGGCTGGAATTCTTCAGATTTCCGTCGTGATTACCCAAAATTACATAGGTTGGGGCGATATCAGCCAGGTTCCCAAGGAATTTGGCACACATCTCGACAAATTCCGGAGAAATCTGCGTCTTAGTGTGTGCAATGTCGCCACAATGAATAATATAGTCTACCTTTTCGGCGCGGAGGTGTTCGTAGAGTTTCTCAAACACTGCCCTATACTCGTAATGATATTTCAAATTTCTGATATGTGTATCAGCTATGTGTGCAAACTTCATATTTTAACCGTGTGTCCTAACAAATAAGAAAAATAATCCACAAATGAGGTAGAAAGAGATACTGCGGAGGACTTCCGACGCTGAAACTCTTCCCTTGACATCTCTCCGACGTCTGAATATGGTTTAATCTCTACTTTAGCAAGTTCGACGCCATATGTCAACATTTTTTTGATTATTTTTGCTGATTTTTTTTCAATATCTGGATCTAAAGCCAGATAAACTTTTGGTTTTTTATCAATAATCTTTTGAAACAATACTGAACCTTCTTTAATCTGGGATCCCAACAAGGGGATCGAATTTGTTCCTGCTACCAAGGCGTCAAAGACTCCCTCAACTAAAACAATATCAGAATCCCAATTTATCATCAAGTCATTAAATATAATATCTCTAGACGCAGGAGGATTCATGTACTTCTTCCAATTACCATTATAACTCCTTGCGACAAAATAGTTAAGGTCCCCTTCCAAAGAAAAAGACGGTATTATTATACGCCCCTTATATTCGCCTGTAGGACAAAACCCGACCTTCCACCTGATGATGTCCCTTTTAGAAATGCCGCGATTTTGAAGATATTTCTTTGCGGGTGATGACAGAAGCGATGTCTTGCCAGTCAAAGTCTGAAACTCTTGAGGGAGTTCTACTCTGTGCTGTGGCGATTCCTGTGCCTCATCTTTAAAAATGTTTTTAAACGCTGAAAGGTCAATATTCTCGCTGTCAATTAAATCCCACTTTTGGTTGCAGTCGTGACTGCCGAAGTCTCTTATGAGTTTCTTCAAAGAGTGTCCAGCGTATTCACATATCCAGCATTTAAATTTATCTAATTCTATATTAACTGATAATTTCTTTTTATGATGTTTACACTTGGGGCACAAGTACAGACGCTCATCGCCAGACTTATATGAGGTACCCAGTGCTCTTGCTAAGATTTTATATTTTTCTCTGTGCAAATTCTATATCCGGCTTTCGCAATAACCAAGCTGTCTGCTCTGTCATAGGTACCCGGTTTGGGGTTCCCGTATCTTGTATAGTCTACTACAAAACCCTCTTCCGTGTCAAGAACTTTTTTTAAAACAACTTCTTTTGCTTTTTGACCGCGTGGGACTTTAACACCATATAATTTGCGAGCCGTTGCCGCGTTAATAAATTCAGGCTCAATATCAAACAATTCATAACATAACCAACTAAGGGTTCCATTAAATCGTGCTAGCGTCGAGAGCGTTTGCGCCGACGAGAAACCGGTTCTGAACGACTGGAGGCTCTGTTCAATAAAGATCCTTTCAATTTTCTGATTCTTTTTAATTCTTTCAAGATGGCTCTTCGCGTTCTCCACCTTTTGAAAAAAGTTTTTATTTTTACGAAGATCCCAAACATCGCACACCACCACCTCGCCATTATTATTTAGCACGGTTATACCTGTAATGCTCGTGGAAATATCCATTCCTAAAATCATTTTTTAAAAATCTAGTTTAAGTTTAAAAGTGTAAGCATCTTGTTCTGCCTTCTTTATCGGTTTTGCCAGCTTTGCAATTGCAATAAGATTTTTCTGCTCATCGTATATACCAATCTTTGAAATATATGTATGCTTCTCAAAAGAAGCAGAATTCGTAGAATAGCTCGGTATATTACTTGATGTTAGCACATCCCAACTAGAACTTACAGTATTTTTTATTTTAAATTCAGTAAATTCTTTAAACATCTTTGATCCTGAAGCTGGTAGTTTTTCAACTTGACCGAAGTCTTTATATGTTGGATTGTTTGAATGGTTATACATGCCCTTCGGAGCATTTGCCATCATCGTCAGTGTTGGAACATAATTTATACCTCTAAAGGTTACCCCCCAAGAAGAATTCGGCAAACTCAAATTCGAATCTGACTGATCCCTTCCGACAGATTGACCAAATCCTAGCCACTGAGGTATTCCATTAGCCGAAGCAGTATAGTATCCTGTGTGAACAGGGTCTAAAGACCAACTACCGGTCAAGACAACAAACCCCTCATTGTACAAGACAACTCCGGCTACTGATCCGGAACCGAAATCAGCACCTAGATCGTTGGCGGCGCCGCTGACCTGTATTAGTTCACCATTTTTGTGAATGTCTTGAAGTTCTCCAACAAGTGTACCGGTGACATAGAACCTTAAACTCACGCTCCCTTTCTCTATGCTAGAGCCATAAAAAATAGACGGGATGCTTATCAGACGAACATCGTCGGTGCCCTTGTCTCCTAGACTACTAGAATATGCATGATGATTACTTAGAAATTTGTAATGATTGAGCGTATTTTTCAAAGCCAGTAGATGGGGGCGATTTACTTTGCCGCCGGAGATATCCGGAGCTATCTCGCTTCGATAAAGATAAAAAGCCAGTGAAGCCGACAACGGATAGCTACCTTCTATTTCCTCTCCATAAAGAAACCCAGAATTAAAATTAGAAGTACTAACAGTCTTAAAAGCAGTAATCCCACTCTCTTTTGTGATAAATGGGTGTATTAGTTGATTATCAGCATCTGTGTCTCTATCAACATTCATTTCGTATAGAGATATGTGCCCAGACGGTACATGTGTCGCCTGATCACTGTGCTGTCCTATATCATTTCCATTGTTATTATAATATACTTTTGTATCGTATATAAAGAACTCCACCTTTGGGCGAGTTTCTACACGATTATAAAAAACATCGTTTGGTTCAAATGGGTACAGTGGCATAACATTATTAATTAGTCTTTATATCGATTTAGTAGTCTAAACGTACTCGCAAAGTCATTTCAGTTGACGGGTCCTTCTTCAAAGGCTCACTGAGCTTTGCTACTGCCAACAACTCATTATCTGCTGAATATAAACCAACCGTAGTGATATATGTAGCTGGATTGTCTGTTGTCGCATTTTTCATTCGAATTTTACTACCAGACAAATAAGTTGGGTTTGAACTATAATTGAAATCATTGTGATTAACACGACAGAAATAAATTGAAGAATTCAATTCTGTTGTGTTGTTGAATTGAATATTATAAATTCGATTTCTAATTCGGTCAGCACAAACACCGATAGCAGATCCGGTCACAAACCCGAATCCTGTATAACCTTTCCCGTTCAGCATCTCCATAGAGTCAACGTTGTTTGTGTGCAAGATGCCTGTGCCCAATGCGGTAGCAGAGCCCGTTGCGTCATTAAAAACTGAACCAGACACAACAATGATGCCTGCCTGATAGAATATTAAACCACAAGGGGGATGATAACTAGCATTGCCAATTCTGGAAGAATTCGCATTCGGTAAATTGACACCCTCGCTATGTAACAATGGTGTAGTACCAGCAGCAGTTTGAGCATACAAGATGCCGTACTCGCCAGCGGGCGAATTGACGTGAAATCCGTCGGAGCCGCTAGCATCAGTGATTTTAATTCGCTTTTGAGCTACTTTGGTATCCTCGGAGTAATCACTGTTTACGCCAAGTTCTAATTCAAAGGACCCTTTTTTAATTTCGTCTTTTGTGAGGAGGCGAGAAAAGTTTAGAAAGAAAACCTCTTGAAGTTTATTTCCACCGGCAACAATGTTTCCATCTTCGTCAAACTCTCGAATAGAACCAGTTGCGTCATGACCCATCAGGATTTGCGCCATTTGGTTATAAATATTCGCTTTTTTGCTTTTCTGGCTCGTGGTTGAAGAATAAAGGCTTCCACTTGGAGATAGCCCGATCGTAATATCAAAAATGTGATTTGCGGAAGAACTCAGGTATGGATAATCATATACTGACTGGAACATTCCGTGAGAATAGCTCTTTATATGTGGTTCAGAGCCAAGATCAACAGGTCCGGTACCATACGTCCCCGAAACCAGCGACCCAGTGATTGGAATTGCTTCATGGAGCATCGTGCGAGATGCTGCAATGTCGTTGCTCAAAAATGTTTTAAATGTGGTTGCCATAGATTTTTCCTTTTATTGTTTACGCTTTCTTCTTAACAAAGCGGACTGGAATATCAACACTATATCCCGTAGTTGCTCCAGTAACCCGCACAATGCTGTCAATATAATATATGTCCGAACCAAGAGAGGGCTTTGCCCCGGCTGATGCAGCGGTGCTTCCCAGTTTTTCAAACAAGTACGTACTGCTGTTAAGTTCTATCGAAGATGCGATCTTAAAAGCAAAATTTGTGCCGCGTGGTCCCGCAATAACTTCACTCTCTGCGTCGGCGTCATCATTGGAGTTGTTTGTAACAAACTGATCATCAGTGTTCGAAGAAAAGTAATATGTTGCAACGCTGTCGTCGTCGATAAACGAAACAGCAGCGGGGTGTCCGTTTTTGGATACAATACTTCCAAAACGATTATCAATTTGAACAATGTATTGTGTTTCAACCAAATCTGCATCGATATTCATACTCGGTGGAAGCTCATTCGTGTCCAACCCTTGGTCGAGCTGAATTTGCCATGGCGAATCTTTCGGTCGTTCACCGTACATACTACCAGCGTCTTGAACATTCATAATATTTTCAGTTTCTTTGTCAACTGCCACAACGTGTGTGCTGGCAGTATCCGTTCTGCCTGGAAATTTTTTGTCGTTCAATTTAAGTACAGGCAAATATAGCAAGTTTGTTCGTGCTATCGACATAAGTCTATATTTAACCGAAGACGTATTGTTCGTAAAAGCTTCAAGGCATGGTGTTTGCAGAATCTCTAAATCGTAGTAGGCACTTCCGCTGGAATGGCTTTTATTATAAAGTTCGTAATTTATTTCGTCATCCGCAAGGGCAAATTTAGCAATCTTAAAACTGCCATCCCCCTTTGCTAGTCTAAACCTTCCGGTATCAGTTAAAACAGCGTCAAGAATAATGTCGCCGGAGTTGTCAAGAAATGCCATTTGTTTTCTCCTGTTAATAGTATATAGGCTTACGGAATAAATAGTTCTCTAGTAACAAAAACGCTTTATTCATTATCTGGATTGCCCTTTTCCAGTTTGACCTTGCAAGTCAAATTAAGATCCAATTTTTTGCCTGTTTTTCTTGAAACAAATCTAATTTTAAATTTTTTGTCCCAAGGGGAAATAGCATTACCCAATCGAGGGGCATCAACATTGAAAGCAGATTCCATATCCCCAAAGCTTTCCATATCCATAAACTGTTGATCCAAGGCGGGCTTGATCTCGATTAATCGCCGACATGGTTTTGAGGGCAGGCGGGGTTCTCGGGGCTTGAGTTCTACAATCTTTTTTGTAAAATAATGCGCGCCGCGATCCTCAATCATTTCAATCTCATAAATAACTGTCGGATTCGAAATATGACTGTGAGTATCAACCATCCTGAACATATAATAATATTTCGTGTTAGAAGTTATACTATCTCGCAATGATGCCGTGGATGCGTTTATGTTAGAACCTTGTTCATAACTGTTCGCGATTATCGCCCTCCGATGACCAGCAAAGTCGGTCCACCGGCTCGGTTTCCGGTTCATTCTATAGACCTCATAATACCCATTAGCCCCAGTTGTATCGTCAGCGTTGAACCGGATTTTTTCTGGCGCTGGTTTTTTTTGTGCCTTCCTGATTTCGTCAAACACAGTTTGGTCAGCCATCTCTATAATGATCGGGTCTGCTAAATAATCATCAACAGACGGACTGAAATTAATAAGAATTTGTCTTGGGTTATCTTTATACGGCACAATATCAACTTGTGGTGGTGGAGGAGGACTATCTAGTATCATAAAGCTATAACGATGGACCTCTTGCTCCACCAACAAAACCTGTGGTTGTAATACCACAGTTGCAATTGCTGGCATGTCGGGATCGTAACCTGCTGCTGTCTCGCTTCCATTGACGTGAACATCTTGATAGCGATAAACAGATTCTAGTACCATTTGATATGCATATATAGAATAGCGATATTCTTCGCCATATTTCAATTGTGTATCGACATATGTTATAACATCCTGCTCACTAATGTTAGCTAGCCATATGTTTTGGATCTCACTATCACCAATGGCAACGCCCTCGTCGGTGGGGATTTTTGCTATTCTGTATAACACAGTCTCAGAGTAATTCAACTTGCCCTTCATCAAGTCTTCATATGTTCGTATACGTGTTTTAAAGAACTTTTTTAATTTTTGTACTGCTATAAGAGTCATCAAATTGTTATAGAATTTATGCTCAGAAGGAACTGCTTCCTGCGTTTCTATGTCTCCAGTTGGATCCAAAACAATTAAATCTGAAACTGCGTCCAGATGTTGCTCTAGTGTTTCTGTTACCTCTGGTTTTCCTGTGTCAAAACTAAGCAAAGAAATTGCTTCCAGAGTCTTTGTAATATCCCACACGCGCTGATCTCTTAGAGCCTCTTTGGAAGATTTTTTAATTATGGGCTCGCCGAGTGGAGTTTCACCGGTAATAAGTAACTCATTAACTTCCCGAAATCTTTTTACATCGTGCCCTTTGTTAATATAGGTCTTGACTATCTCCATAGTAAATCGATCAAGCAAATTAGTCTCTCTCAATATGTCGGTAAATTGAGATAATTTTTCAGTCGAAATATTTATTGTTGTGTGAATTGGATACAGTTCTTTTCTCTCTGCCATGTCCTTTAAATTGGATATTTCTTGAGATGGGATAATTATATTTTTATATTTATTCGCAACCGACATAAGGTCTTCGTCTGCGCTGACGCCTCCAGGCATCGCTGCAAATTCAGATATCTTATCAGCGTAAGTTGTAAAATAGTTAGTATTGTTTTTTACGATTTTCGTGGCGTTTGCCCAGTTCATAACCACTTTAAGCCTTGCAAGTAGGGAAACATGGTTTATAATGTGTCCGTTAACGCCCAGTATTTCATCTGGTTGTGTATTTGAAACAATTTGAAGACTATACAAGTTTGGTAGAATGGTTTCTGGTACGGTTTCTACTGAAATTGCGTGCTCATATTTTTGTGCATCAAAATTATACTCTGGAATTACCTCGACATATGATTGCTTAGGTAATGTAGAGTTATCTGACTGCTCCTTACTGTACGGCAAGGATAACTGAAACGCTAAATATTCATATTTTACATTCTCGTTCAAGACTCCAAATTCACCGGGAGCCACAGTGGCTTCTGCACCCACGAGTAATTGTTTCCACTTCGCGGGTGAATAATTTTTTTGTGTTATGTTTACATTCGGGATCGCAGTTGGGATGATTTGAGTATCATATATTTGACTTTTATCTGGATAGAGCACCATTTGTTGATAAATTTCAAACCATAGGTTAATATGATCTGGAAGACCAGCGTGCGGGGGTGCTGGATTATATTGTGGTTGACTAAACTTCATCAAAAATGGAACACCTAACGCTTCGTCCGGAATCATGCTCGGGTTCAAGAAAATGAGTGAAGGTTCGACGGCTTTGGGGTTTATGGTCCAATATTTTCGAGCTAATTCCAAGAAGGTGTCATAGTCATTGAGTGGTCGACCGGAAAGTCTTTGACCCGATGCAAACGCTGCAACGTGTGTATACCAATTTTTTTCACATACAACAAACTTTCTATTTGCGCTAGTGCCTTGCAGATTTATGTCTGTTTGAAAGGGCTGAGGTTTAGTCCAACCGTCGGTAGTAAATCCAAGAAATCCGCCTGTGGTGAAATGTTCTTTTCCGAAATCTATTTTTGGAACCTTACTGTTCGGGTCGAGTTTAACATCTAAATCTGCGAACTTATTTCCAAAATCTTTGCCAAATCCATTAGTCATATTTTTTTATTTCCATTTGTGCTCTTGTATTATAGCCTTATGTTCAAGACTTTGTTCAACGTTTTTCATGCTCACATCTATTGTATGTAGATGTTTTACCGGTATATTTTTATTTTGAGTTAAGATATTTTGAATCGCTTTTTTAATAACTTGTTGGGTGGAAGCTGCTGGTTTTTTCTTCTTTTTATCGCCAGCAGGAACTGAAATAGTAAAGTACCTGTCATAGACGGGCAACTTCATCGAGGAAGGCATTTCGATACCCAAACTTCGATCTGTATATTTTGTATGTCTACAAAGAATGTCCTTACCTTTCATTTTTTGTAATACCGCATCGCCCAGCGCGGTCCATATTGGCTGTTTAAGCATTGGTGCGCCTGTTTCATCCACTTTATATCCTGTGAGGACTTCTACTTTTCGAATCATCTTATAGTTAAAAATAATAGTTGCGTGGTTAATTGGATTGCTGAAGTATGCGCCGTTATTTGCAGACATGTCATAATTTACCACGTCCGGTTTCAAACTTCCGATAAACAGTGATTTAATTTGATTTGGCATCTTGATGAACTCATTTTGTATTTGCGGTGGTAAGCCTCCATCTGACGCTGGGATAACAGAACCCTTTGTCAATATTTCCGAGACTTTCTTATTTATCGCATTAAACCCATTATTTAAATTGTAAAACGAGTGATCATAAAATCTAAATTTTTTCTCAAGGATATCTTTGTTAACAACAGCTTGAGGTTTGTTTTTCAGACCCACATCAGCAAGATCAAGAGTATCAGACACAAGTTCTTCTAATAAAACTATAGCGTCTTCTTCGTATATTACTGGACTTTGTTTCCGGACCTTGGTCGGATCAATTGGATCGACAAAATCGTAAGCATCCCCCAAGTTCTTAGTGGCATCAACCCAAGGATCGTCGGCTGCTCTATTTGTGATGCCCTCAAGCAAAGACTTGGCGCCTGTCCCAGTCGCGATAATATCTGGAACATGGACCGTGAGGTTTACGGTGTTGGCTAATATGTCTGCCACGTTTACCTTGGTCATTAATAAGTTTGCAGCGGAGTGGTTTCCGGTCGCGGTTTCTCTTGTCTCTGCTCTTTTGCCAACACTCTTTAAAATTGGTTTTATATCAAGGAAGGGCATAATAGGTAAAAATGGACTTTGCTTGGTTTGATTTAATTTTTGAATTGCAGACTTCATCATAGCGTTCTTTTCGGAACTGACCGGATCTGTTTGGAAGCAGCCGCCGTTATCACCGAGGTCCACATTAGATGGCGTTAAATATTCCCATTTTGTTGCATCAAGATTATCGCCCGTGTTGATAGATTTGCCGCCCTTAGTAACCTCCAACTGTTCACCTAAAGATTTCCAATGTTTTGTGGTTTCAGCATTAACCACATTTTCGTATTGATTCAGTGGAATATTTTTTAAACCCTGTGTCGGATCCGTCACATCAATTGTACCTTCCGACAAATAATCATAACCCACTTTTGGTAAATTGCTATCCCATGTTTCACCAAACCAGTGTGCTATTTTAAAAGTGCGGTGACTTGGTGCCAAAGGCATAGCCGCTTTAGTGGCGCCAGTTTTATTGCTAGACTCTGCCATCTGTGATTTTATATAACCCTCGACTTTGGAAACTAGATCGTCCATAAGCTTTTGAAAGAGGCTTATACCTTGTGGTGTTCCAGTATCAGGGGCAATCGATTTCACAAGCTGTTCTATTGTATTGCCGCTGATATCCAGATCTGTGCCTCCAGATATTAAACTGAGAAATACAAAATAAGCAAAAGGTGCCATTTCCCATGGCTTGTCTGAGATAAACACTGTAGGAGTTTTATATAATGCTTCTTGTTCTTTTATAAATTTATCAGTAAAGCGATTTCTGACCGGATCAAATACACCCAGTGTTCTTTTTTCCAGTGTTTGCGAAGCAGACAGACCGTAACCAGATCTGGTGGTCACGCTAGACGCATCACTGCCTTTGGTACCAGTAGTTGGTACACTTGCAGCTAAGGCGTATTTATCAAACTCGGCTTTATGCACAAGCAAATCCTGCAACAGATTAGCTATTTTTTTATGAGTGTTATCTTTAATCTCAAGCTCTACACCATATTGATAATGTCCGTCAGTGACTGTGCTCATTGTGTTGTCAGCAGCTTCGAAATGCCGAATCGCATGCAGCGGCGTGTCACCTGCGGTTTGAATCTTAGACTCTTTAATTAACCCTATGGGAGAGGGTACTTCCTCCAGCTTTCCTGAAACATCTCGACCGGAAGCAATAACCACCGGCACCTGTTCTGCCTCATTAAATATATTTCGGAGATCGGCTGGTGAGCCTAAAGCGTTCAAGCCCTGATATTCATTTGATACTCGGCGACGAAGGATCGTCATGTTTGCTATCTCAACAGCAGACATCAATTCTTTTAGAGTATCTGCTGTCCATCCGGACTTCGGAATCTTAAAAAGTTTTGAAAATTTTGTATTATCTCTCACTAGTGAACCGTAGTCCATACTGAAAGCGAATTTAAGATTATGATTAGGGGTGGTCGTTATAGCAAAATTAGAAAAATATATTTTTTGTAAATCCCAAGATATTTTTTCTGAATGTGGTGTTTTATATTTGCCAACAGAGTCCATCAAATTTGCCTGCGCTTCAGTAAAAGCAAACCTCATGTCTTTCAATCTTTCAAGCACTCGAAAATCTTGCACTTTACTATGTGGGTACAGATCTCTCGTAAGCGGCTCATCAGTCGCTGTGTTTGCTCCAACCCACCACCAAGAATCATTAATATGTTCAACCGGTCCTGTATAAATCGTACCGTCAATCATCCTATAAATATATGATTGGTCAATCACCCGACTCCCGTTAATAACAAGCTCCCCTACGGTATTACCAGTCATCATATCAATAAAGAATGGATCATCCATATGAACGCCATATTTATTTTGAATTGCCGATGGTGAAAACGCAACCACGGCAAAGTATGATAAATGTTGAGGTGTCCCCTGTAATTCGAATTGAAGCTGGAAAGGCACGTCAAATGAATTGGTATTTTCATCGCTATATTGACTATCCATAAGATCGCCAATGTCGTTTTGGGCGGCAATCTGAGAGAATGTCATCCCTTTCGTGGTCATAAATGAATTCATCCACTCAAAGACTGCTTCAGATTGTGCGCCGTTTAAGCTTGCATCGATGCCGAATTTGTTCTGAAAATCCTTAAATTCGGGATCTCCAGATATATCTATTAGCATAGACATTATTTTTTCTTTCATGCCGCCAGGTTGTTCCCAGCCTTGATCTTGTCCTGAACTGAAATTAGCTATTTGAATGGCGTTGTTTGATGCTGATAACAGCTTGCTGGTAAAGGGATCGATCGACTGTACGACTGTCACATGTAAGAATTCATGAATGTTTTGATTATTAAACCACGTAGTGATGGAGCCATTATCTAGACGGTCTTTAATGCTCATACTCAATGTGACAGTAAGATTTTTTTCAGGGTCGGCGTGGATGTTCTGGTATCCTTCAATAAACTCTAAAGAAGTCCCGTCGACCTTGTTCTCTTGCACGTGCGCTGAAATGCGATCACTTCGGCGCCTTTTTTGCACTGTAGGTGCAGACTCCAATGTTATTTTATCGATACTTATATCCGGCACCAAGGCGCCCAGAATTTGTTGTTGTCCTATTGCTGGCATTATTCACAATCCTCCGGATCAACAGTGATGGAATCAGCATATGCGCCGTAAGCAGCATCTTTAATTGTCTTGCCCTGGGTTCGTCCGCAGTCTACCTCTCTAAGTAAATTCTTTCTTCTTGACTTCTCATGAGGTAAGTGCGCGCATAGCTCGGAAGTCTCAATTTCCTTATCCACATTAATCTCGAAAAAATATTCAACATAATTAGAATCTGCGTCTATTATTGATTCGTCGAGATCGAAATGTTCGTCAGAAAGATATGAAACACCCGTGTCAGGGCGGCGACCGCGAGCGAAATACAACGGGATTAATTCCTCAACAACCTGAAGACCTTTGTCGCCGGGATAGGCAGATCCTGTGACCTGTCTGGTTTCATATACTTCGATGTCAAAATTATCTGCAAGGTAATCTGTATTTTCCTCATTCAATTCTATGATTAACGAATCCTTATAAATCTTCAGCCTGGAGCCATCGATAAAGTCGTCAAATAAGCCACCCCAAACTCCAATAGTGTCAGCATCTGAACTCAGTGTCGAACCATCGATCCCTGTTGCGTTAACTTTAGCCTCGGCTTCACTTAATGGAATCTTCTGAGCACTTGTAAACGGCGTAACTCTATAAGTTATCTCTGCATTAATTTGAGGAGTTCTTATATGTGGTGCCTGAGCGGATCCTGAATAGTGATATGCCGAGTCCGATATTTCACCCTTTAAAAAATATAAATCCCAAGCCGGTAATGAGATACTCCCTAAAGAGCTATTACCAAGCGGCATTGGCAATGCAAAGTGTTTATCCTTGGCGGGCTGTATTTGTTGGGCGCCGATGTGGGCAAGATTATGTTTAACCATCTCCACCGCCTTCTTAATATTTGTTTCAACTCCAGATAGCGCTGGTGCAACTTTTATTCTGGGAGTTTCGTTTATTAAACGTTCTTTAATCTCATTTTGTTGTTCGCCATAAGAAGCAGATGCCCATTGAGAATCATATAAAATGTCATCATCAAAAAAAGCATAATACTTTGGAACGAAAGCACCTTTTGAAAGGGCATGTTTCCCATAAGATGTAACCTGAAGATCAATTATGTCCTCTTTAGGGTTAAAAAATTTAGCCATTAATCAAATCCTCCCGGTTTTCCAAATCCTCCCGGTTTTCCGAAACCAAAGCCCTTGGCGCCTGCGCCAGACTTGGACCCACCAGCCGGTGACTGTTTACCAGGGTTCATTCCGGTGGTCGCGGCGGCAGCAGCTTTTTGCAGACCATCACCAGCGATTGGTCCACCAGCAAATCCGCCTACCCATTTTGGGTTTTCTAGTTCAAGTGCTTTTTCAATAAGAAGCCCCGGTGAAACAGTTTTAACTGTACCCCCTATAGCGTTCATAATTGGAGGGTTAAAATTACTCGGCATTGCCGTCATATCGAGATTTGCCTGTGCAATGGTGGTGCCGAGATTTGTAGCGTTTTGTTCTATCTGTAGGTTTGCTCCAAGCCCAATGTCAGTACCAGTACCCGGTGTATAGTCTATTTTTTCTATTTCTAGTGCTTTTATTGGCATTTCTGGTTGTCCTATTCGAAGTGCAGCATCCACTTTCACAAGCTCAACTAATGAAAAATAATCATACGGCCAGTTATAACTATATGGTTGTGCAGTTATAGTATGCGGCGGGTTGTCTAAATCATCAGCAGTTAAGCTATTATAATTTTTTTGTGCTCGCTGTTTAACCTTAAAAACCATCCACCGAGTGTGTTCTGGAATCGGATTGCCTCTAAAAAATTCGTTTGGTCCAGCCAAATGAGTTATTATATCCTGGGCTTTCTGTGCTGTCACTGCAATATCGGGCATAACATTTTGCCAAATATTTTTCAAATCCGTGCGAGTTAGCTTGTGAGAAAATTCAAATATGTACATTACAAATGGTTCTATTGATTCATCCCTAAGAAAGTCAAAATGTGGAGGAATGACATATCTAGGCATTCGTTGTGCCAACATTTTAATTGAAGTACCTATATCTTCTATTCCAGCAAAGGCATCTTGAAATATTGTTCTGGATTGTGCGGGGCTCATGCCAAGACCAAAGAACTTACGCTCACCTTCAATATCGATAAAAGGTATTGCTACCACAGCCTCCGATATCTCTTTTGATGCAGCCAGTTGACCAAGCTTTCGTTCTTCGGGCTTAAAGCCCAAAACTTTAAGAAGTGAACCGGTGGTTTGCAAATCTGGATTTATTGCTGAATTTGTTATTTGTGGGAAAGAGTCTCGCACGCCTAAAAATATCCCTGAGCTATTTTCTGTAACTTCGCCATATCCATTATATAAGCCACGAATCCTATGTTGCAAGGAGCCCGATGTGAGATCGGGATTTGCAGGGTCAGCGGGGATCGATGGTATGGTCCCGTCATGGTCAGGTGCTCCGCCATGCGAACCATAAAAGTTCAATGAGGGACACTCAAATTTAGTATTGATTACCCAACTCTCCAACCCTGCTTGGGGGTTCTCTGTCGCTGATATTGCTTCACCAGTGAACGGGTTATATTCGTATGCAAGGTTCATTCTCTTACCGAACAGGCTCACAGAAGATGAAACATGCATCCGGTTTTTGACAGCCGGATTTGTATCAGTATCATCCTGTGCAATTGCCATTATCTCGGAAACTTCTTTTTCGTATGGCGGCGCATTGATTTGTTGTTCATGAACAAACTCAGTTTCAATTTTTGCTCCGTCCATAATCTCTTGTAAACCAAATTGGGCTTGGTGCCCCTCATCAAGAAATATATGCTTATGTGGTGAAAATTGAATTCGTGCCACAGAACGCCCATAAAAATATGGAGGAGTAAATGGCGCCCAAGCTGGATCAGCAGCAGTCACGCCTAAGCCTGGATCTAATGGAGGACCATAGCCCCAGCCACGAGTGGTTATGGCGTCATCATCATCTGTTTTTGTATCATAAGCAAAGTTCTCATATGCAACATAATCGTTAGTCTTGTGTATGTATACATCCATATAGTAGGTCGAGCCCGAGCGCATCATCCCAAACTGTGATTCTTGAGCACTCTCAAATGTTGTGAATACCTTATTTTCCAAGAAGAAATTCGGAACCTCAGCAAAAAAGTTATGTGCAGCAAGAGAATAATGGTCTTTATACTGTCCAGACCACTGGCAATAAAACGAAGCCGATCCATAATAGGGGGCTGTAAGATATAGTTTCCCTTGATTTTCAGCCGAAGCGTCATAAGCAGGAGACGTTGGAGTTATACTGGATGACTGTGGTAAATAATTATGTGGTTCAATGAGTGCTTCAAATGGCATTCTGTAATTTGGGTCATCCAAAACAGTGCGTCGGGAGCCCGAATCTTGAAGTGTCATCGTCGATTGATTTGTATAAGAACCGCGCATATCTGCAACTTCTGCGGCTGAGCCGGTCCAAACTGGATAATCAACTGCTACACAAGATTTTAAAGTATTATACATAATACCCGGCGCATAAAATGGCTGAAGAAGAGATTGTAATCTCTCAGCTTGGTATTTGCCTGCGCCGCCATACTCGGCTTTGGAAGAGCCTTCAATGTATGGTCCATAGGACTGAGAAAAGAGACTAGCTAACTGCAAGCTTCTTTGCACAGGATAGAATCCATTATATGGTAAAAGCTTTTTGATTGCATTGCACTTAAAACTTATACTGGTTACAGGCGCTATATCCTTGTGGTCTTCCTGAATTTGAGTAAAGTGTTTCAAAAAATCTGAATGGCAATACTCTTTCCAAAACGGTTCTACATAATCTTTATCATATTGATCGGCGCTGGAACTGTTGGCGGCGCCGAGGAGTGACAAAAATTTATAATTTGGTTCTGTGAAAAATCCATTGTCAAGATAATGTTCCATATGTTCTGATATTCTAAATTCCGGAATGACTGTATAGTTTTTCCCCATCACTCGAATGTCCTCAGAATATTCTTCATATGAATCAAACCACGGATTTCTTCCAGCATATTGGTTTGTGTGCCATTGCATAATGTGGTTTGGTTCGTTCGGACGACGGTTTATATTTGAACCCTGAAGAGCATGATCGTGCGTCGTGCCAGCTAAACAAAAATGGTTAAAGCAAACGGATGCTGTGCCGTGAGTTGTAAATATTCGATTGACGCCGCCGAAGCTGTATAATCCATCACCGTCTTTTGTTAAGAAATGATGCCCAGGCTGCATACCAGTCAGATCGGCAGTCGATAAGCTTCCATACAGAGTTCCGATTGGATCCATATACAATTCACCAACGGATGGTCCGCCCCATTGGGAGCCGCCGGGGCGGATTGTATTTTGCGTTGCATGAGTACTTTGGACACCCGTGCTCGGTGATGGAGTGACGTATTCTATTTCACTATTACCCGTATCTAGTGGCCAGATACTTAATGAACCTGATGGTAAAAACCACGAGCCGGAAAGCTTATCGGAAGCCATAAAGTCACGACTTGATCTATTCGAGGAATTATAAATTCTATACCCCATTGAGTTAACTGCGCCTTCTTCACGGGCACGATTTTCTGCTCTAGTTCTCCAAAAAGTGCGCTCCCAAACGCGAGAACTCGCAGAGAGTTCTTCCGTCGTTTCACTAAAGGCAGTCCGCCCTCGGGCGCCAGACAGGTAAGTATTAACTTCTTTCGGATATATTGTTTCCTTATAAAGAAGGGATTTAAAAAATTCGAGCGGTTTTTTAGCCTGGGCATTTCCAATGGTGTATTTATAAAGTAATGTATCATACATTTGCTCATCTGTTTTTTCTACATCCAACTTTTCTGTTATTTCTGTGTTTGCAAACATCCCTAAATTGTTTGCATACGTATGAAGCAGTGTAAGAGGCGGAAATTGTTTGCTGCCGCCTTTTGATTTATGTGTATCAATACGATGGATCATTGAGTAATATTTTGATGATACAGGCGGTTCAGTGTAATTTGTAAACCGCGATGAGCGTAACTCTGTGCTAGAAGTGAGTGCGCCTGCAACAACAAAATTAATCGTCTTTGGTTTTTCTCCTATAGAAAGAATATTGTTCTTTTTGTGAGATCTCACAATTGGGTGTTCCCCAGTTCGAATTTGTTTCCAAGAAGGATACCCGTAAGGACCATCCCGGTTGAGAAGAATAGAATTCAGTGTTGCAGGAGGTGTTGTATCTTGTGGTTCAAAACCTGACGGGTGATCAACGAAACTATCATTCAAATATGCCTGTTCAGGACTCGATGCATACCCAAACATGTTGGTACTTGCTGAAACCGGTGCATATATATGATGATTCAAACCAACAAAATCTGTTTGTGTTGTAACTGTATATTCACCCAAATAAGTAGACCAAGCTGCTATACCGTTCGGTGTAGCGCCCCACAAGCGGACATTATCTTCTTCGGTGTTGATATAAGACATATATTCACTTGCGCTAATGAATGATGAGGTGCCAAGCGAAGTGCAATAATCGGTTCTGTTTGTCGAGGCTGTAATCCAAGCATAAGCAAAGTCAGTTGCAGGGATTGCATGCTGTACAAACCAGTTGTCATACGAAGAAGTGCAATGAACAATGGCGCGGTCAAAGCCGTGCAAAGAAGAAGAAAATGGTGAGTCTCCAACTAGTTCTGTGCGAAGTCTTGCATTACGATTTACCTTATGATAAGATGCTGACAGGGCAGTCGTTTCACCTAAAATCGACAAGGTGCTTCCGGAAAAAGAACCATAGTTGCCCATGGGCGATTTTAATAAAGCGTTTAAAGGTGTCCTTACAGAAAGATTTCTATAGTTGATAGAGTTATTTGGAGAATACATTGTTGTAATCTGGCTTAACCCAAACCCACCATATGCATCACCTGCTGTGTCGGGACCGCCAGGAGCAGAGAATCTTTCAATTATTTTATGTTTTGATAAAGATGCAGTTACTTCTTCTTCAGTAAATGGGGCAGCTAAATTTTCTTCACCCATTAAATGTTTAGCAAAATATTTTAATTTTGGTCTATCTGGGACGTCGCTAATACCGAAATCACTCGCCTTACCCGACATAAGAGTAGAAAGCCCTTGAGAGCCTGTTGCTGCCTGCAACTTTACAAACCATGGACTTGTATTCGTGTCCTGAGTGTTAACAAGCTGTAATACATTTGAATAGTTACCAAGATCATTCGAAGATGTCACAGTTTGGATGTTTCTAATATTAACCGGTCTTTTTGCCACTTCGTCACGGTAATACCATCCACGAGGTATCAAACTCGGTTGGAAGGAAGTACCGCTATCGTCACGGAGTGGTGTAAACAAGAATTCTCCATATTTATAGATTCGGAATCCTTCAGTCCGATTAGTCACATTGTCTTCTCCGGTGCTTAGTGGAGCGTGACGGTATTGACGTCCTCCGACATTTTTCTCTGTAAATGGACCCTGCATTGGGGTTTCTTGTGAAGGTCCGTATGTATCAACGTGCAGCCCCGCATATGCTGTGTCTGCCGAATTATTAAAAAAAGTTAATGAGCGTGCCGTGGTTATATCAGATGACTGAGAAAGATATACAAATGGTGCAACTATTCTCGCTTTAATAGGCTCTATACCAACCAAGGGTTGCTGTCCTGCTGCGCCTTCCCAAGCAGCATGTCTTCTCACCTTACGCAACGGAACTGGGATTTTGGCGTCATCACAGCTTGGTTCTGGACCATCAAACCCTGCAAGAGTGGAATCAAAATCCATATTTACATAAGTCGATCCTCCGCGTCGAGCTTGAGCCCAGAAGACATCAATACCCTTATTGTTTCTTGCAGGGTTGTGACCTGAACGGACTTCTTTAGAATTATCTAAGTTTAATTTATAAGGTCTAGTAAATCTTCTTAAAGCATATGTACTACCCTTGTATTCTTGTCTTCCGGCAGAATTGCTTCCGCTCTGTGCTAGTTCTATTTGAGCCGCATTTGGAATTCCACTGTTTGGATAATCAATCGGATCTGTATATTCTCCAGTTGCAAGAATTTTGTTTGTTGAAATATCAGAAGTTATAATACGTCGTATAGTGTTACGATCCGAATCTACATAAGAATCTCCAGACGTAGACGCGCCCTGCCAACCAAGTGCTCCTGCGGACCCACTAGCTTCAGCGCGCTCCTTCCACCAAAGACAATTTGTGTCTTCATTAACGAATTGGGTCGGGTTAAGAGGTGCGTGACCGTGTTTCCAGTCATATGTTAATTCTTTAATACCCTTAACAAACCCAATAATTGGCTTGTCTTTCATTTCCAATGTCGGAAACTTATTCCAATATTTATTTCTTTCTAAGATATGACTTTCAATAACATTTCGTATACCGTCCGATACATTGGCAGTAGCCGGTACCAGACTCACTAACATTTCTGATAGGGTTCCATCGACCCAACTATAAAAATTCATAAACCTGTCGAAATCGATTTCCCCAGAAACCCGACGAAAGAATATTTCCCTCATCTTTTCTAGAGACTTGTACTCTTGTCGATATCTATTAACCGGTTCACCAACAAGATTATTAAAAGCAGTGACCGCCCCTAACACATCCAGCATTTCTTTTGAAATTGTCTGAGCCATACTCTTTTCAATAGCAAAAAACTGATTTGTTGGAATGGTATCTCTTACAAACGTTTCTCGGTCTGCTGCTAAAATTTTGATGTTATCGTCACCCGTCAGTGTCTCTGGGAGAATTTGATTGGCTGTATATAGATATTCAGTTTCGACAACTGTATCATTTGGAAGGAACCAATCACCGCGAGCGGGGTAGTGCGTTTTATACAACGATGGGACGTCCCATTTATCATCAGAACCGGAAGTCATGTCCAAGACCTCAAAAGAGGAATTCCACGCCGAGCCTCCATAATAATCAACACCATATACTCCATCAGTGGAGCCAGTGATCGTTGCGAATTGCCAATTTAAAATATGTGTTTTAATCCTAGGAATATATGTGATGTCAATATTTGGGTCTACGCCCTCAAACATATATGCGTTTTCATAAGGATAATCTCGACCGACGTTGTTCGGATCTTTTGCATGTGAATTTATTTCTTCGTCCGACAAACGATCTTGCCAGACAGAGAAGGAACCCACCTTAATATCTGTGTTTGTTAACACAGTACTGCCAGTAAAATTTGTTCTATGGGCACCAAGATAAAATCTTTTTGCTAGAGCGGCAAAATTATTTTGTGCGTCAACAGTCGATATACTTCCCGACACGTGAAACTTTTTATCGATTTGATCTAGTGCTGTATTAACACCATAAAACTCCAGATCCCAATGATCGGGAGATGAGCCTGTGATTACCGAACCACTGACCGCATCTTGTGATGGAGCTAAGCGTACAGCAAAATGCCAATTAGTATTGTTATATACATCTTTAAACGTGGGTGTTGTTAACGTTGGAAAATATCCATTACTTGAAGAAAGAATAAATTTTGCATCTTTACCGCGAAATTCTTGCCTTACCACATAGACTTGAAAAGACGCTGAATCGTTTGAGTGCCAAGTATAATTGGTAGGCGCGGACGGGAGTGCTTCATGACAACCAAACAATGAACTAGAATAATAATTATATTCATAATAGTTTGTGTCATTTTCATCTTTCTTCAGTGGGAAAATTATGTTTGCCTCAACCGTCATGGGCTTATCATAAGCACCGGGGATATAGCTAAGAGAATCAGATATGGAAACACTAGATGATTGAAACACCGTAGATTGTTGTCTATCGGAAGTCGCAAAATCTATATAATTTTTCCGCAATGTTTTAGAACGATAGCGCGAATCATCATATTTAAAAGATTCATCATTGGCGTATAAGTTAATGGCGATTAGATCCTCATCAATCCCAAAGCAATGCATAAGATTCCGGAAGCTTTTAAATGTACCTTTTGTTTTGTAGATATAAGTTAGATTATTATATATGTTTTGATATATCGTATTTTTAATATCATATAGTTTAGATTCGAATTCCCGATGTTCATCACGACTAGCCAGTTGGTTCAAGATAGTGACGTCGGAAAACAATTCTGAAGCTTCCATACCAGAATGTTCTACCGACATTTTTGCAGTAGGTTTCGGCTTCTGAAAAAATGTGTATTCTCTAGTCTTACCGGTATTCGGACCACCAAGGTTATAATCTATGAAATTTGGATCGTGTACAATAAAATCGGTTACTGGGTATCGCTTCTCAGCTAATGAAGGCAAACTGTTTATCTGCATGTGTAGCGTATCAAAATATACACCGAGCATTTGTGCCAACTTTTTGAGTGTATTTCCATTTTCGTCAGCATCTTCAGAAATAATCCACTCTGGCATTGTATGATATAGTGATGAATTGTTGTTTAAATCCCACTCTTTTCCTTCTGATAATAATCGATCAGATAGAGCGGTGACGTCTGGATGTGTCGAATAAATGATCGGATCTTTAAACTCAGATACCGAAGCTGAAGATTCTATCATCGCAGATTTCATTGCCCCAGCAACACGCGACTTGTCAGAAATAAACCCGGTCCAAGTACCATTCGATATGCGTCCCGAATAGTCCAAGACGGTCGAATCAACTGTATTGTCCCCGGTATTTCCCTCGTTAAATTTATAATAAAAACCTAAATCTACCGGTGCGGCGGATCCTGAGAATTTATTATTATCTGTGTTTGTACCACCGGCAATTTGAGTAAACCAGAAACGACCGATCTGTTTTGGAGTCCTAGCTGTTTTCCAAAACCTAAACTCGTCAATGGAGCCGGATAGTTTTCCATAGCCATCTTTTATTTTAGCCGAGGCGAGCGCAGCAGTACCTGCCTGAGAAATGGTAGGTATTCGCGCAGCGCCAATATTTGCGATCAGAGAGCCGGTTATTTCTCCAATAACAACGTTGGCTTGATCAACACTGGTTTGTCGAGTATGGTGTTGTCCGTCGAAAAAAGTATTAACCTCAACCCAATCCGAGCCACTTTGAAAGGCAATCGCGATATGGTGCCATTTATTATCAAACACCTCGGCGGTTGTTAAGCCGGAATCGCACGTAAGAAGTTGTGACCCAGACATCACTCCTAATTTAATGGCTCCGGTAGATGTTCCGTCATGTAAAATAGAATAGCGTCCATAGGTTTCCCCCTCTGCTGTCCCCTTCTGTCCATTCCATACGTCAAACAAATATTCAAATCTTGTTGTTGCGGACGAGGAAACATAACCATCTTTTTTAAACCAAAACTCAGTAGTAACCCCCTTTGCAGGATCTAAAACAATATTAGAAACACGATTAACCCCTGTGGTATCGTCCCATATATTGGCTGTGCCGTCCCAAGGTTCTGGAAATTGTTTTGATAAAGTTTTTGCGGCAGCATCTGGATCTGGGTGTGGACCGGCTTTAAGCTGAATATACTCCGGATTGTTTGACAATCCAAATACGTGCTGTGGTGTCAGCCCAGCATCAGCAATTAAATCAGTTTGCGTGCCCCAGCCGTCGGGAGAAAACACGGCGTAACCACAAGTTCGCGGATACAAAAATTGGAACATATATATATCATAATAATTCGCTGTGTTGATCCACTCAATCTTCTCCGTCAAAGAACCATCATATGGGTAGTATTGGTATATATTTTGTAAAGCATCTGTTACGTATTGTTCTGCGGAACCATACATAGCAAAATTACTAGCTGTAGAAAAATCGGCAGTCGGAAGAAATCTCTCTTTTTCCAAAAGATATTTTTCAATATATTCTGATGACTCAACTGGTGAATCAGCATTAGCTATATCTCTGATATGTGTCTTTGATAAAACACTATCCGAATTCCCAAATAAATCCTTTATTCCGCCGCCCATTTTATCCTTCTACTCTAAATTTAAATACCTCTGGTTGTTCTACATATTTTCCATTCAAATAATATGTTAATGATAAACCATAAGCATAGTCCTTCTGAAGCATACTCATATCTAAATCAAAATAACTTCCGCTCTGATCGTATGACATTTTAGTGTGCTGTTCGCTTCCTGTCCCATATGGCATTACCTCATAGTTGTCTGAAATCCTGAAAATTTTATAATACGCAGAGCTTATTACTTCGCTATTTAAAGTTTCTGTAGCCTTATTATAAATAGTGGGAGTCCAATTTTGTTTTCTAACAAAGAAGCGAAATCGCGCCGTTTCTTTTGTTGAATACGAAGGTTTTAAATTTACAATAGATGTGTTGTAAGTGCTGTTAGGATTTTCGGCAGTAGCTGCAAAACTTTTAACAGTGATGGAACCAGTATAAAACTGTATCGAGCCAGTCGACCATACATCATACAATACGGAAGCCGACGTGTCCATGGCTAACGATGCGGTATAAATTCCAGTGTCTGATGTCAAACCACCTGTGACTTCCACAGGCGCACTGTCAGTAAGAGCATCGCGATAAAGTTTAACAACTAGTGTGTTGCGGGCATGCAAGCCTGGGATATTGGTAAGCTGTCCTCGAAGATTATTATATAGATATATTGTATTTGTATTTTCAGTGTCCCCCAGAGAACTGCTGGCATAAAAATTTGCGCGGTCATCTTTTTTAGAAGAATCCCAACGAGCTTCGATTCTCGGTCTTTTAAAGAAATACTCACTATTCCTAGCGAAGAACTTTTTAGTATAATAAGACCGAAGGCTAGTACCATCCTCATATGAGCCAGACAATAAGACACCTATTCCATTATTAGAAACAGTGCCTGCGATCCAGTGTTCAACCAAAGGAGTAATAACTATTTCTAGATCTTCTGTCACGTCTTCTCCAAACGCTTGTTTGAATTGTATTTCATTAGACCACGCTTCCACACTTCCTGTATGGAAAACGCCGCCCTTTGCTGCTGCGTTACCATTTCCCCAAGCGTTAGCAGATGTGCGATAATTCCAATTACATTCTCCAATATCTCTATAATTATCTAAATCTAAACCGGACCCCTCAGTCCAACTTTCTGAAACTGCGATCACTCGCATATCATAATTTTGTGGAGTTGTCTTATGGTGTTCTGCATTTGTTAACTTTAATACGAAATCCACTGATCCGGATTTAGGAATGTCTCCATTAGTCCTGTCCGTGGTAATATCGGCAACATCAAAGTAGTATAGAGCGCGGGAAGCTTCAAGTGAATTTCCTGATGTACTAGATGATACTTGACCATATATAGAGAATACTTCAGTTACATCGGCGGCGCCCATGTTTGACCCAGAGGCTGTTGTCGATAGATTCGCTTGATAACTATTTGCTATCGTAGTGTCTTTAGTTGCAATGTAACGTTTGATTGCCATTATTTCACCGCCCCACTAAGATCATCAGCAGTAAACTTAATTTCCCAAACAGTATCCTCGGGCATTCTTATTTTGCGCCCGTCGGCTGAGGTTTGAGTCCAAATATCAAACTTGGTGCTTGCATATATGCCCCCTTCCTTTACTTCTACGTCAATGTCTAGAGTATCATCAACACCCACTACAGCATTCAATATTTTATAAAGAATAGAAATGTCAAAGTGTTCGCCTATATTTGGTTTATTGTGTGCAAAATATTGACTGAGAGCCACATAGCATCGACTTAAACAATCAGATTTATTTGTATTATCGGATGCTATCACGGTAAAGTTTACCCCAAGATTAACGATTCTTGCCGGAATGATGTCAATATAATCATTCATCATTTTTTTATCTGTTAGCCAAGACTTCAGATTATAACTAACAATATCGTTTGTCCGAAAGAATCTGCCGTCTTCGTCCTCCGATATCACATATAAGTTTAAATTTCTTTTCAAGGAGTTTGTGTCTAGAAGAATACAGCAACGCTTAATTTTTCCATATTTTGGAGGCATAGCATATGATAATGACTCATAGTCTTGAGCAGTAACAGCCCTATACTGTGCTGCGTGTGCGCCTTTTGCTCTTTGTCTAATTTCTTTAGCAGTTGGCTTAAATAATTCACCCGTAATTGGGTATTCATTAGTTACTTCCAGACTAGTAATTACTTTGCTTTTTTGAATTGCGCTCAGTGTGGACGGATCTTTAAAGACAAACCTACTTGCTGCAATCTCAGAAATCTGCCCAACCCCTACGTTAATTTTATCGGAACCGACATTGTTTGATCGGTATGTTACAGTAAGATGAGTGTTTGCCGGGACCGCCCCAAGGGTGTCTTGCCGTACCAACTTATGTGGATCAAACGAACGATCTGATACGTGATTTCGTCCATATTGTGCAATTGCTACTTTTGAAGGATCAATTGTTCTATCCGATTCGTCAAGAGACTCGCCTGAGCCGAACTGTAGCGCAACACCTGATCGATTCCTCTCTATGATAAATCGTCTAGGTACTGATATAGGCTTTAGTATTTTCGGCGGGGATCCAAAGGTGTGGTCGTAGTCTTGATTGTTAATCTGAATATATACTACATCTTGTGAAAGATATTCTACTTCATGCCATATGTGTCCCTGTGAGTCCACGACACTTGTCACCTCAACTAGATCAGGTTCTTGAATTTGGACTCGCCGGAATGGCTTGAAATCTCCCACAGGTATCTCTGATTGATATTCTATTCCAGATAAGACAAGACCAGTTGCTTTAATAGCATAAAATGTCGGTGATCCGTTAACATCTGACGATGCTACAATAATTTCTGTGTTATTTGCACCGAAGTCAACATCTTCCTCTAGGGTAAAAAAGGCACCAGATTTAGAAATTAATTTGGCACCTCTTTGTAAAATTGGCATATATGCTTCGTCTGGTCCGGTGGCGGCTGCATTCGCAGGTACAGTTATAAAAAATTGACACCTTCCAGTTGTAGCTACGGCGCTGGCATATGGATCATATCCCATTCGCCGAGCATGTCTAATAATGTTTGAGTACTCAGATGCTGTATCAAGAAAAGTCTCGTTGGCTTGATAATCCAAATAAAAAGAAAGTATGTCACCAACATAGGCAACAGTATCAAACATTAAGGAACCAAATGATGCATCATTAAAATCTTGGTAGGTATCAGGGTAATAGCGTTTTGCATGCTCCAACAAATCATTCTTAATAGAATTATAATCGCGGCTAGTGTATTCGATTGGTACCCTTTGACTCTTCTTCTTTTTCTTATCTACCATATAGTTCTTTCCCCCTATTAAATAGAACTTTCGCCCATTTATACCCTAAAAGATAAGATTGCTCGCGAATTTAATGCACGTATAAAAAACATAATCCGGATCTTAATAGTATTACTGTTCATAGAATTTTGTTTCAAATAGTCTGATGAGTGGAATTCGGGTTCCCCACCAGAAAGGGTCCAGCGGATTTCCGAGTCTATAATTTCTACATCCTCAATAGTAACGAACGGCATATATTGAGTCGTCTGTTGATCGATTCTCGCGCATATGCTAGCATATATATCCGGATCCCTTTGTTCAAAGAGTAATTTTTTTAGCCCCACACCAAAATCGGGAATCATGATTCTTTCACCGGGAACAGTTAAAATTAAATTTTTTAAATTTTGTCTTATTACTTCATGGTGGGTCTTCGTTAGTGCATAATAACCATCTTCAGGGCTTTTATGTAAAGGCAATTTTGGTGACATTCCGCTCATATTTTAATTAGTTCTCCTCTTCATCACAGTCTAACTCTTTATCGGTATACGCTTGTTTAAACATTTCTACTTCGGCTGCTTGTTCTTGCTTGGTAATATTTTGTTGTTTTCTATCACCGGGTAACTGTGGCATACTATATGCCGCGATGCCCCAAGGACCAAGTGGTGGTCCCCAACCGGGAATGCCACCGATGCTCCAATTAACGGGCCATAATAAAGGTACTGAAGCCCATGTCTTTCCAGTTGGTAAAACCCCTTGGTCGGATAAGCGACTAACAAATTTATAATGCGGATCGCTGTACTCAGCATAACCTCTAACAAACAACGGAACCGTTCTCATTGCCATAGCGGTTAAACCGGGAGCGCTAAAAGGTGAAAGACCTGCTTCTTGACGTTCCAATTCATGGCGGGCATCTTTACCTTCTTCTTCTAGTTTACTTTCTTCTTGCCACCAGCTTGTTGCTAAGTCGCCCTCGTCAACATCAAGAGTATAAAACAAATTCCTCAATGCCCCCTTTGTACCATCGAAAGCGCCAGCGACTTCATCTGAATTTTTAAGTACTGACTCTGAATTATAAATAGTCAAAAGGGATAACATTCTTGGAAGCGGAAAAACATATTTAAATAAAAATTTGAATTCGGCGGATCCTTCTATTAATCCCCGAAAATATTCTTCATCATAATATGCTTTGCGAGCCTCCTTCATAGTTGTTGCGGAGAGCGGGCGCTCAACAGATACAAGCGGTATTGGATATAATTCTTTGCTGTATCCTCGTGTGTGCTCCTGTTTATAGTCGTATTGTTCCACTTTTGCGTCCGGACTGGCTTGGATTTTGCCTCCAAGTGTGAGTTTACTCTCTGCCAAGTCTTTCTCTATGATGCAAAAAGCTTTTTCTTTTTTTGCAATTGGGCTCTTTGCTGACAGATCTTTATAAGTATCCTTTATGCTATATTCTATATCCGTCTGTCCACCTGTGAGAATAGTCCCTTTTACATCGTCATGAGTCGCGGCACCTTGCCCAAATGTCTCTTCATATAAAGCAGTCTGGCTCGGACTCAACCCTAAAGAACCAAAGGTAGCGTCAGCTTTGCCTTCGTGCTTTTGCTCTTTTTTGATGTCGCCTACTACCTCAGAAGTTTCCGACGCATAAAGTTGCGCCTTGAAGTTTTGATTGGTCGGGGGTATCCACATCAGACGCATTCCAAACTTCAATGGTTTGAAAAAGCTAGAAACCTTTGCGTCTGCTGGATGTATCTCAAACACCTGATCAAGATATTGGCGAAAAGCCGAAATATTTACAACGCCAGAAAGATGTGGTGTCGTTTTACACCACGAGGCTAGTGTGTCGGGCTCTCCGGGTCCTTCATCCGGTGCGTCCGGTCCACCGTGCCGGAGGCGAAATCCATAGGGATCTTTGAAATCATCAGGGAGCCTGTCCAGATCTTCAACACGCACATATTTTTCTAGAACGAAAGTGCCGCCAACCATGGCTAAATCTGGGTACATTAGACGCGCAGTATCATAAGTAATCTCGCCCTCCCAGGTGGTTTGACTGGTTCCAGTCGATTGATTACCTCCTAAGTTCTTTACTTTATCTTCATTTCTAGCAATGAAGCGCTGGTCGCCGGTACCAACGACACTTGCCTTTGGAGCATCTATGGTGCGAATCCAGCCTGAACCTAGACTCGTTTGAGGGGTGACAATATTAAAAGGTTCAGGAGTGCCGGTGCTGTTTAAAAACCTTTTATATATTTTTGGCGCTTGGGTGCCAAGTGCCTGTTGTAATTTATATGATAGGTCTGCCGCTTGTTCCAAAACAATATATTTAAATGCAGCATTGGCTCGCTCCTCTTGATAACCTGTCTCATCTAAATCATCTAATAAGGTCATATCGTTTATATTGTATATATTTTTGAGATCTCCACTCTTCCTTTTATTTGAGATTATGATTTGAGCTTGTTTTTTCAATCTTGAAAAAAAATCTGGATCTGAATTTTCAAGATCTTTTCGAAGCATGTCTACAACATAATCCATAAACAGACCATCTTCGAATACTTCTTCGGGATTAAATTGAGAATATATAAATATAGAACGCAATAACACCTCGGCAACACATAATCTTAAATATACTTTAAGTACACCTCCTAGTGCTGCCTCTTCGAACGGGGAGCCTGCGGCATCGCTCTTGTTAGATGGCTTACAAGATTGTTCATAATCATCCTCCACTTCTTCCTTGGTTTCAGAAACTGAAAGTAGATCAAACGCCTCCGGATCTGGGGCGCATAATGTTTTTTCATATTTCTTTGATAATGATACCTCCAACAATTCCTCTAGTTCAAAAAGGTTGGATAGGCTCGCCTGTCGTGCAGTCTTTTTGAACAATCTGAAAAATACTTGTTCCCAGTTTAATGCATATTCTTGAAAGCCGGTTGACATTTCAAAATCTTCTGGTATACCAGCAAGAGCATATCCAGCGTTGGTAAACCTGTTGGTTATATAGTTTGCAAATGCTTGAGACTGGGCAGTTCTGTAAACCCCGAGTTCACCGGTCGAACCTGGCAAAATCTTATAAAACGTCGTTTCGCTCAAATTATTTGAAGGGGATTTTGTTTTATTTGCTAAAACATATTTTTGGTCGCCGTCTCCCAAGGTGACAGAATGTCTATCGACAACGGGACCGCTGGATTCTGGCCAGGTCATAGAAAATTCGAGCAGCTTTTCTTCAACCTTGTTTGACAAATCGAACGACTTATCTTTTTTAATTTTAGATGGTGCTGCTTTTATTGCTTGGTCGAGTACTTCTTTGGCTGCGGTAAATGCGTTATCGGCTTTCTCCATATCATTTAGAAGATGGTGAAGGGCATCTGCCCCAAGACCTAAACCTGAAGAATTCAGGTCCGACATTTTATTTTGTATTTTTTTTACAGTGGCTTTAGCCTGTGCGAGTTGAGCTTCTTCAGCAGCAAATGTAATTGGTAGTTTAGTTTTTTTAGGATCGACTTCTCCGCTCATCGAAATCCAAGTAATACCTTCTCCCTTTTCTTCATCGCCGACATATTCAGAATATAATTTAAAATTCTTTTTATGAACGTCGCTAAGATTTTTTTTCAAAGAGGGTAGTACTGATACTTCGATTTTAGAATTTTTCTTATTGTGAGCCACTGCCATCTTTTTTGTTGGATTAGGATCGATCTTCGCACCTGTCATCTGATCGATACCAAGTTCTTTTCCATATGTTGGAATCCAATCAGGATCACCCTTTTTGGCATCTCTTGACTTCTTCAACAATAAACTATCCATGAATCCGGTTGCATCTTGAGAAAACGCCATTTCAACAGATTCAAATATTGTATCCAGTGCTAATTTATTAGCCATCTGCATTGATGGTGGATCACGAGAAATCAACCCCTGTTCACCACAATCGGACATTGTACTTGGAATATCCGACAATAAATTATTTGCCCCATCGATAAGATCTTTTAATCGATTAGCCAAATCCCGGTCACGCTCGTGTTGTGCCTCCTCTAGCCCTGTTCGGTCGCGGTTGTCTTCATCTGGAAAATCATCATCTTCACAAAGAAGTCCAGACCAAGGCGCATCTTCTACTTCTGCCTCTGCTTCTGACTCTCTCGCCTTGCGAAAAATGTCTGGCTCGACTAAATCTGATAAATTGTCAAACGCATTAGAAATATTTTGAAGATGCTCGAACATGCCGGGAGTCATGCCTGCGGTAACCATTACCAAAGAATCCGTTTCTTCGCTGGTTCTTCCAGCGAAAAGATCTTCCATTTCAGAAACGGTAGCCTGCTTGGCTAGATTCTCAAAAAATTCCGCACCTGTGCCGGGGGGCACACCCGCGTTGTGGAACGCTGCTTTGATCATATCTAGTGGAATTTTTCCCACCATGGCGCCGAATCTTTCTCCAAATGCGTCGGCAGCCGATTTTTTGATTCGATCCAGCACCATCGTTATAGTTGCAATCAGACCTTTGGCAATTGCTTCTCGAATGCCAGCAACCACGGCATCAACAACACCCGGTGTAGGGTCGGAGGTGAATGAATTATCAGGAAGTGTCACTGTCGGAGGTGCAAGTTCTTTAAGGGATGTCGGTTCTTGAATTTCTTCCATAACGTCATTAACATTCCCCATATATTGAGACAAAGTACTCCTTACGTCTGCGTATGGAACAATCGGCAGAATGGTTTTTTCCAATATCGATATTGGCAATTTAAACTCATTGCCGGAATTGTTAGTAAGGCGTTTTAAAATATCTGCCTTTCTTGCTGGAGAGCTAATGGTTGTGTTATCTGATAATATACCATCGACTGTTGGCAAAGAATATCCTTCACCAAATTTTAACCCCGAACCATATTCGAAACCAGAGAAATATCTCATTTGTTTCTTTTGGTCCGGGCTCATTTCTTCAGAGATTTGTTGTCCTTGGTTTTGTTGAGGTGACTGAATATTTTTATGCCACCCTGATAGTGCCATATTAGTTTCTATTGCCCGTGCTAATTTAACGTCGTTGATGCTACCATCTGAGTTTTTTATAGCCGGTGGAACTGTGCCTTCTTTTGGGGTACCAGTGGTTTCAAAATATTCTTGTGCAGCATCCAATTCTTTAGCGAGAGCTTTGGAATATTCGCCTGGATATTTTTCCTGTATAATGCTTGCCATTTTTTCTATTTGAGCACCGGTAGCTTTTGTTATTACCGAATCAAGCACCATTTTTTGCTGATCAGCAAAGCCAAAATCTTTTGTCAGATCAGCAAGGGCGATTGCAGACAACTCCTTGATACTTGTTTTGTTAAGAACATGTTTATAAATGCCTTCGGGATCCTTTGCCTGAGCCTTCAAAAATTCTATGTCTTCGATTATATTATCGCCTGTAAACTCTTGTTCTTTTTCACGAGACTTTGAAAGTTGAATTTTATGATCTACATTGTCTAAACTTTGTTTTTCCCTCATTATTTGGGATGTGGACTTTCCGACTCCAGCGGGATCTTCGTGTTTCGAAACAGCGGCAGCTTGCGCTATAGCTGGGGTCGTGGTTCGAGGATTTTCTTCTGATTCTGCTTCTGTTGGTTTAAAAACTATTGCAGTAACTGGATAGTAATATCTTTGAGCGAACTCAATTGCTGTCAAGGCAGGATCTTGCACCTTCTTTTCCATATCTTCAAACGAATAAAGAAAGTGGTGAGATGCAATTGCCGTTGTGCCGGGACGCTGATTTACACTTGTCAGCATCGGTAAAGCAATGGTGAGGGGGGTTGAGCGCTTGTCCGCTTTCCCCATCAACACATACGATATCTGAAAATCTTTTGAAAAACCAAGCTCGAAGTGTGGGTCTGTGCCAGTTAATTCTTCTTCAGGTACCTCATTTAATAAAACAAATCTTTTAAACCTTGCCGGGAAAGAGTTCAAATATTGCACAACCCGAATAAGTTTTGCTGCTTGCTTTGGAAATTTAGGCTGTAGTTCTGTTGCGCGGTCAGTAGTATGTTTCGTTATAAAGTCTATTTTTGCCTGTAGTGTGCTATAGGCGAAACTATAAGAATATCCATCGGTATTGCTAAAATATTTATTTAAATCGTCATCACTGTATAGATATCGTGGAATGGCATTTACATACGAAGCACGTAGAGCAACTGCAATGTCAATATATCCGGTTCTCGGATCTAGATAAAATCCGTGTGGTGGCGATGGGATATATGCCATTTCGGTGTCAACAATCATATCCAACAGGTCTTTGGGCGGACTTTCATATGCATTTATCCTTCCATAAAAGTGTAATATTTGTGTGACTCCGCGTTGTAGTATAGCTTTTTCATCTGCAAATTCAACAAATTCTTTTAGTGTTTTGAATGGCTTTTCATTATCCGGTTCTGGTACGTCATATTTCGCACCATCGTATCCATCCTCTGGGTTTGGTAATGGTAATTCTATTTCTGCACTTGCGCCAGTGATCCAAGATGAACCCTCCTCCAATTTAATTGGTTTCGTCCTAAGCCCTGGTTGGTATAACCTTGCGTAATACATCTGTTGCTTTTCTTCTAAATAACACCATTCTCCGGTCCCAATTGGACCTAGTTCTTTCCAATCGTATGGCCAGGGATAACCGTGTGCGCTGGAGGCGCCTGCCGCAGAGATTGGCTCAAACTCTGGAATTCCCGGCAAGGGATGACAAGCACTAGACTCTATATATAAAGGACCTTTGTACGCGCTGAATACAGCGCTCATTATTGGCTTCGGATTAATAACTTCTATACGATGTACATCTCTTTTGGTACCCAAGAATGGTTTAAGCACCCTCACTAAAGTGAGGTCGCTCGGTTTTTGTGGGTCTGTGCCCATGTGAGAAAAAATATGCCCTACTTCCCAACGAGAGTCTCTGGATGGTTTGCTGTATAGTGAATATTTTTTTGGTTTTAGCCATGGTTCTGCATAATGGTGAAATGGATTCTTTTCTACTTCGGTGCCCTGCAAAGGTAGTTCAATTTCTTGGGCGCCTGCGGGGGCGTCGTCTTTCTTGTCCTCTCCGGCGACTTCCGAACTGTCGGTGTTCTCATCTGGTTCATTAGCGTATATGGTGCCTGCTTCTTCATCTGTAAAAACAATCTCTCCACCGCCTGCTGCCTGATCTCCACCGCCTGCTGCTTGATCAGCTACCTTTTCAGCTTCTTTAACTGCTGCGTCAGCATCGGCGGGTACCGCCTCTTCCCGTGCGCCTGGTACACCAATCGTTTGATCCCGTATGTAATGCGTTGCGGCTGGAAATTCTTTACTTATACCGCCAAGAACCGTCATATACTGCGGGATGGCTGCTTTAGCCAGTGCTGCTGCCGCACCAAGATATGGAGCTAATGTTGCAGCCATAGACGTATCACTACCCTTAGAGCCTTTAGCCTCATCGAGCAACGCTGTGGTTTTCTCCTCTAAATTCTTAAAATTATAATTTTTCAGAGCCTGTACAGCGAGCATTGAACCTGAGACAATAGGAATTCCCTTGAGATACATTGTCCCAGCCTCTTCTTCTTGCTGTTGTTTCTTTTCTTCCTCGTGAGACATTAGATCTCCTAATTAACATTGTTATAGCGGCTATTAATATAGCGACCGCCGCCTTGTTGTAAATAGGTTGTATTCCATTTTCCAACATTGTCTTTATGGGTCAAAAGGGAGCGTTTTACCTTCGTTAGTTGTTTAATTACGGTTCTAATGCCCTCTTGTTGAGCCCTAAAAGCTGGTGTTGTAGGTGCGGCAAAGAACGGAGAATTGTGAAAATGGTTAGCCAAAGCCTTGTTATACCTCATCTGAGTAATAAGAAAAGTATCAAGTATACCGTTTAAAGCTACCAAATGTGTTGCAAGTCGGTCCAAGCACTGACTCAAATTGTCACCCTTGACCATTGGCTGCAAATCGGAATCGTCGTTTCCCGCAATAATATCGACACCGGGGACAGAAATTATATTCGAACCCTGCGAATTAATCCTTTCGCTGCGAGTAACAAGTTTAATACCCTCACGTCCGATAACTCTAACCGCGTCCGCCTTTATGGCAATTCCAGATTTGGCTCGTGAGGTACCAACCCGACCCCTAGCAAGTTTAAAATTCTTGTCGACGTCTGTTTTTTGACTCATGTATATTCGAGCGGCATCTTTTGACATATTTGGATCTGCGTGTATTGGTTCACCCAGAGTGCCATGACTGGCAGCTTTGTGAGCTAACATCCCGACAACAATGTCTATTCTACCTGCATGTGTGTCCCCAATTCCGCCGTATCCACTGCTTAATGTCGATGGTCTGTCGCGACCTAAAATAATAAAACTATTGTTCCTTCCTCTTAATATTTTTTCGCTTGGCGCAGCAACAACGTTGGGAACACCTTCGGCAATATTATCACCGTTGATGCCCAAATTATCAACTTGTAAAATTTTTCCAGCGGTTGATTCCACCAAGTCCGACATGGGATTGCGACCTAGTTTATTAACTGCTGGAGTCTTTGTTGTTAACTTTTTCCAGAATGATGACATATATCTTATCTCCTATTATGTGGGGTTATCAAAATCGCCAAAATGTACTTTCTTTTCTTCCTTTAGTTGTTCCCACGCTGTTTTTACTTTTTTCCACTTGTGTGGGAAATTTTTCCATATGGCAAGCGGCTGGCTAGTGACACCGGGGGTGTCGACAAATGTCTTAGCATCCAATGGCCAGGGATACTTGGCTTTCCCCTTTTTTATTAATTCTTTGCCGTCAGCGCCTTTTGGAAGAGGGGTCCAAAAGTTTTTAACAGTCGAATCATATTTTGTAGTACAGACAGCACCAACCATCGCATAAAAAGCATCGGACGAATTCATACCAAGGGCACGTGCCATAGTATAAAATACCCCCATACATCCATCGGCGTGGTGACCCACGTTCCAGTGACAGAAAACACCGGGGGGTTGATTTTTCTTAAACCACTCACTACTGTTCGCGGCGAAATCAGCTTTGCCCCAATGAACACTCCCCGGCTTTCCATACCAAGGTCCCCACCACATTTTTCCTTCATTTGCGTTAACGGCTGGAAAAGCCATCGGAATATTAATTTCTGTTTTACCTGATTTGCCGCCATAGCTCCATTTAGTTCCTTCATTTGACGGAGGGTTTTTAGACAAGCCGTATATTAGTTTATAGAGCGATTCCTGCATTTGGGGAGTCGGAAGCATCATAACTTGCCAAGTTTTAGCGTTGCCAGCAGTACAACCTTCATCTGTAAGAATATCCCCTTTACCTTTGGTCGTGCTAACAAAATGAAATCCCATATTGGCAAAATATTTTATCATTCCGTGATAACGTGGATGAGTCGGACCCATGGTACAAGTCTCTATCGATGTAGAAAACATTGAACCGCCCTGGGCATGCCATATGCGCTTTGCAGGATGGGTTGTTTGTAATATGCCGCCATCTGAAGTGCCCCAAAAGTGCACGCCACAGGGATGCCCCCCTTTATCTGCATAGGAATCCTGATTTCTTTTTCTCTGACGAATATTCGTTGGCCAACCGGCAGTTTCGTGTACACAGAAAGCTACTAATTTACGTAAATATTTATCGTCGCCTACCGCGTCAGATCCCGGTGTGCCCATTACTAATTTATCCCCAAGCCCTGAGACTGGCGCAGCATTGGTTACCTGTAATGGCTCGCCCATCCCAGCTACATTGGATGGTACATGAATGCAAGGACCGGCGCCGGTAGCTGAGCCAACACTGCCACCGCCTGCTTGTGCTCCCGGCGCTATATTAGTGTTTCCAAATTCGCCAGAACCAGTAAACCCTTTTACTTTGGGACCTACTTTCGTAACTCGAACAGCAAAGTTGTCGGTAAATTCCTCACCTGTAACCCAAGAATAAACCGGTAATCTAACTTCCCAGTGCCAAGTCTCGTTCTTATATGGCGCAAATCCAAACTTCCAAGCATTTGCTATTAACCACTTTCCCAAAACAGAGTTTTTATTGCGTCCAGATGTTTCGGCGCGATTCTGGCAAATCATCCCTTTTTCTTCACCAACTGAATTAATATCCAGAGCCATTCCCGTCTCATGAGGAGAATTAAAGGCAATCCACTTGCTAGCTGCTTTTGCTGATGCATAACCTTTGGCTAGCATTTTTGCTTCGTAATCTTCGAATGATTTGTATTTATGTTTTCGCCATCCGGATACGACCTTCATTTGTACGCCAGCGGCAGCAGCGGCGGCTTTCATAGCTTGATAACGCTTGACAACTAATAAGTGTGCCTTCAGATACCCGCGCTCATTTGGACCCTTAATTTTAGCCAATAATTTATCTTTTTTATTTTTAATTGTTCCGCCATAATGTCTAATTCGTACACGATTCTCTTTCCAAGAGGTGTCCGGACCTGAGGGAACGACAGTCCATTTCTTTTTTGCCGAGGCGACCTTAGCAGAAGTCACTGCCTTGTCTTTAGCGTCGGAAACCGCAGCTTTCATCTTCCCCATAATACCACCGCCAGACGTTTTCTCCTCTTTATCCTTTGGCTTTTCGCTAGCTGACTTTTTTGGTTTGTTTTCCTTTGGAGTCTCAGTCGTTTCTTTTTGTGGTGGAAGCTTGGGTACAAAGCCCTGGTCCTCTTCGGCTCCTGTCTTTTCCTCTTCTGGTTTTACACCTGTATTCTTGTTTTCTTCTGTCTCTGCTTGTTTATCATTACTTTCTACTTTTGGTGGCGCTGCGGCTTTAGCCGCTGTGGTGGCGGAAGGTGGGTTTAAAGTTCTACTCTTGTGTTCTGGGCAGATAAGAAAGAGGGCGTTTTTTCCACACCAACCATGACTTTTTCCAGTAGCCCAATAATACACCGGTCTTTTTGATATATCATTTTTTTTCTTTATACTATTAAATTTTCTTTTTGTGTATCCATCTACTTTCTTAGTCCCAGTCATGCAAGTTAACCACACTTTAGGATTATCTTTAACATACCCCTTCCAAACGGCCGTAAGTGCAGAAGTAGCCTTGCCTTGACTATTGCCATCGGCATCTTTTACATCTCCATATCCCCAAAGGTATTCGGCATCAGCAAAAAAGATTCTGCTAGGCTTTATTTTTGCCATGGCACCGGATGCGGCAATTCGACCAATTGTGGCGCCGCCTGCGGACCAAGCGTACATAGACACTTGCATCGTTTTAGCTATGGGAGTCTTTGTTGACGTAATGTGTTTCTGAATTGTCATTATAATATTGTTATGGTAAATTGCAAAATCCCCTCCGCGACCAGGGTGTTTTTCCGGATTAAAAGAATCAGTTTGTCCATCCCGGTGACCGAAAGCTCCGTGACCTAATTGTGGTTTAACATAAACAAAATTTCTTTTTTCTTTAATCAGCTTTTTTATATTAGGAATAATTCTATTTGAAAAAGATTTTGATTGAAATCCTCCCAGCCCGTGAAAAAAGTATATTAATTCCCAAGGTTGGGTCGCATCAAAATACCAAGGGGCAGCGACTATGCTTGTTCGCGCATTGGGTCTATTCTTTTTATCTGCCTCTCCGTTGCCGGGGATATGTCCATAATATACTCTAAGTTGATATGGACAGGCTTTTGCTGCCTTTTTAAAACCATTATATGTACCCTTTCCGTAGGGCGCTGCTTCATTCACCACCCATTTTGCGTCAAGCGACATTGTAGCACTTGAGCCGCCAGTGGCTGATGCTGCTGCATTGCTAATGTCCCCCCATTGTCCTTTTTCCAAATCTACTCTTGCTATTCTGGGGAGCCCTTGATATGGTTGCTGCGGAGCGTTGGCTGCTGGCATTGCAGTTCCGCCGCCTCCAGTGGCAGTGGTAGAGGTTCTTTGGTATTGCCCTCCGCACCCATTGGCGTGGGCATTGGCGCCACCAGGGGGCATGCCGCCTGCGCCCGCTGATGGTTTTTTGTTAACTGCGCCGAGGTAAACTGGGTCCTTCCAATTTAGTTTATTTCCATAATCCACCCAAACGATATCTCCCTCAACAACTGCATCTGCGTTAATATCAAGATCTTTGGGTGGAAATAAATCATATAAATCTATTATTTTGTTGTCTGCTTCTGTGGCTTCTTTTCCGATAGTTGCGGGGCAAGGAATCATCGAATGTATCTCAGGGATCCGCACTCGCATCTTTTTAACTGTCGCCTGTTCCATATCCAAAAAGTCCATCCATGTCCAACCCATGAACCCTTCTTCAACAGGTTTGTGTGGAACTTCCTCGATTCTTAAAACGACCCCCCTCATTGGACCAAGCTTGGAAAATGTATCTGGAGTATAAAAATCTCTTGCCATCTTGCGCCAAGCGCTAAACACATCATCTTTACCACCCTCATATCTGGGCATAAAGTCAGGTACAGGAAGGTCGTTGAGTTCTCCCGGTGCAAAGTCGTGTGAAACACGATCTGTAGCAACGCCGGATGGTGCGCCCGCAGTGGGGGGCTTTTGTTCTGACCGGGCGCCAACGGGTGGAGTTTCACTTCCTTTTGCACCGGTAGTTGGCGGGGTTTTACCGCTCATCGGCTGTTCCTTCGCCATTACCAATCAAATCAAAAATATCTTTTCTGTCTTCTTCAGATAAGCCCTGATGTCTGGCTTGCTCTTTTTTTTGTAAAAGGCTGGAAATTTTTACTAATTGTTCGTTCGAGCGTTGAAGTGTTTCTACATATTTTGCTGCAACCGGTCCAACATCTTTATGGTGGCTTTCATTCTTCTTAATATATGAAACAGCTTCTGCTAACAAAGCTGATGTAATTGCTCGATCGTCACGAATGTTCTTTATTGCTTCTTCTAGATAAGACTCTAGATTCTCTATATTTCTCCGTCCATCCATCTGTTTTTAAAACTCCTATATCTGGTCCTGAGCTTGTTAAGATTATTGACCACCTGTTTTGTGTTCAAGTCTGTTAACTCCCGTAGATATAGATAAATAGCTTTTTTATTAAAAATTTCTATATCTTCTGAATTAGATAAAAGGTGTTTAACCGCATTTAGAACTTTTTGTTCGTTTGGCTTTAAAAGTTCTTCTTCCCATACTTCAATTTCGCTCCACAAGTATTGCCAAAACTCTTGCTCCTCTCGGCGCTCATCGTAAAAATTAGTATTGGAAATGTGTTGTTGTTCAACCTCTTTAGTAACTTTATCGAGTTGAATTTCTCGGCGGAGACGAGTAGAATGTTTTTTGACTTTATGAATAAACCAATTTTTCGTAATTACGCTAAAATATGAAAATGCTTTCGACCCTTTGTTCGGATCATATTTATCAAGGATTGTGGTCAACCATATTTTACATTCGTCTTTAAGTACATCAATATTTGGAAGAGTGGTAAATTTATAAGTGTATACAATTTTATCAACCATTTCTCCAAACGCTGGTCCAATATATTGTATATAAATTTGCTCTTTTTCGCGGCGGTTGTCCGATATGGCATACTTAATCACGGCATCTTCATGCTCTTGGGTAAAATAATAATTTCCCTTACGGCTACGTCCCTTCTTCGTCATATTCTTCTATTTCCTTTTTTTCTTCTTCAAATACAAAGCTGCTTCGAAAGCTCTCCAATTGATTAGTTGCTTCTCTGGAATGTTCCAGTAGGGCTTTCAAAGTCGGATCGCCATAGAACAGAGGCAGTTCATATACCCCTTGTACGTGTTCTAAAAAGTCTCGCAACACTCCTTGAACTTCCGTCGCATCATCATGCAGGGGTAGCATACTTTGTATCAACCGTCGAACATACCACACCAATATAATGTTTAAAGCCAAACTAATGATTAACAGAAAAGAAACTAAAACAAGCATCAGGATTCATCAACCTCATGTTTTAGTTTTTGCAATTCTTTTGAAAACGATTCTGATATCTGAATCATGTCTTGGGATGTTCTTAAAATATATTTTTCTCTCGATTTTAAAGTATAAATAATAAATCCCAAAATCACATTCAATACCAAGCTTGTGACCATAATATAAAATTCTTGTGTATATTCCATTTTATTTTTCCCTCTCAGAGAGTCTTTTCTTTTCTCTTTTCATTTCTTCTTTTGCGTCAGATATAAAGTCTTTCACTATCTCTCCGGGCTTTCCCATTATACCATTATTATTATTTCTTTTTAAGATTAATGGTAAAGAGGGGATTCGCTCTAACGAAGAATTTTCTCCACAGTGATCACAATCCTCCAACTTCTCTTTTATTGAGTGATAGATTTCAAACACTATCTCACAAGATTTGCACTTGTAAGCGTACTCTGGCATTATTTATCTTCTTTTTGTGGTACTTGCATCTGGATTGTAGGCGGATTTGTAACCACTAGGGCGCCGTTCCCACCCCACCTTTTATTTTCCGGAGCCTTATCAAAATCAAAATTCCTCAAAAGGTTTGTGATATCTGTTTGTTCTAAAATACATTTTTGTAAAGCGCCCATAAGGCAAGTAATTGCTTGATCTGATAATTTCATTATTTTTCTCCTGTATGTTTTTTCATTAAATCTAAATGATAATCGATCTTTTTTAAGATTAAGTCCATTTCTTCTAAATGGCAAGTTTCTTTCCAAAAATCCCACTCAGTGGGAGTTTGATAAAAATATTTCAACTCCTTCGCTAAGTGGTTTCTGAGTACTGTTAATTCTTGCTTTGATAAATCTAAATTCACCTTTACATCTCCGCTATTTGTTGTTGGATGGATGGTATGTTCAAATCCCCACACAAACTCTTTACAGTTCCAAGTGTGCGATCAACTCTAATCGATGCTTCGAATTCATTGACCGTTAGATCTAAATTATATTTCTGTCCGAGCAGAGTAACAAGCTCATATTTATTGACTGGTTTCGGCGACATCACGTGGTACGTACCCTCAACATACATATCGTTCGAAATGATATAGTCGCAGGTCTTCGCATACTGAGTGGTTGTGATTCCATTCCAGTCGTGGTTAATATAGCCATTGACTGTGTTGCCTCGTTGACTTTTTACCCACTCAATCAAGCTAGCGTTTTTATGAACTTCTTCGCCAATAATACTCGTTCTCAGTACCATACAGTTATCTGGTTCGCCGAGAGACTTACTTTTTCCATATGCATCTCGCGCATCGTGCTCATCATCTTCAGTATACTGTCCTACCGCCCCTGAATATACGCAATCAGTTGTAATGTGAATCAGCTTTGCGCCTGCGCCCTTGCAGACACAAGCCAGTGTCCAGGGAAAAACAGAATTTATTTTAATTGCAGATAGTGGGTTTGAGGACATAAATGGTTTAATTGTACCAATACAATTAATGACATAATCATACCCAGATAAATCAAGATCAACTAACTTATCCTCCAAACAATCAAAATGAAGAAGATTTTTGTCTTCATAATATGTGCTAGCTAAATCATAATCCCTGTGAGTGAATGTCACTTCATACCGGTCAGACTGTTTAGAAAACCACTTGCCAACAGCATTGCCGAGCATGCCGGTGCTTCCAAGAATTAGTACTTTTACCATTTTATTCTCCCAAAAATAATATCTCTTAACATTAGCCAATCACACGCTTTAGCCCAGATGGGTTTAGAAAAAGCAGCCGGTATATTTTTCTCAAAAAAGAAATGACCGCTCCAAGCGAAAGGATACACAACAAAAGGGGCAAATAAGAGTGCTAACCAAGCGCCTTTAGATACACACAAAATAACAAATAAGACTGTTGCCGCCTGCCCCATAACGTGTAAGCGACGGGTCCATTTGTTTTGGTGTAAGCTTAAATAATAATCATAGTATTGTTTAAAAGTCATTATCGATAATCCTCCTCCCAAATGTTCCACTTGTCATAAGGAAATCTAATATCGTCCCCCTTACTCTCTTCTAAGGTAGAAGTTGAGAAGAACAATATAACTGTACCTTCTTCAAGATTCATAAACCCATTAGCGTGATTCGGAGGAATCCACAAAACCTGTGGCTTTTCAGAAGTTAAAACATATTTCTTAGGTGTGACAGTATCATCGTCCAGTGGGACGGCGCCAACCAGAGCGGTACCGCTAGCCACATAAACATACTTCCCCTCTTTTACATGTCCGTGCCAAGCCCGTATGAACCCTTGACGATGATTTTCCACTTGATAAAATCTTTTCACATTAGAAAAATCAAACCCATTCACAAACCTCAATTTGCCGCGATCATCAGCGAACATTCCACCTTCAATCAATTGAATACCCATTATTTGTCTCCCTCGATTTCCTTTATATATCTAGCATTTGAATATATCATATCGTTTGTATCCTTAATTCTTTGTTGGATAATAAGATTATACACTTCTTCGACCCCGTTTTTAAGGGAATATTTGGGTTTCCAATCATATTCCGAGAACTTAGAATTATTAACTTTGTAATTTCTTAAATCCTCAAACGGCATATCTACATATTTAATCTCAGTATTCGGTATATAATCTGATATTTCTTCTGCCAAACTTTGTATCGTATAATTTTTGTACGAAAGATTATAATAACCTGCAACATTATTCTCTATTGCATACACAAAGGCTCGGGCAGCATCTTTAACATGTAATAAGGGTCGCCATTGTTCGCCGCCAAATACTGTCAATGGAAGTCCCTTAGCTGCGCGCATAGAAAGAATGTTAGCTACTAAGTCCAGTCGTATACGCGAATGCTCGTCACCTAAACCAAACAGAGTACCAAGCCTGAAGATAATATATTCACCAGACGCATTCGCTCGAATATATTTTTCTGCTTTAAGTTTTGTAGCGGCATAAAGTGACAAAGGATTTGGTTTTGCCTCTTCATTAATAAGTTCGTTGTTAATACCATAGATTGAACAAGTTGATGGAAAAGCGATCCTTCCATTATAGTTATCAACAAGCCACTTAACTGAATCATAATTAACTGCTGTTGTCAAGGCAGGATTTACAGCGCATGCGCCGTCGCCGACCATACCTGCTAGCCACACCACAGTACCGTAATCATTAATTATGGTACCTAGCTTTTCTGTGTCCCTCACATCTCCATAAATAAAATTAACTCGCTTCATAAACCTCTTCTCGAATAAGAGAAGGTCGTATACCGTAACATCATGATTCTTTGATAAGAGGTCAACCATATGTCCACCGACGTAACCGGCGCCGCCTACGACTAAAATTTTCATATTTTATCCCCATATTTTTTAACTTCTGGATTAAATCCTCCACTTGCGTCTCCATCTGAGATTCGCGTAATCATAGCAACCATCTTCTCATCAATGCATCTTTTAAGTCGGGAACGTTCTTTAACGAGTTTAACGTCTTCAACGGATGCCCAAGACTTAAAGTCGTCATCTTCGGGACGTTTCATAACCTCATCTTTTAGAGTAAAAAGTTTGAAATTAACAATTGATAATCGGTCAACCAACTCCCCAAAGCTCATCATTTCTTCAAATGGGTTATCCAAAGTATAGCTTCCATCATATTTATGTATTGCTTCTTTAATAATTTTATCAACTAGATTTTTCATTTTGTTTCCTCATCCATTCTATGACCTCATCAACACTTTCCTCTAAAGTCACTTCTGTTATAAAACCTAAAATATCTTTAGCTTTATTGACGTCCGGACTTCTAATTTGTACATCATATTCAAACGGCTGGCAATGTTCAAACTTAACCTTTGTATTGTGAATTTTTTGCCAAACAAGATCAGCTAATTCTGCAACCGTGGTTGCCTCTGGGGATGAAATATTAAAATCCTCATTAACTGCTTTTTCTGATTCTAGGGCAATTCTAACCCCCTTTGCAATGTCTTTACCGTTTGTATAATGACGAATCTGTGTACCATCCCCAAGGATTGGCAAAGCATCGTTGGGGCTTAACAATAATGATTTATGAATCAGATCAGGGAGAACATGGCTCATTAACATTTTAATGTTCCCCGACATAACGACATCTTCGCCAACTGCTTCTTCTTCGCCTATACCGACACAATTAAAGGGTCTTATAATTGTATATGGTAATTTATATTGTTCATAAGCCCCTCGGCAAAAATACTCCGATGCCAGTTTCTGAAAGCCATATGTACTTGCGGGTGGAGAGCAAGTCTCCACTTCGTACTCCGGAGTTGGGTATCTGTTAGTGTTTTCGAATACCATACTACTAGACAAGACAAGAATTCTTTTTAAATTATATTCTTTATGAAGCCTGATAGCCAAATCAAATGTCGAGGCTAAAATTCTCTCATTAGTAGCCAACAAGTCGTATGCATATTTGTGAAAGTAACTAATGCCGCCAATCATTGCTGCATTGGCTATAATATAATCAGCGTCGGCAAATGATGGGTGGGGTTGCACCTTTTTAGAATTTAGCTCACATATGTCCATTTCAAACAAAGAAAAGTTTGGATGATTGTCGTGTGCTCTTTTAACCACCCCATATTTGGAATAGTTGTCAATACCCACAACTTCATATCCTCTTTCTAAAAATTCTGTACATAGATAAGAACCTATGAACCCTTGACTACCGGTAATAATTACTTTTTTCATTTTATTTCTCTTCCCGCTGGAATGCCGCCGTGCAATGCATGATACTCCGCGCCATCTGCATAAGCATATGCGAATGTAGGAGAGAACCAGTTTAATCTACCAACACTATTATAGAACGTTTTATCTTCTTTTGTCAAGCAATTAACTAAGTTATCGCCCAGACACTGTTCCGACGCATACGGATTTGTAACTTCAACGTCTTCGAACGCCCTTTGTTTCGCTGCAAAACTGCCGTCAAGAAAAAAAAGCTGCGGCATAAAGTCAGTTATTTCAGGACTCTGATGGCGACCCTCAACAATTCGACTTCCATCCTTGGCTACTGCATGGAAATTCTGTCCTATAGCCTGTGACACCAAGGCTGTACGCTCGGTGCGGAGCATTTCCTCCCGACGCCTAGAAAATGATTCCCCGTCGGTTATAAGAGTGTCCGCTGTCAAAGCCACAACTAGGTCATATTGTTTTCCCAACGAATAAAGGGATTTAAATCCAGCACTATAATTTCTAGCAATACAATTGGCGCCCAGTGCTTGTTGATTAGTCAACACCTTAGACATGTCCGGTAATATTATATATTCAGTAACCATCTCCTTGAGGGCTATTAATTCTGATGTTTCTTGACAATCATCTGAGTGCACCAGTATGATTGTACTATCTGGTATCGTTTTTTTTATTTCCGTCACGCTTTTAAGAGCAATCGGATGTTCGTCATACATTGTTATTACTGTTCCAACTTTCATAAAAAATTACTCCTAATATAGAAACGGAAAATCAGTACATATCGCGTAAAGATTTTCCCGCTGAGCACTTGTTAATCCACCGGGGATATTTTCTGGAAATAATAACACCGATTGATGCAGATTGTGCAAGTCTTTTGAGGGATAAGCCCAGATTATGCCTCGGCTGGTCAAAGTATAGTCGTCACACTGATGCCAAAAACAGTGCACACCGCTTTGCAGCATCAGTTCAAATGCCAGACTATCTTTTGCGTGACACCAGAGCCCGTCCTGTTTTAAAAAATCAATATCGATTTCATACTTGCCACTATTGTGTCCCAGGAAAAAACGACCGTCATATGACACATCTATCTCTACATCTATGCCCATACTCAAAAGCCTTCTTATCTGGAGAGGGTTATTCTCCAACTTATCATTTTCCCCACTTTCATATCCCCTATGGGAAATCACGATCATTTGATCAAGCCCCACTTATCAATTGCAATATTATATTCCTCTGATGGAGTATTATCGATTGCTTGCCGCATTGCCATTGCCCCGCCAAGTGTTCCTTTCGGATGACCGTGGAGGGCGCCGCCGACATTGGCAAGGTAATTCACACCAAACTTTTCATTAATTGCTTGCACAAGACCGGGATGCATCCCACAACTTAGCGCTGGCATCACCTGTCTATTATGTAAAATTTGTAATGTTTGTCTAAGTGAGGTTTCGTTGTCTGACATATACCCACCCCACATACCGGCATGTATAAAATCAACACCCATTAGTCCAGCCAAATCACAAATAACATCCCAAGAAATATGATAAGCGTGTTCTTTGTTTGTTAAAATTTTGTCGCCGCTTTTTTGAAAATGTATGAATAAGGGTAAGTCCAATTCTCGAATTGATTTATATACTCCCAAGCCGCTCCAAAAATTTATATGGATCGAATTAGCTCCCATACTGTGAACTTTTTTGACCCGTTCAATTACCTGTGCCGGGTCGCTATTAACACAAACTGAATAAATTACATTTTTATCTTTAATATATTCCATGATCAGAGGCACTCTTTCTTCTATCGGGCAACAAGCAGGGTTTGACATTATTTCGTCCTCTTTAATGAAGTTCACTCCGCCCTGAACCATCTCTTTGACCATCTCTAATAATACCCTGCTATCTACACCAATTTTTGGCTTGACGATGCCGCCAAGTAGTGGTTTTTCGCCGACGCCAGTAAACTTTCTAATACCGTCAATTCCATATTTTGGTTTAAGAAAATATTTCTGTTCTATTCTTTTTGGTATTTCAACTTTATTTAGATGACACTTTTCAACTATATCAATGTCCATTTGTCCACCCATAAACTGACAGAGTAGATGTGAAACGCCATCAGTTCTGAAATCCGTGTTCACAATAGGAAAAGCGATTTGGATTGTGCCCGCTTTGACGGATGCAAGGGATTCCTCTGTCCCAACGATCAGACAAGAATGTTCTTCAAACAATTTATCTGTTTCCCAGCGATTTCTTACATTTGGATTGCCCACACTTTGTCCGATTGCCAGAGCCCAAGCCGCGTCACGAAGCGTAGTGCTTGATTGCAAATAATAAGTGCAAATAATATATTTGTCTAAATCAATTTCTTTAAGGCTCTTAAACAAGCGCATCTATTTCTCCTTAATTAAAGTTTATTTATAAATTTTTCTAGTTCCTGGGGAGTTCCCATTCCCCTCATTTCAAACACTGGATAAGGTTTTACCTGCCCGCCTCTAGAATTTATCAAAATGTTATAGACGGGACAAATGTAAAATTCATTGTTGAATCTGATGTCTTTGCGAATCATCTCTTTAACACAATCGATATATTCTTTTCCACTTTTCCAATAATATATCCCGACTGTGGCAAAATTACTTATAACCTGCTTTTCTGCGACCTGAGTTACCAAACCCGTTTCGTAGTTCACTCTAGAGTATGAGTGCTTTGGACTGTCTGATAAAAAGAAAGGAATGCAGCCGTCCAAATCTTTGCAAAAGTTAACAAAGTGTGATGGTACCCAGTCAACCCATTGATCCGAATTCACAATAAGGAGCGGACTGTCATCTAGGTATTCTTCTGCTAATAAGGTTGTGCAAGCTGCCCCTTCAGTCAAACCATCAATCTCAACTAGCGTAGCCCGTCGGACGCAGCCACTAAGATATTCTTTAATTTTAGGATACTTTTCAATGTGTGACTTTTGAACAATAAAGATGTGTTCCATTTCTGGCATGTCAATATTTTCAATAACCCGACGTATCATTGGCTTTCCTGCAACATCAATAAGAGGTTTCGGATCTGTATACCCTTCCTTAAAGAATCGAGAACCGGCGCCTGCTAACGGAATCAAAATTTTCATCTTTTTTTCTCTACTCATTTTAACCTCATCCCTTCAAACACTGTTATTTTATATTTGTTATTTTCTTCCAAAAGTGATTTGAAAAAGTTCACACTGATGTTTCTTTCTTTACAAAGTGCGGCTATAGCTTTAGTATCCTTGGGTAAGCACATGCCGCCAAAGCCCCTAAAGTTTTTATTACAATCAAGATATATATCCTGAATATGTGTTCGAGTTGTAATCGCATTTTTTACATTAGTATAATCGGCGCCGACTGCCTCACACACTTCAAAAAAACTATTTGCAAATGTGATCAGAGTTGCATTATAAATGTTATTAAAATACTTAGACAATTCAGCTTCTGTCGGAGTCAAGCGACAAAAGGTCTGCGGGTACTTTCCATGGGCGGATACTACCTTATCATATATCCAATCTTCATTTGTGCCGATTATACATACATCATGGTTCTCGACAAAATCAATAGAAGCACATCTTTCTCTAAGAAATTCTGGTACAAAACAAATATTATACCACTTATGTTTTTTTATAAGGGATTGTGTAGTTCCCGGTGATACAGTTGATTTAATAGCCACGATACCCTGATACTTCAGATCGCACAATCTAGAAACTGTCTCCTCTACAATGGAGATATCACAGCGATCAAATTCATCAGATGGTGTTGGTAAACACAAAAAACATATCTCCGAGGGTAGTACGTCTTCTAGGGTTGTACCTAGGCGAATATCATGCACAAATATATCGTGCCCCAGTTTCTCGAAACCATATTTAATGGCGGAACCCACAACGCCAACGCCGACTATGCCGATTCTCACGTGTACACTCCGCGTTGTTTGTTAATCTGTGTTTCTAGACCGCCACAGTGGTAACTCAGAGCGTCCAGCGCCTTTACTACCTCAACGTTATTAAATTTACAACGATTGAAAAAATCTGTGTCACCGGTAACATTGTGTATGAAAACCCCCTCTGGGTCTGGACTTCCATGTACGAGTACTTTGGACATTGGTCCAAATCTTTGCCAAACATCTTTAGCGCAAATAAAAGGCATCGCATCAAATCGATGTCCATACTCTATTTCATCAGTCGCAAGCTGGTCCTTGCTCAGTTCACAAAATTTGTTCGCGAACTCAAGAAACTCTTCTTTCTTAAAACTATTATGAAGGGTCAGACCAAAATCTCTACAAGTGTGCAAAGAGGGCAAGGTTCCCGGCTCAATCAGTTTGCAATTAACAATTCGATTTGACTTGGCGTGCTTATACATATTAGCCAACCAGTCTTTATGAAAGTAATGATCCGTAGCAATAGGGCAGATATAATCTGTATACTCGTATGCTATCTCATACCCAGCATTCCAGCCACGATACAGATTCCACAAGAAGCCCTTCCCTTCGTCATATCCAATATCAACATACTTAAAGTTTTTTTTCTCCAGCCATTCATACACCTCTGGTGCTGTCTTCCAGCAAATAAAGACAATATCCACATCTTCATCCGGCATGCCACTATTCTCGATTGCGCTTTCAACTGCAAATTTAGCCATATCTAACGCACCACCAATTTGACAGTACATCACAACTTTTGGGTTGTCCCATTTTCCGTTATAATACATTTTATTCGTCCTTTTCTCCTTCAATAATATGATATACCGGTGAATCAAAAACAGTTATGTGTTTCATACCGTATTTCGGCTCTAGAACATAATGAAAATAAAAATCATCTCCTGCGCGCCACACGGGTCTGTCATTAGGATATCCAATCATCAATTTGTTGGGTGGTTCAAGAAATACGTTTCCTTCCGGGTATAGTCCGCTTTCGATGACCCGATCTTTTTCTAAAACACAGGGCATATACAATCCACGTGGTTCAATGCGGTTTTCTTTTATTTTTTCAGCATATGAAAGCCAGCGCTCCATATCAAATTCATCTGGATGGCGACCAAAATGTTCTCCCTCCACCCTCATGAGGTTAACGCCGTGCATCCCGCTATCCATTTTACCACTCTCAATTAATCGGCTACAAGGAATATTGACCCCATCATGATGTTTTAACAGGTTAGCCAACCAGTCCTTACAAAAAACATCGTCCGAATTAACCAAGCATACATTGTCATATTCGCTTGAGGTGACAGCATAGTTGTACGCACGATATACCCTGTTTAAATAAAATTCGTTTGGATCGGGGTTATCAAATATAGAATATTTAATGTCCACATTCTCCAACTCTTTTAATACTTCTGGTGTAGCATCATTTGCTACAACACGGACGCCAACATCCCATCCATCAACCTTACAAAGATCGCTCTGTAGTTGATCGCATATGAAGTGCAAATATTTTACAGATTTATATACAAGAGTAACTACTTCTACATTTTTATTCATCATCCACCTCTGCGTATTGTAGATAAAGTTTAGACCCGTCTCCGCAAACAATATATGCGTTTGGGTAAGGATCTTGTAACGCTCGTATCTTATTATATATCTGTTTTGCTGAACAGTTAAGAAGATCTTCAACTTTTATTTCACTCATGTCTGGCGTTCTTCTCTTAAAATATGTTGCCTCTTTTTTGTCCTGAGCAGCCCCTTGAAGTGTTGATGGACTGTCGATCTGTTTAATCAATCTTCTTATACCGTATTGACCAACGTCGACAATTCGACGGAATATATCTTTTAGGTTGCCATTTAATGAGAAAGGATATTGAAATAACACATCACCACGGTCTATGTGTTCATCCATTTTAAACAGAGTGACTGCGCTTTTTGTTTCGCCATTGATTATTTGATGTTGTATCGGAGAACCGCCTCTATATTTTGGCAGCGGCGAAGGATGTAAACAAATACATAAATGATTATCAACAATATTTTTTTTCACAATCCAACTCCAACCAACAAAAAATATAGCTTCTGGCTTCTCAAGTTCCATTTCTTTTTCTAACTCGTCTATCGATTCTATTAATTTTATAGAAGATTTAATTTTATATTGGTTCCCATGGGTTATATTATAATATATTTCTTTTGCCCATGGGCGATATCCACAAAATAAAATTTTTGACATCTATTTCACCACCCTAATTGCTTGAAATGCTTCTGCGTGTGTACACCCAGATTGACCGCCGCGTAACGTTGCTAAAGCATCAATATGTTCTACACTGCGAAATGTTCTATTCTGTGATGCCATCATTTTATATGCATCTTTTTTTCTTTCTATATTGATAGGCACATAATAGTTCGGTTTAAATCCAGAACCTATTGTATGAGTATGATCCCAAAAAAATACATGTGGCTGTTCATATACCAGCACCTCTTTAACAAAAAAATTTATATCGTGAGGTCGTAACGCGATGAGCGCTGCCTCATATGCCGCCCGGTGGTCTTGATTATATGAAGGATAGGGTATAAAAATCTGCTGTGGTTTATGCATATTAATAAAGTTCGAAAAGTCATCAATAAGATCATTTGCTAAATATCTATTAACCTTATTTCCGTGGAGTATGATATAAGAGTGTCCCAAGACTTCTGAGGCAGCGTCTGCTTCCTTTATGCGTTCCTCGCGACTCACAACGTGGAAATCATCAATACCGCAATATAATACTAATGATTTCTCGTCTAATATACCACCACAACCAAGTACATCATCATCCACATGTGGCGAAATAATGATTTTATCATACATTAAAGCCTCTTTTTCTCTGAAGGGTTGAGTACATCATCAGTTTTATACCAATCGGGAAATATGTCGCTCTGGATACTTTTAACCTGTAATCCTGTCTCGTCAATCAACCTTTCTAACATTGGACCAGTTTGCCCCTTTGATTTATATAAATTGTATCTATTCATGATTTGTTCGTCAGTTGCAAAACCACGGTGGATTAAATCTCTATCAATTCGGACTTGTTTTAATAACCCCTGCGGAAATTGAGGTTGGTGTAGCCCGCCATTATCGACAAACTTTAGCAGCCCGTTGTTCCTCCAAAAAACACGGCGACCGTTTCTGTGAAACCAATCATAATCGTTGTCTACACGATGATATATGTCACTTCGCCATAAATTATAATGCCCCATAACTATCGCGTCAATTTTTTGGGCTGAAGCTTGTTCTAGAATATTGTATATCTCTCTATGACCATTTCTCAACATCCTTCCGTCTAATATGGTATCCCCGTCGATCCAATAAATCCAATCTGTATCTGGGTGGTCATTTAAGACGCGCCTTAGAAGAATATCTTTACAAGTTATTTCTCGTTCAAAGTCGTTAACTGGTGATTCAATCACAACAGTGTTTTTATATTTTTTATAGTACTCTTTACTTCCATCGTCTGATGCTTGGTCATATATGTATATATAATCGCAAAAGTTCATACAACGAAACCAATTTTCTAAATTTCCATTCGATAATTCATTACGGAGTTGGGAAAATCCAATAATTTTCATTATAGCTGCTCCCTTAATATATCAACAATCATCTGTGAAGCATCGCCATTCCCAAGCCAATCGGTATGTGCTCTTATGTGTGTCATAACCCAATCAACTGAATCAATAAACGAATTCTCATTAAACTTTAGCATAAAGCTACAATCGTTTTCAACGGATTCCGGACGCTCTGTAAATTCCCTTGGTACTATCACAGGAACGCCAAGAAGCGCTGGTTCCTCTTGTGCAGTACCACTATCGCTTATGATAAACCGACTATCTTGCTGTGCTCTAACATAATCTTTATATCCCATTAATGGTACCGTTTGAATTTCCCCTAAATCTATATTATTTTTTTTCAGGGCTTCTTCTGTTCTTCCAAATGAAAGCATTTTAACCGGAGTGGTGAATATCTTCGAATATCTGTTTGCATATTCAATTATTGCTTTAAGACGTTTGGGGTATAAAAAGTTTTCTGGTCTATGAATATCTAAAAGGATATGTTTTTTTGTGCCTCTATATTCTAAGTCCGCTATCTTACGCAATGGCTCAACAATTGTGTTTCCTACAACATATATTCTACCCTCCGGAATTCCTTCTCTAAGGGCTTTTTTCTTATAGTTTTCATGATAAACAAACAAGAAGTTACTAACGTGATCACATACTTTTCTATTGATCTCCTCTAGCATTCTTTCATCATAACTACGCATCCCTGCTTCAATATGTCCAACTTTAAAGCCCTGCTTACGCACCGGCACTGATGCTAATACTGAATTACTGTCTCCTAAAAATAACACAATATCTGGATTAATCTTTCGTTGTTCGAATAGCTCAAGTATTCTTACTGAAAGTTCTGCCTGTTGGTGGTGATGTGATCGACCTTCCCCGCCAATAGACAAGTTATAATCAGGCTCTCTTATTTCAAGATCTTTAAAAAACACACCGGATAAAAGATCATCGTAGTGTTGTCCCGTGTGTATTAATATGTGTTCGAATGCATCGTCATTGTCCAATTTTCGAAACACCTCTGACATACGAATGAAATCTGGTCGTATCCCGGTGACCGTCACTATTATTTTTTTACCCATTAACCACGCCTGTTTCTTTCCATTCTAAGATCATATTTTTAGTTATTTTTTCCGCCTCAAATACACAACTGGCATCTGTCGACGTCAAAGAGGTTGGTGGAAACCTGTGCCAGCCAAGGACCTCATCAATGTAAGCCACTTTGTTTTCTTTTGCTAACATCCCCATCTTTACTTCCATATGATAATCTTCACCTGGGAGATTAAGATATTCACCAGAGCGTTTTTTTAAATCCTTGGTAAACAAAAAAGAAACACCAGAGTGACAATGATGTAGATTGAGATCGACCCAGTTGTCGACAACAAATGTTTCTTTTGATGGTGTGCCCTCCCAAGTAAAACCATTTTCTGCCCACTGGTATCCTAAAGCATTATTAGACGGTGTATAAGAGCGCCACGCTCTATTAAATCTCTCACTAAGATACGCAGCAAAAACCAACTCAACATTATTATTTTCCAAGGCACGTACCATTCTTTCTATGCAGTTAGCCGGTCTTCTGTCATCAGACGAAACCCAAGTCCCATAATCACCCGTAGCTTTTTCGAATCCAAAGTTCAAGGCACTGCCCGTGCCGCCGTTGTTTTTTTTATAAAATCTGATGAAATCATATTCCTCTGCATATTTTTGGCAAATTTCTGCTGTTGAATCTGTGGATCCATCATCAACAATAATAACTTCGATATTCGAATATGTTTGTTTAATCAAATCTTCTATAGCCTGTGAAACATACTCTTGATCATTATAAGCTGGCATGACAACAGACACAAGTTTGTTCTTGAGAGCGAATTCACCCTTGTTAGCGGTTTCGAGAAAAATTCCTTCAACTAGGTCCACTATCTCTTGTTTTTTCTGTCTCATAAAATTAACCAATTCTTTTCCTTTAAGAGAAAACCAAGGTTCTTTTGTGGCGCCGACCAGACCATTGGTCACAACGTTAACCCCCATCATTCGGGCTTCACAGACAACACGAGAAAGGGTTTCCGGAGTCTTGGGCAAAAAGATAAACTTTTCCTGTTTCGCTAAATCTTTAAGAAAAACTTTTTGATTGTTTGATGCAATTAAATTATAAGAATAGCCCTGCTCTTCGCAATAGTTAATAGCTCCAATCGTATTTTTATGAGCAATAGGAGAGGACATAACCGTTGCCCCTGTACTCTTTGCACAAGAAGCACATTCCTCCAACAAATCCAATATGTCATCAGACCAAAGATTACCACCCAAAGAAATAACGTTTGGCAACGCTAAATTTCTGTATAATATTTCAGCGTGAAAATTGGTCTGACATAATACCGCTTGTGCTCCAGCATAAAAATACTCATTTGCTATGTGGCTAACTGGAGCGCGACAACCTGAAAAGATGGCGGGGTTTCTATTAACCAAATATTTGTGGTCATGTTCATAGATTATGTATTTATATTTTAATAATTCAGCACGCGAAGCCTCAGAGAGTTCGATAAAATTAGAAACAATGAAAAAAGATTCTTTGTTCTTGGAAATAAATTCTAAGTCCACTTGGGATGATTTTATCTCAAAAATGTCTCTTTGTCTCTTTTTTAATAAGAGAACTAGCTCTTGATTATTTATTTCGCAGCCCCCGATTACTTCGCGGGGCAGATAATCGGATATTAAAACATATTTCATTCTCTATTTGTGCTCTTGAATTGTGTCTTCCGTTGGAGCAAACACGTCAACCTCCACAGTGGTTGGTTCAAAATGTAACCCCATCGCTGATATGAATTTATCATATTGTGCCTCGTTTGTCAAGGTTTTATTAATATGGGTTTGTAGTTTTTTAGCTTGAGCTATCACTATATTTTGCTCATTATACACTTTTCTAAGTGCCGATTTAAATGAATGTTCTTTTGGATAACACCACATCGATTCCGGAATAATGACATCATTCCACACGGCTTCCTTCTGTACAAGCTTTAGCTCGTAATCGACTTTCAAGAACCTAGGTTTGATTTTTTCCTTTTTCGTCTTTTTATTTTTAATTGGCATAGATAAAAAGTCTAAGTATCCGCTCCAGTTCGGGGCAACTACCGGGAGTCCTGACTGTGCAGCCTCTAGCATAGGCAAACCAAAACCCTCTCCATGAGACGTCGATACCAAAGCCTTGATTCTTGGGTTTGAATACAAAGAAAGCATCTCGCCCTCAGATAAAGCACCATGCAGAAGATAAACTTTGCACTTTCGATTTGGGTACTCGTGCAGCATAATCCTTAATCTCATCAATGTCGCTTGTCGATCGATAATACAATTTTTTGCTAAATTTACCTTTGCGACTAGCCCAACATCTTCTTGGTCGTGGAATTCCTCGACAAACCATTTTAAGGTTTTATCAAAATTCTTCCTAGGGCTTAATTGTGCGACGGTAAGAAAATTAAATTTAGTTGGAAGTTCGATGGACAAAGGCTCAGGTTCCGTTTCTTTTGCAGGAAAAGATACAGGCTCTATCGGAGTTGTACAACCAACGTCGATTTCTTCGCCAGATGGTGTCCGAGCTTTCCAAGATGTTGTCACAAACGCCTCTTTAGCGTGAGTCGACGGAACAACAATTCTGTTCATCAAATAAGTTTTCTCCAGCCAATTCGGAGATATTTTTGTTGTTTCTATTCCAGCAGTGTATCCAATGTTAACTGGGGCTATTTTTTGCCATTCGCCTGGAATTGTCACTTGTAAAGATATGTCATAAGTGCCATTTTGTTGAGTGTGGACAATTGTCTTTTGAAGCAGGTTATCGATCCACTGCCTTTCTTCGTCATCTTCGGTCACCCAAGAGGTTGCACCCCAATTCGTTGCCTGAAGGAAAATATCAAATTTATCCTGATGATGTTTAAGCGCCCTCAGAGCAAAGCGTGTCTGTTCTCCATAACCACTCCTGCTCAGTGCAGGTCCTCTTACTAAGATTCTTTTTTTCATGATACCTCCGTCAACTCCCAACGATCATAGTTTTTTCGTGTTTCCCAAGAGCCATTTTCCTCACACATCTTATCAATAATTTCAACCCAGCGACTTTTCATCCCTTCGAAGTTATAATTTTTTAGCGCGTGTTGTCGACCGGCTTGACCAAGGGCTTTTCGTTCTTCTTTTGTTTTATTATACATCTCTTGCATAGCCTCAACAACTTGGTTGCCGTCAACTCTATCCTCATAGATCCAAGGAATTGGTTGGGAGCCAATAATTGATTTAGATGCTGGCTCTAGTCCAATGCCAAACCAGTTTTCACCGTCTGTGACTTGTTCTTGTAAGCCGCCAGTCATTGTTACAATAATTGGTGTTTCACAATACAAGGATTCTAAAGTGCCTAACCCAAAACCTTCTGCATCGGCGACGTTTATTGTACAATCAGCAATGTTATACATTACTGACATCTGTTCTGGTGCGACTTTTTCTTCGGAAAATTGGACTTGACCTTCCAGCATATCTAAATGTGCTGCAATTGCTTTAAGGTCCTGCCCTGCTGGATCAGTCGTGCTTGTGTGCATAATAAGAGTTGCTTTATCATGACCAACCTTATCAAGAAACTCTTTAAACCAAAAAATCAGTGATCCGCTTTGTTTCCGGCGTGCGTTACGATTATTCCAGAAAAAAATGAATTTATCAGGGTCTACATTTAAATTATCTTTCAAAGTTGCAATCTCTTCCTGAGTTAACGGCTTGTATACTTCCTCATCAACAGCGTGTGGTAAATGGGTTGTGTTAACATCAGGAGAAACATTTCTAACAATATCATCTGTAACCTTCGAAATAGTTACAACAAGATCATTCGAATCATAATACTTTTTATTGAATGTTGGATATGGCTTGTTATCCCAGACGTGATAATAGATCATTGGTGCATGACATCTAATCTCGTCTTCCATTTCCCAGAGCCAACCATAAAATCTAGGATCAGTCATAAACCACACAATATCCGGCTTGTAAGTTCTCATAAGAGAGCGCACTATCTCGGGATTACCATAACCATCAACGGGGTAAATAACCCAATCATCGCCGTACTTTTCAGTTTTTTGCGGAGTATAGTCTGCGTGTTGCATTGCACCCGCTAAACTTACAAAGCTATATCGACCTGTATCCAAAAGAGCCTCAATAAAGTATTTCGTCTGAATTCCAACGCCGGATGGCGACAGGGGGTGGTCTGACATTGTTAAAATTTTCTTTTTATTGTTCATTTTTTTACCTACAGTGTTTTGTGTTGTAAAAGTCGCAGTCACCATATATGCCATGGCAAGCCAAGCGATTTTTTACATACTTCTTATTTGTTATATTATATAACGCCTTTACTAATAATTTAATAGCGTTTGAAGTTTTTTTCTTACCGGAAGTAACACGGAATATCTCTACAAGATTACTTTTTGCAGTTCTCTTCAACAAGGCAAAATGTGTTTCGATGTTTGCTGGTTCAATGCCGTGCTTAATAGCAAAATAGTGCTTATAAAAAGTTAATTGATAATTAATCATTGGATCTGTTCTCTTCTTAGAATCCCATCCCCAAGAACAAGTTTTCCAATCGATGACATGATATTTTCCATCGCTCGTTTTAACAACCAGATCAATATACCCTTTAAATGAATAATCGGCATCGTCGAATTCACGAATTGGAACATAGATGTTTTCTTCTACTGAAACAACACTATATTCCCCAAAGTATTCTTTTACCGCAGGCAAAATCTCAGGAATTATTTTTGTTGCTTGAGTCCGCATCGAAGTTACTAATTTTTTATTTAAATCCTCTTTTGAAAGAGACTTCAGATTAGCTAAAAAACTTTTTTCAAAAAGCAGTTTATAATCTTCTACCGGAGAGTCATCAGCTAACAATGCATATTCACATACGTCATGAACTGCTGAGCCGAAGGCTGTATATTCGTTGCCCTCAAACCCCTTCAGTTTATCAATATGCACCAGTTTGTGATAGTGAGCGCAATGATCCCAATTTTTCAACTCTGAAAATGATATATGAGACATCTATCCCTCTTTTTCTGTATTTTCCTGAAGGTTTTTGGTTTTTGTCCGCTGAGTTTTATTTGTATCAGATTTAGACGAAGTTTTTCGTTTCGTCTTAGACTTGGGTTTTAAAGAAAACGCATATTGTGCAGTTCTTTGTTCTTCGAATCTGCTATTCAGGATTTCTGTTTTCCCTAACAACACGTCCTCTACTAAATACCCGGCTTTTGAAAGCGCTGTTGCCACGTCGTTAAAGTCGTAACGAACTTTAAGTCTTTGGGCAACCGCCGCAGGGACTAAAGTAACATTGACTTGAACCGTGGTACCCAGCTTGTTTGTTTTAGTTTCCACATTACAGTGTTTTAATTTAACCATTTTTTTCTCCTATCTAATAGAATATTACATGTAAAACAATTTGTCAAGTTTATAATACAACATTGGGCTAATTTTTTTAAGTGTTTCTTTTTCACCCTTGATTAAATACCATTCAAATCCGTTAGCAAAGTATTCTCGCAGTGAGGTTGCCGCATATGGCGACATAAATAATCCAGAGGCTAAAGACGTTAATACTGGGTATCCAACGTCCTGATATAAAAACATATCAATTTTTTCATCATATTCGGGGTTAAGAAAGCTGTTGCGATTACCATCAGTATATTGATGTCCATAAGCTATCAAAATATCCCGTAGTCGTCGTCGCTTGCTAATGAACTCTCTCTCTAATTCTCCGTCAGCGTATATATCCATTGGATATATTGTTTCGAGAGCATGCGCGACCTCGTGACCAATGGACTCGATATAATCCTCGGTCGTTTGCAGTGTATTAGAAAGAAAGATTGCACCAGACTCATAAAGCGCCTCGACCTCTCTTTGTTGAAGGATTTCGAACTGTCCGATATAGATTATATCCACAGCTTGAAAAAATCTTTGAGGAATCCGACTCTCTATTTCGTATAAAACATTTTTAATATTAGTTTCACCAATTAAAGGATCTTGTACAATTACAGAAATAGAATTAAATAATAAGTGTTCTTTACTTTCTTCTAACTTAGAAGAAATATATTCTTTGATATTGTTAGGCATCTTTGTTTTCTTCAGAGAACAGGTGCTCAGACGTCTTTTCTATATCCTGAAAAGCTTGCTGATAACCTCGGACCCAATTCTCCTCAGCTATAGCCAATACAAGTTCGGAAAAGTCTTCCGAGAGTGTCTCGACTATCATTTCAACAGTCACTTCTCCACTTTCAGGTGTATGCTTTGTGCCCGTGTATTCTACAATATACTCTTTTAGAGCGTTATCTCCTGATACAATCTCTTTCAAAGAGGTGTTCTCTTCTTCTTTTTTGTCTGTAAACTTAATTTCCATTTTTTTCCTATAATGCTTTTGCTGCTAGATCGGCAACTTTTGAACGTTCACCCTTCTGTAAGGTCACATGACCGGTTAAAGAATATTCCTTCATTCTTTCAATAGCGTGTGTAAGACCGTTTGAAGTTTCATCAACATATACATTATCTATTTGTTCAATGTCACCAGTTAAGACTATTTTAGTACCTTCTCCAACTCTTGTTAAGATCGTTTTCATTTCATGCACTGTAAGATTCTGTGCCTCGTCAATAACAATATATGCGTTTGTTATTGATCTTCCTCTTATATAAGTTAGCGCTTCCATCTCGATGGTACCATTTTCAAGATACATGTCAAGCGTTGCTTTATCGTTTCCCATTAAAAATTGCAAATTATCTTGGATTGGGGCAAGCCAAGGAAGCATTTTTTCTTCTAAGGTACCGGGCAAAAAGCCAATATCCTTCCCCATAGGTTGTATAGGGCGAGATACTATAACCCGCTTGTATTGGTTATTACTGTTGTTTCCCTGTTCCATTACCTGTTCTAAGCCCGCTGCAATAGCTAGTAAAGTTTTACCAGACCCTGCCTTTCCAATTAAAGATACTACAGATACGCGAGGGTCCATTAACAGTTCCAAAGAAAACGTTTGCTCTTTATTCCGTGCCTTAACACCCCAAACCCCATTACGATAATTAATAATTTTTTTCAACGGTAAATTATGTCCTTCGTATCGAGCTAGAGCAGTCTTCTTTTCATTTGTACTTGATACTAACATAACAAACTGGTTTATATAAAATCTTCCGTCTGGCTCATCCAACACCACATCTTCTTTACCTTCGTAAAAGCGATCGATTATTTGTTCATCAACCAAGTGTGTTGTGAAGCCAGTATATAATTCTGATCTTTCTCGAACGATTTGCTGGGTAAGATAATCTTCGCTATTAAGCCCAACGGCATCACATTTAACCCGCATATTAATATCACGGGATACAACAACAACCTTTCTTTTATTATTATTGCTTATCTCAGTTAACGCTGTACCGATTATTTGATTATCTGGATCAGTTGGAGCAAAACTAATTGGTAGATCTTCTGGTTGGAAAGTTTTAGCATATGCAATACCCTTACCTTTGCGGATCCGCACTCCCCTATTGAGATTGCCCCTTTCTCTAAGCTCATCAAATATTCGAATTATTTTTCGAGCATTGGCGCCTACGCCATCTTGTCTTTTCTTGTGCTTGTCTATCTCTTCTAACACTTTTAAAGGAACAATTACATCATTTGTTCCATACGAATATATCGCGTTAGCGTCTGTCAGATACACGCTAGTATCTAATAAAAATGATTTCTTAGCCATGGTTTTATGCCCGTCCGTTAAATAAATTATTTTTTTTCATATATTTCTTTTTGTTCTTTTACGATCCACCAAAAACATCTTTCAACCTCAGTCTCGTTATACGAAGGAAGGGAAGCTCTATTCTTAGCTGTTTCGGGGTTAAAATCAGCATTTTTTTGATGTAGTAAAACAAATGATGCAGGGATCCCAACAAGCCAAACGATAACAATCAACAGTTTTATCTTTATTTGCATTATATACAAACCATCATTTCTATAATAAATAGAGTGGAAATCATCTTTTATCTCCTAGTTATTAATGTAAAAGGTTTATTTTGGAGGCAGCGATGTGAACAAAATATCAAGAACAATTGTTTGTTTTTTATTTTTTTTAGTTGCGTCTAGCTGTGCCCACAACAATAACCTAAATTACCAAAAGAAGATTCTTCAAAGAGAATCATTTCTAAAAATTGAAAAAAGTATAATCGTCGAAAGTTGCTTGTCCGAAGGGGAATGTAGTAAGCAGAGACTTGGATCCTCTGGATCTGGGGCGGTCGTCAAAACGAACTTTTGGGGGGCTTATGTTTTAACTGCGGCACATGTTTGTGATGATTCCGATGTCATCGAGCATATAAAGCGAGATCAGCCTCCGAACACTAAAATAAAATCTTCTTTCACTGTAATCACCTTGGATGGACAGCGACTGCCGGTAGAAATTATTGATATGGATTTTAAAAATGATATGTGTATGCTCTGGGTCGATAATCTTTTTGAACCAGCGCTAACAATTTCGCCAAGGCATCCCGTCCCAGGTGACAAAGTTTTTAATATGGCTGCGCCGTTAGGCGTTCACTCAGATAATATGGTGCCTATTTTTTCAGGATATTACAACGGCATTGATAAGCGCAACGTTGCCATATATTCTATTCCCGCATTTGGTGGTAGCTCCGGTTCTCCGATACTTAACCATCGTGGTGAGTTGGTGGGAATGATTCACTCGACATTAAGATACTTCCCAGAAATTGCAATTTCTCCTAACTATAAAGCAATGCGCGCATTTATTAATAGAACAATTGAAACTCACGCAGCTTCTAGAATTGTCAATGTTTTTTTAAATGCTATAATTAGATAAAAAAAGCCAGCTGGCTTTTTTCTTAATATGCTTTTTTCTGGTTAATCGTTATGATCACCATTACCTGCATCCATGATGGCTTTAGAATCTTCGACTGAAATGTCAATATATTCTACTTCAACCCCTTGGCTACTATGTAGATCCTCGGTTTTAACAACTTCTAAAATTGTAGCATCTTTAATTTCTACCTCCGTGGCGTCTGCCGCCGCTGCGTCGATATTAGTAACAACCTCTGTTTTTGTGGCGCTGTTACAAGCCTGAAAAAGCGGGACAAACGCAAACATTGAAAATAGTGAAGCTACCGCTGTAATAAAAACTAATACTCTCATCTTTTTCTCCTAAAATGTGATGGTGAATAAATAATGGTTATAAGTATACCATTAAACGCTCAAAAGTCAAATAAAAAAAATTAATTTCTTATATTTCTTTGTGCAAAAATTTCGAAAAACAAGACATCCAAGATAGATACTTTTTTCCGTGTAAGCCATACAGAGTTGCTGCCGCGCTGGACAATAAAGAATTACCATCTTGAGGAGTAAAAGAAAATCCGGTAACCATAGTGGTTTCCCTCTTTGTGTGGACCTCTAAAGCGGGTATTGAAACTACCGTTTGATTATATATTCTACCATAAAACCCGTGATCTCTGCCGAATGAAAAAACTCGATTCGCCGATCGATGTCTTGTTAAAGAAATCATATGATTTTCTTTCAGTGTATCTAAGATCTTATTGTAACTATGCTGACCGGTTGTCTCAATATTATATCTTATGACGTGCATATATTGAGTGTTGGTCTTCATAGCACTAGAATATAGACTGTCTTTAAACGATATGTCTTTGGTTTTAAAGAGATCAACCACGTCTTTAGCATGATGAGTCCCATTGATAGAAGAATGTAGAGATAAATAAGGAGATGCTATAAACCCTCCGTCCTGACTTAAATCATTGGCTCTTCTTATACACACAAAATCTCCACCTACAACCCCAAAGGAGTGGTGAAGGTTGTTAACAAGACAGGCAATACTATGTGTATTGCAGCTTACAACTTGAATAAATTTATTTTCTTTAGAGGTAAGAATGGAGTCATTAATACCGTAAGCATAGGGTAATCCGAAGCCATTTTCACTGCCCTGTGCGATAAAAGTCTTATGTGGATATGTCTCTGATAAATCTAAATAAGAAGCGGCTTTGTTATTGTTACCTGCCGGAGTGCAATCAACAATAACATCGCACTCTTCTAGTGCTTGCTCATATTCACAATGTACTGAATGTCCTAACTGTTCGAACTGACTGATACAGTCGTTATTTACCACAAGTTTGGCACCCCGGTTAATCAAACTATTAACCTTTGCGATTTCATATCTCAACGGAGTTCTTTTATGAAAATAGACATCATCGATTCCCATATCTTTTTTAAGCACCGAAAACAGCCCTATCAACGGTTCCCCAATGGTGCCGGTTCCAACTATCAATACCTTTTTTGGCATGTTATTTTTTAACCTTTTTCTTGCGCTTAGACTTTTTGGTTAATTTCTTCTTTGCAGAGGCAAGAGGATTCTTCTTAGTGCTTGTTGTTTTTTTTGGTTTAACAACTGGAGCAACTGGATCTGTTTCGAGCGCTGATGCCAATTCTGCTGCCCTTTTCTCCAACCAATCTTCTTGCGAGATTTCTTCGTCAGTAGCTGCAACAATATTATCGATTACTGCGCTGACCCTTTCTTCTGCTTCTGGACGAGTTGTTGACTGAACTTCTTCCATTGCTTGCAATGCTTGGATAATTGCTGCTTTTCTTTTTCTTGGATTTGCCATTAATGTTTTCCTTTAATAATTTATGGTGGAGGCGCGGGGAGTCGAACCCCGGTCCAATATGTTTCCATTTATTTGTCATTCACAAGGTTAGTCAGTTTATGTACTCTGACAAACTCTACATGCCCCCGCTAACCACCTACCTTATAAGGAAGTAGGAATCCCAATATGCCATTTTGATTAATAAGGAATGGCTTCCCCAGATTACGCAGCTAAGGCGTAATCAACTTCAACGTTATCGTTTGCAGTTAAAAAGTTGAGTGTTTTTACTGTGTACACTCACACAGCCTTGCACAAATAATTTTCGGCACACTGTCGATACCAGTTCGCCCCCATACTGTAAAGAACAAAAACTGTGGAGGGGATTGGATCTTCGCTCCAATAAGGCTAGGTTCCTTTTAACTGGCTCCAGTGTAGCCACCTTCATTCGAGAACCATTGAAGGGTGTAAAGTCCATTGTATTAATTTCTTTTCCCACGTTTAGCACCCCCACAGGCGCAGGTCTTACTCTCAATATATAGTATTTTATTTCATTTGTTAATTATTTTCCAATACGTTATAACGGACCCTCTCACTAGATTCTATATACAATACTAACAGCACAATACTCATTTGTCAAGCTCTTTTTCGCTAAAAAATGTATCTGTACCATATTTTTTTATCAAACGGTACAGATATTCTGTATTGATACCTAAAAATCTCGCAGCTTCCATCTTAGTCCTAGCTGCTGACAGAGTGTATTTTAATACAGCAGCACGACATATCTCTGGTACCGAATACCATAATGGGAATCCATACATTTTGCCGCCTGTTGCTTTTGTGGCAAGATCTAGTTTAAGGGCAATCAGTTCTTCCAAACTCAAGGCGCCTATCATAAGTTCTAACTGCTCATTAGACTTGCCGTCCTTTCGAAGTTTTCTTACGACACTATACTCAGGATTTGAACCATAAAGTTTCTTTTTACTTTTCCAAGTCAAGATTAACCTTCTAGTTTACTTTCGCCGCTGGTGATGCCGCTTGATTGTGGAGATCTTACTAATTGAAATCGGCTGGAGAATGGAGCTTGACCAGTTGGCGTACCACCTGTCATGCCGACGAGAGTACCGGATCCATCGACGCTGCTTATATTACAGTTAGAGTGGCTCAGGTTCCAATTTCCCAGGACCCCTGGTATTAATTGAAATAAAACTATTACTCCAGTGCCAGGTCCTCCTTGGTATGAAGCCATAATATGTAGTGTGGGTTGACATGCGTTAATTGCACCGTGAAATCGACTGGTGACGTCTGCTTTATCAGAACAGCCTACTAAACCTATAGTTACGGTTGGTGTATTCGTACCTGATACGACGCCGGTTTGCGCTCCGGTTACGTCAGAGGATGATTTATTAATTATAAACCGTACTTGGTTACCCTTTGCGTCTTGTAATGTAAAGTAGTCATCAGTGCTATAGTCACCCAGAGATGTACCTGTAAGTGTGAATGAGCCAAATGCTTTACCTTCCGACCCATCGCCAGCTACATCAAAATTAGCGTGACTGTGAGCTATATCATAATGATTTAAAGTGAAATCTGAATGCACAACTGTCTTAGGCTCTGCCGGAAGCAATTCAGTGGTTAAGGAGCGATCTTCATCTTCGCCTACGGTGGACATTTATTTATTCCTCGTCAGAATCTTTTACAATTTTGAGTTTGGCTTTCTTCTTTGGTTTAGCTTTGGGTTTGGCTTTGCCAACCTTGGCTCGGATCAGATCCATTATAAAAGAACCTTCGCCAATAATGGGAGCGAGTACTTCGCAAGCTTCGTTGGCTTCGGCTTCAGTCAAAGAGTCTTTGGAAAGGCAAGGTAGGGAGGCAACCGCTTCTTGAAGCGGCGCTCCTTTTTTCTTTGCCTTTTGTTCTAAAGCTTCTAATAATTTAGACATTGTTTATTCCTTATTATACTGCCGTGTGGCTCCAGCGGAAATACCAGCCATTTTTCATACTGCTATCGTCTGCGCCTGTGCCGTCAGCCTCCCACACAACGGCAATGCCGTTTTCGTTTGCGGAGTCATACATCGTTCTACCTGTATATGCGACAGTGCCAGCCTTGTCGGTCACAGCTTCAATTGTCCCATTAGCTAAGATGCCGTCCAGCGTTGCCGCGACGTTACTTCCGTTGATTTGCTTCATAGAAAGCTTATCATTGGTGCCTTCAGTGTCGCCAACGAGTTCCCAAGTAATATAGTCGTTTGCGTTCCAGCCGTCTGGTTTGATAACAACATAATGTGCAGCACCAGCACTAACAGTTTCCAAAACTGGGATATATTTTGAATGCGGTCCAGAGGGGTCATAGAGTACACCCGTGGCGGTGGTAATCGCCTTTCCATACGCTGTCGCGACGTCAACGGAACTTCCATTAACCGTGTCACACCAATAGTGAGGAGCAGTTCCACCTCCGGAGAGTGCATCAACACCACCTTTAAAGGAATCCCCGACGCCGAGATCGGAGGCAGACATATTCCCGGCTGCGCCGTTTCTGGCTAGAGTAACGGTTGTATTGCCTGAAGCGCCTGCGGTGTTCTGTTGTATTGTTACCACATTGGTATTGACAGCCGTTGCAGTAAAATCGTCGTGGAGGCTGATAGCTGCGGCAATTGCGAGGGCTTGAGCCTTGTTGTGTGCGGTAGAATTTGAGTCCGTACTAGCATCGAAGGTACCATCCGAGGATGCACCAGACGTTGTAGTCATGGCGTTGGCGCTAGCATGACCAGTGATTGTGACTGTATGCCCACCAGCCGTAACAAACGATATCTGACCGTTAGCTGTGATCTCACCAGCGTTGGTGACTGTTAATCTTGCCGTTGCTGGGATCGCAAATGCAGTACCTACTTCTCCGTCGGAAATTAATCCATCATAATCAACGTGACCGCCGTTAATGAGAACTGAGGCTCCATTTTCAAATGGCTTGTCACTGGAAGCATAGTTATTACTATGTTCTGTGAGCACCGTGTTCCACCACGCATTAGAATATGCGATTTGGGTTACGGTGGGCTCTCCTGAAAGGATATTCCCGCATGCGGCTCTTACGGCTCTTTTTCTTGGGCTTGGCATTTTTTCGTTTCCTCCTGCGACATTAATGTCTGCTTATAAATAGTATGCTCTACGCTAAAGTTCCAATTCTTCTTCATCTTCGGTATCAAGTTCTAAATCCCCTTCTTCGGTGCCCTCAGACTCTGCTTCATACTCATCTGTTGTAGGTTCTTCTGTTGTAGATGCAAGCTCTTCCTCAAAGCGGTCAAAATATAATTTTAAGTTGGTAATCAAATAATCGTAGAAAAGCTGTTTGTCTTCTTCGTTTGAAAGGAGGGCATATGCCTCAACAATCTGTTTCTCGACCTTCTCAAAGGCACGTTGGGCAAAGTTGCGACCGGTTTCATCCTCGTTATCTAGTCCAAATGTGTCCTCCTCTTCCTCTTCTTCCTCGGGCGGCTTTTCATCAATATCAATAAACTTGTCTTCACCGGCTTCAACGTCTAGGTTAATATCTACTTCTTCTTCTTGCTCTTCAAGTTCTGGAAGTGCCATATCCATTTCATCTGAGGAATCCATACTTTGTGAGGTGGATAGTGAGTTCTGTGTTGCATTGATCACATGTGCCCTAAATGATTCTCTCTGTTCTGCATCGGTCGTAAGCATTTTATATTCTTGTTCAATTTGAGGGATAATCTTTTTGAGCAGATCTGCCAAAACATTAATTCCAGTATTTTCATGAGGCGCCATTTCCTCAGCAGCCTCAGTGATTATTTCTTTAATAATTTTACGCAGCGCTGCCTCTTCGTTGTTGGCTTCTTGGACTTGTTCCGGGCTTTCCGATTCTTTCTTCCTGTGTTCAGCCGCTACTTGTTTAAGTTTAGCAGTAAACTTTTTACCCAATTCATGTAACTCTGGATCGATGGGTTCATCATTTGGTCCCCAGATGATATAGTTCAAGCCATTCATCTCTTTAAAGTTTGGTGACGGGCTAGTCATAATTTCATAAGCTTTTTCGAGCTTATCCGCCGTACTTAGCTGTGGGGCTTTGATTGATTTTTTATTTTTACCAAACCATTTTTCTTTAAGAAGTGTTTTAGCGACACTTCTTATGTGCTCTCGCAGTGTTAATTCTTTTATAAACTCTTCTCTGTTTGTAAACATCTAGTTTCCCCTCAAATACTTACTTCGTATTTTTTTTGTGCTCCAAAATTATCCGTTTTAAAGTCGTCTTTTCTCATAACTGTTATAATATTAACAGAATCCGGTCCCTTCTGCATTTTAAGTGCAGCAACAACATTTAATGCTGGTTGTTTCCCTTGAATTGCTCTAACTAGAAATGCTTCATTATTATCTAGTTCGCCGTTCATATAATCGTTCATAATTGGACCCATAGCTTTATCTAAGGCTTTTACAATACTATCTTTCGAGATTGTCATTCCTCGACCCCCTTGCTTATGTCTAAATCGGCGTTCCTCACCGTGTTTGGTTGGAACAACAGACAAGTCCTTGAGATCCAAAACAAATTTTTCGCCCTTAAACGTTTCATATGATTGAGCTTCTTCAATATATCCTAATACCATCTCATATAATTTCTTTTCCACCGTACTTTTAAAGGATGCCTTGTCCCAGCTTTTCATTAAAGGGATAAGTTGTTCTGCTTCTATATTAATTTTTATAACATCAATAGAGGGATATTCAGCATCGATAAGTGCGTACCATCGATGATGACCGTCGATCAAATAATCGTCAGATGAAACCATAACAGGTTTAGACGTCGCCAATGATTCTAATCCTTTTTTAGCAACCATACCTGCTACCTTATCTAAATTAATTTCTTTTTGAGTAGGCACTAACCCGCTTGGGTTAATCGTATCCGTTTCTGTGGATATTCCGTGCACATCTCGAAGCCATTCCATAAAATCAGGTACGTCTGTCGACTTAATTTGTGGCAAATCTTGTCTTGTTAACTGCATGCCATAGTCTAAATTAATAATATCACTTGTTTCTTGTTTAAGTTCATTAATTAATTCTTGTTCAAGCGAAGAAGGACTCCAGACGTTATATGGTTTTTTCTTCTTACCGGAGGCAGAAGCTGCGCCCTCAACAGAACCCAAGGACATCGCGGAAAGTTCTTCCAGTTCATCTTCTTCTTTTACCTTCTCGGGAAGCCCTTTGTGTTTTGTGCTAGCATAATCGTCTGTATCTTCTTTAGACATACTTCCTGCTGCCTTCTCTACTGCGTCACTGGCGCAATCTCCCGTGTCTTGACACTTCTTGACCATGCCCATAAATCGTTGCTGAGATTTTGACTTAGCTTTTTCTACGATGAGTTTTCTAATCACCCCACGAAGAAAGGGCATAAAAGATTCCATCACTGCCTCCTCTGCCTCTGGCTCTACTGCTGATACTTCTTGATCCGGTCTAACTATATTCCAAGCTTGAGTCGCATCTTTAAGGGGAATATATTTTGCAAAACTTTCGAAATCATTATCTGCAATATAACGACGCATTGTTGTACCATCTACGCCGCCTGCCATCATTGGGGTATTGACAATTTCTATATTTAATTCGTACCCATTCTTATCTGACCAAGCTTGAGCATTTGCGAAACGATTATCGCAAGCATCTTTGGCTCCGCAGCCGAGCAAGAGTGTTTGACCGGGACGGAGGTTCTGCATGAAGTCGTATGCCGCTTTAACCGGAGAGTCGTCTTTAACAACTATTGCTTTCATCTTTCCGGCGAGCCCGTTCTCTTTTATATAAAGTTCCCAAAGCTGCTTTGACATTTCCTTTGTAACCTCAACACCTCGTCCGTCGCGACCATCCTTAGAGTGACCCATACGACTTTTTGGCGAGATCAGAACATATACTATGTCGGCTGGTTCGATAACACTATCTTTTTCGTCTTGTTTCTTTCCTTGCAGGAACCATTCAGCCCCTTGAAAATGACCAGCGTGTGGAGGCTTGAAGCCACCGGGCACAATCGCAACCCTTGCTAGATCCCCAAGGGGAGCCTCGACCTCTTGCAATTCTTCTTCTGGTGTATCTTCCAACTGTTGACTAATGGGAGGAACTTGTTTGCCGCGACCCCATTTATAAAGATTAACAATCTGATTAATGGGAGCGAAATTACCAGTAAATTTATAAAGTATACCTTCGTGTTCGAAAACAAATCCTTCTGAGGCAGTTGTAATGTTTTCTACACCTTTTAATTTCGAAAGCTGCTTAACAAGAATCTCATTTGCTCTCTCAGACCCTGGAAGACCCTGAGAAACATAAGACTTAATTTGTTTAATAGCTTGATCTACTTGCTTCTTTATACTTTTTACTTCTGCGCTATTATCAATAATAAATGCAGATTCCATCCCCTCCAGCATCGCTACTGAGAATTCATGAATAGCTTCTTCAATTGGATATATAGCCTTTTCTAACATGGGCTTGGCTTGTCTCCAATATTGAGATAAAGTTTTTTTAACATCTTTTGGGAGACTATTAATCTCCGGAGATCTCCAAGCTAACCCACCAGTCATTCTTCTGGCAGCAATATCTAAATATTCTTCTGGAATTTCTGTTAATTGATTTGAAATAACAGCTTTAAGATAATTACCAACAGTGTCACCAGAATCAACACCGGCACTGCTCAGAGCTTTGTTGACCTTTGCCATGGCAATCTGTAAATCTTCTTTGTTTGTTAATTCTTTGAGATTTTGAATAGCCGCTCTGCGGAATTTATAGTTTGTATCTTTATCTGAAAGTTGTATTTCAAATTTATTAATTGCCATATCTAAAGATTCTGCTGTAGAACTGGCGTCAAATTCTTCTACTTTTCCTGTTTCTGGGTTTAGTTCTTTATGACCTTGACGATGAATAGAGATCATATCTCCTGAGTAACTTACAATATTCTTTGCGTCTGTGTGGAGAATTTCAGCATTATAAAACTTCTGACCACTTTCTCCAAATATTTGTATTCTTTCTTCATCACTTAGTGATTCAACAGCTAGATTAAAAGCCCTGACAGCATTAGCATAGACTTGTTTAATCTTATCTCCACCTTTAAAGTCTCTTGCGAGAATAGCTTCAAGATCTTTACCACCTTTGGCAATATCATTTTCGTTTCTTGCTGCTTTGGCTACGCCTGCATTGAATCCTAAGAATACATTTACCCCATCAAGCTTTTCAGTACCCTGAAGCTTTCCTCTGCTAGCAGCCTTCATGATTGAGAACATTTCATCAAATGACAAATCTGGATTGTCATAAAGATGGTTCATATGCCCAGCAGCACCACCCATTTATTTCTTTCCTTTCTTTTTCTTAGATGTTTTTGTTTCTTCTAATACTTTAAGTTGTTCTTCTAAGGTGGTTACTTGTTCTTCTAAATTTTTATTTCTTTCTTGAAGTCTTTTAATTTGTCTTCTAACTTTAACCAATTGTTCTTTAGCAATTTCAACTCTATTAGTATCTCTTTGAGTAGCAATTCTCAGAGATGAAAGCATTTCGAAAATAGTTTGAATAGAACTTAATGTGGTAGGATCATATTCTTCATTCAGTAAAAATCTTTTTGTAATTTTATCCAGTGTGTTTTTCATTTTAATATAATCTCCAGAATATAATTCTATTCTCAATAATTAGTTATTTATTTTAATAATAGCCCGAAACTAGTCAACACCCATTAAAAGAATAAACCAGTGCGTTGACTTAATAAGCCTGAATATTTTGGCACGTGCTGCAACACGCAGTGAGTAGATCTACACTATTAGTTATAGCAGGAAAGAGTATCCCTGTTAAGTCTATTTTGCCCAATTTCTTTTGAGACTTTCGAACAGCTTGGAATCATACCATTCTTTGTCAGAAATATTTTCTTGATAGTGATGTGAGCCGCCGGGACCGCTCTCTTCGTGCGCTTTAATGACGTCTTGTACATCCGATCCAGAATAAACATGCTGTCCTGCTGCGTCTGTAATAGAGTCGCCGCTTTCCATTTCGCCCCAAAGCCAGCTATAAAGTTCTTCGTCACCACCGATCATGTCATATACATCTTGCTCTAAATCACCAGTTAGTTCAACGTTAGGAAGTGTGTGGATCAAGCCACCATACTCAGGATCTTCAACTGATTGGATTTGCGAGGGATCAAATGGTCCTTTAAGAGCAACAGGAGTTGGAGTGTCTTCTTTCATTGTCACAACAGATTGATTTGTATAAATTATATATCCGCCGTCGTTGTCTCGTTCAACAGACCACTCTTCTGAACCGGGTGGTAGACTAATAGAATTTGCTTGTTCTTCAGTTGCATACACAATTATATTGTGATCATTATCAACATCGTGCGACAAGCCGTTCGTGTCAGCCCACTCAAGCGGATTGCTTTGTTCTCCCATAAGAGATTCATCCTTCTTTTCTTTCTCTTCAGCTTCTTCGCCAACCTCATCGTCGGTCTTTCCAGCACGAAGCCCAGCGAAATCAGAGGGCTCGATTTTTCCATCGTCATCAAGGTCAAGTTCTTCCTGTCCAGCAGAAAGTTCTTCTCTCTTGGCGTAGTCGTTGGATAACTGCCCACGTCCGAGAGCATCAAGATATGCTTGGTCTGGCTTCTGAATGTCAAGAGGCTCTTCACCTCTTGCAATAAGAACATCGTTGTACGCTGCCATATATGCTTCGTCCCCGCGACCAATCTTTGAAGGAGGATTGCCATCTTCCGCATCAATCTTACCATACTCAGCAAAATTTCCCTCGGTTACCGTCTCTTCGGTTGTTTCCTCTGTTGCTTCTTCGACATTCTTTTTATCGTCGTCTTTCTTGAGGTGGTCCGTTTCTCTGGTTTTGGCGTCCTTGTCAAGATCTGCCATAGTTCTCTTGCCACGCCATGGCTGATGTGCTTCGTTCTTTTCTTCAGCTTCTTCGCCCACGTCCTCGCGGCGATACTTTTTCTCTTTAAGCGCTCGCCTTACGGCGGCGCGCACGATCTCTTCGATGTTCATTTCATTATCTCCTATGATATTTTTTTCCTCATAAACACATTTTCCTTGCGCGGGGTCCCATTTACCGCCCTTTGCTTCACAGTTACCCGCTTCATCGCCTTCAGCCGAGCCGGTATCAGACATTTCTAAATTTAAAACAGCTTCCTCATCAACCGTTCGAACCAGTTCCCATTCTCCTGTTGCCAACTTTTCTTCAGCGGCGAATGCATCAACAGCAATTTCTTTTCCAGAAAAGACATGAACGAGAGTTACTATTTCTTCATCATAATCTGAATCAAAACCTTCGGGCTCAAATAGATCAAAATCATCTTCTGCAATAAGTCGTGAAGCTTCCTCATGGTCAATATACATGTCTTTGCCCCTGTCGTAGTACTTGCCCTCCTTGGGGTCATAATAAAGAACCGCACCAGACTTATATTGGAACGGACCTTCCATACCGGGAATCTCTCCCATATCACCTTTAAGATTGGGTACAACGTGCTTATCGTGTGTCATATATTTGACGAATTCTTTGTTAGACATTTTGGCTGTTATTTCTTTTTCTTCTTCGTCGGAAAGTTTTTCTCTCATACTGTCAGTAAATTTACGATCAGCCAATGTCTCGTGCTCATCGTCATGCCACGTACCCTGTTTCGCTTTCGCGTCTGCCATCGCCATCATATAGGCTTCCATATATTCATTGTAGCCAGTCGGATTTGTTCGTTCCATCGGTGGGCTTGGCGGGCGTCCCGTCTCCGCATCTGACGTTCCATAGTCTGCCCATCTTTTGCCCCCTTCATCAAGAGGCTCTTCTTCATCTTCGGGCTCGCCCTTGTTGCCGAATTCGTCAGCAAGGTCTGCTGCGACCTCGGGGGGAGCCTCACGGGTCTTTACATCTTTAGCAAGCCAAGGAAATTCTTTTTCCAAAGCAGCCATATCAAGATCGTCGTCTCCGAAATCATCGTCGTCGTACATCTCGCTCATCTGGTTGTCTTTGTCGTCTTTCTTATGTACATATTTCAGTGATACGGTAGTCTCCCCTCTACCTAATTTCACCGTTGCCATTCCGGGGATACTTAAATCAGTGATATAACCGGGGTAGCCGTTAGCTATAATTTCATCGCCAACATTAAATTCTCTATCAACGCCCTCTCCACCTTCGCCCATAACATCATCAAAACCTGCCTCTGCTCGGGGCTCAACATAATCTTTTTTAACTTTGACCATTTTATCATCAGGAACATACTTGCCTTCCTGATCGTCGTCAAGTTTAATTGTAACTGCGGGGTCTTCGTATGAAACAACAGTTCCATTCTTCTCGCCATCAACAGCAAGAGCGCTAGCAACAACCTTTACAAGTTGCCCTTCTTCGAAACCACCACCTTCTTCTGTCAGAGCAGCTTCATCGTAGCCCCACTCTTGCATAATACGTGCCATAATGTCTTTCTGGTTGTTGGGGTTGTTGCGACTGTCAGTCCAATCCCGAAACAGCATATTTCCCTTCGTATAAGCCTCTTTTTCCATTTCTCTGAGGTGATCGTCGTTTTGGGCATAACCTTCCTCCATAGAGCCTCTCTGAAGGTCACCACGCACGTTCTGGGCGTGGTGTACGAGTTCGTGGGAGACAGAGCGCATAACATCTTTTGGGTGTCGCTTATCAACGTATACAGTAACTGTGGAATTGGTCGGGTCGTAATGAGCGGTTTTACCTAGAGGGTTTTTAGCATTGCTGAAATCAGATTCAAAGACAATGGTCGCATCCTGATCAAAGCCAAGTGCTTCTTTGGCGAAGGGATAAAATTCTTCAAGGTAGAATTGCACATCATGCATATTCTTGGAAGAATTGTTCTCAATCTTCGCAGTCTCATTTAGATGATAACGGGGGTTAACTCGTCTTTTATTTTTTCTAGGTTTTCCAAATCTCATTATGGGTTCTCCGTTTGTATTATAAATAGTCTTTTAATCGGTTTGAGGCATATTTTCCAGCCATTGAACCCACCAATCTGCATCCAGTTTTGTTAAAAGCTCTTGGACGTGCTCCTCATCTAAGTCTTTTCTCATTTCGTGCAGCGCTCTGTATGCCTCATTGATTGTAAGTTTATCTTTCTCATATTCTATACAAATAATACACATAGCTTCCTTTATATCTTTTTATTTCGAAATGCCCACCAGCGCGTGCACCATATCGTGGCAATTGTATCTCGCTGGGATTGGAACAAATGGAAATATAGAATGTATAATAAAAAAACTTCCGCTTATTAATAAGCGAAAGCCTAGGCTGATTGCTCTTTTAAAGTGTGTAAAATAACTAATCCCACGTTCGCGGGGATGTTTATTAAATATGTTTATCATAGTGACTATAAATAGTCTCTCTCATACAACTTATCATATATGAGGTACGATTATCTTAGATTATGGTTTTGGCTTACAGATTTCATCTAATATTTCCATTAAACTATTATAAACCTCTGTAGGATTGTTAGATAAATTATAATACTTACCGCCGCTTAAAACTGCTAGCTCATCCCACTCCCAGTTTTCATTGGTAGAAAATATATATATTTTTAATTGTGGAGTGCCTTGTGCTGCTTGCATAATATCCAACATTTTAAGCGCAATACCCTCTTCGGTTTTCAAATATGATTGAGGATTCTCATCTGTAAAAACAATTATAATTTTATCTGCGGCACCGCGCCAATTAATATTAAAATTGTCATGATGAGGAACTGACTCGGCAACGCTCCAATCTTTCCAATCGAGATCAGCAATTGATACAGGGAGTACTGCTGTGATATTTTGGATCGCTAGGTAAATCGCATCAAGAAGCATTTCACTTCCGCCATTTGGATTTCCAGTCAAATTGCTCATTGCATTCAGGAAATCAGTAAACCCACTCATATTATGATAAAGTTCTAAAATATCGTCGCCCCAAGCCTGACCCGGTTCATCACGAGGACCTAAGATGGTTGCCCATTGTAACACAGTTTCGTCTGAGTACGTTGCCGCAAATTGGTTCAGGGCAATCAATACCGCATCGATCTCATCGATCATCGAACCGGACCAGTCGATAATAAACAATATGTCTGTATCTTCTAGTTCTTCACCATAGTCTGTAATACCATCGCAATTGTTATCAACACCATCGCAAATTTCTGTTTGTGGAGTTACTTCATCTTTACAAAAACCGGGAGTGAATAATCCAGTATTATTATTAAAATTCCCCCAAGAGCCTGCCTCACAAGTCATCTCTCCCGGTATACAAATTCCGACTCCGATCGTACCTTCAGGACCGGTATAACAAGCTGCAAAAAGATTTTCGTCAATCATTTGGTTACAATTATCATCAAAATTATTACATTGTTCTTGCTGCAATATCATTCCCATAGTTGGATCACAATTAGGGTCTGAACCATATGGTTGTGACATCCAATAACAAGGAGCATAACATTGAGTTGTTACAATTGTCTTACATTCTGGGTCTAGACACTCGCAAGTTTTAAAACCTTGTCCGCATACTAGCGGGCTATCTTGACAAGGAAACAGAGTGCCAACATCTTGTATTGTGCACACACATTGTAAGTCTTCATCAATCTGTCCATCACAATCGTTGTCTAGACCATCACATATTTCATCAAATACAGGCGGTGCATTACAAGATACCCAATTGCCGCCGACGCAAGTTTCATACCCTGCGCCGCATGCGGTACTACAAGGGGTAATTAATTCCTCATCTGTCTCGCCATCACAATCATCGTCAATTCCATTGCAAACCTCTTCTGGTACAGGACCGCATTGTAAACAAGCATTTAACTGTCCTTCGTCGATGTCCCCATCACAGTCGTTGTCGATGCCGTCGCAAACTTCCTCTTCTGGTAAAGGTGCCATGCAAACAAATTCTCCGGCTACGCACAGATTTGGACCGGGACCACACCCATTATCGCACTCCCATTCTCCCTCGTCTACAACGCCATTGCAGTTATCGTCAATATTATTGCACAGTTCTTGGATATCATCAAAACCTTCATCAATTTCATCGTCACAGTCGTTATCTATGCCGTCACAGATTTCTTCCTTACACTCTGTGACACAATCAGTATAATATATTTTTCCCTTGCTACAGATTTTATCTTGAGTGCCGGGAAAACCACTCGCTGTGATACAAGGTAGGTCAACATCTATAATAGGGTCTTGAGGATCACATTCTAAGTATTCAACACATTCACCCTCATGAACTAGTGTTGGAGGATCAGTACAATTATCAAAACAAATCTGTTTTTGCCATATGGCGTCTAATGGAGGACAAAAATAATACTGACACTCAACACAGTCTTGATACCAAGTATCTGGTTCAGACGGAGTGTCCTCAGTCGGTTGAATATCATTAATCTTATCTGTGACATCGGGAATTGGGTATACCACATCTTTTGATTCCCCTCCATTTGTCGTAGTGCTACAACCAGAAAGCCATAACACAACTGAAAGGATAACAAATAATATTAAAGATAGTCTTTTTATCCATTTCATCTTATAAGCATTGCTCTTTACATATATACTAATAATAACTAGCTTTGAAGCGAGTAAACGACATATGACGCTAACAATAAATATGCCATGGCACATAAGCCAGCGCCAAACAATGCTATTTTTCTGTCTCTATACACCCACAGGATTCTAAGACTGACTATTACAACTAATAGCTTTGCAGCTAAAAAAGGAAATATTCCCATATCTAGAAAATATTTCATCAAAGGATTAGCTTCAACTGCTACAGATTGCTCAACAAACCATATAGTTGCACTAGCATCTAGAATGTTTAATAGTAAAACTAAAAATAATAAAAACCTCATATATCAATTATAATGACACACGGGGACTCCTCTGGTTCAACTACTTCTTTTACTGCTGGCGGGGGAAGATAAGTGGGCAATTCAAGATACGGTTGTGCATATGTTTCGTATTGCTCATAGATTACATTATTATCTTCGAGGATTTCATCTGGCATAAAGTTTACCAAACTTTCTTTGTTTCCATCGTATGTCAAGCGGCGACCTCCTTGTTAATTTTATTAATTGTCCAAGTTACGTTTTCATGGTGGTGGTGCACAGCGACTCCACCGGCTTTGGTCCAAGGAATAATATTAATCTCAAAGTCGTCGACCAGTACTGCACCGCTGTGTGCATAGTTATATTTTTCGTCCTCGTAAATAACGTTATATTTACCAAGATTGTTCTCGACCCACGTGGCTTTTCCAGCTTCACATCCGTTGGCATTTGCCATAGGTGCCGTGAGGATAGTTGGATTGTAAACAGCAATTGCCTTCCACAACTCTTCGCCACCCGGCATCCAAGGCAAATTTGCCCACCATTCTTCACCAGCTTCTTCAATAAGGACTTTCATAAAGGCACGTGCTTCTGGCATTACCTCTTCTTCGTCGCGACCTCGATATTCTGGCTTCTCAAGATCTGCCAGTTCGATCGCTTTTCGACCCTCTAGTTCAAGTCGTTTTTTGAGAGCTTTGTGCTCCTTCCACGTTAAATATTGTTCTTTGTCTAAAGCGTTATTGACTAACTCTAATGCACCGGCAGCGAAGTCAACTAACACTCCGTCCATATCGCAATATAATTTTTTCAAAACGTACTCCTATAAGTAACTAGGACCTTTAAAATCAAATCTTTGTTACTTTTTCTCCAATTAAAGTTATATTTCGTAGATAAACCCAGACGCCATTTTTTTCAAAACAGTGTGGTTTTTTGATCCAGTGGACTTTAGCTTTCTTCAATAGCTTATCAAGCTCAGTCACAATGCCAATATTGCCTTGTTCATATGGTGGTGTCAGCATGCGGGGCGTCCATTCAACCAAATTACCTTTTTTCATAACCTCACTCACTAACTCACATAATAAGAATAACAAATATGGGAGCTAAAGTCAAGTCTTTTCTTTATCTTTTAGATATTTTTCTTTTAATTTTCTTATATTTACCGGGGACCGTCGGAATAATTCCAGATCTCTAACTGCAATGCGCTTAACCTCGCCCGTTTGCTGAAAGCACACAGTCGCGACTTTGTTAATAATATCATATTCTAACACCAGTCCAATTAATGAATAGGACTGTCCGTTAAAATCCCAACATCTTACCAAGTCGCCAGTATGCATAATTAAACCACTGCCTCTAACTTCATAATATCGATCTTCTCGACATATACTCCTTTAGCGACAGGATGTTCTTTCCTAGCTGTCCAAACAACTTTCGCATAATTGAACAGAGGACCATGACCCATAGCCACAACTATTCCATAACGATAAACATCATCGTATACACAATGCTTAACATATGTGCCAATATCAATTTTCATTTTTTATTTTTTTTAAATTAAACTCTTTTTCATAAGAACGGTGTCCACCTGTCCAGTGAACTAAGATACGCTCTCCTCTATCATAAATTTGAGGCTCTAAAATATCAATGACTATCCCAACCTGATCTCTAGTGTTTATACCATAAACCTTCACATTGCGCCCTTTATCTAAAACCAAATCCCCGATACTTATGGTACTTTTTTTATTCATATATAACGGCACCCTGTTTAAAATTTAAATAGGGTAGCCATTTTGAATGTATTTTCCCATTTTTGCAAAAACGAAACATCTTTGCGGTTGGTCTAGATGGTTGTTTATTTAATTTCATGCCCGCCTCGTGCGGCAACCGATTACCCTTTTTTTGGTTACAATTGTGACAAGAGGTAACAATATTTTCCCAGACTTTCTTACCTCCTCTAGATTTCGGCATCACGTGATCTAAAGTTAGACTTGACTCTGTAAAAACTTTGTTGCAGTATAAACACGTATGCGAATCTCTCCAAAACACATTTGCTCGATTACAATTTATTTGTATGGAGCCTCGCTTAATATATCTTTTTGAGGCTATAACACATGGTACAGGATACTCTTCATATGCGGATCGTATATACTCGCCATCTCGAATTTCAATTAAAAATGCCCGACCGGAGAAAATCATAGAAAAAGCTTTCTGCCAGTCAATTATTTGTACTGGTTTAAACGAACTGTCCAGTTTTAAAACACTCCAGTTTCGCACAAGAATCCTCCCAGTACTAAATAGTTTCTAAAATGAGAGCAAGAAAAAAAAGCGCCCCAGGCACGACTCGAACGTGCGACCCTAGGGCTATAATATTCCTTTTGTTATGGCATGCTCTTCCCTGTGGCAATTTGCACACAAACATAAACACTTATCTAGTTCTTTTTTTAGATCCCGATTTTGTTCTCGGAGTTTATCAATTTGGATAAATACAGTTTCGTCACGACGAAAAGCAGTCATTTCTTTATCCTCGCAGTTTTTGCTGGTCTGGATTTTCTGTTGGGTGGGAATTGAATGGTATCTTCTTTGATTTCGAAAAACCTATCTCGATAATCATCACAAAGTTCAATCACAAATGATTTTCCTGCATTTTCTGGTGCCATTCTGTCTTCCAGCCAATCAAGCCTCTCCGATACTA